TAATGGCGGGTGTTCAAGCAGGTCGTGTGGTTATGCAAGAATACACCATGGAGAATGGTAAGAAGATCTATGGAGATAAAGTAATTCGTGTATTCAACCGTGACTTAACAGATATTGAGAAGGATAACCTTATCAAAGCGTTTGTAAGATTATCTGAACTATATGTACAGAAGTATGGATATAATGCTGCTTCTGGTAAAAAGAAAAGAAAACCTTTATCTACAGCTGACCAAGCTGAGATGAGCATTATTGAAGATTACTTAAAGCATATCTTAAACTGGAGCCGTCCTGTAAAAGGAAAGGTTTCAGATAAATACTTCTGGGTACAAAGTGGTCTACATAGAGGTAATCTTATTATTCCTTTTACTAAAGAAGAGATTCTTAAGAATAGAGACAAGTTAGTTAGAGGTGTAACTCACCACGTTAACAATAAAGCTTTACAGGATAATGATAGCTTTACAACTATCAAGTTTGTAAAGGGTAAGGCTGTATTAGACAAATCTTACGATACGTATGAAGAATACTTATTAGCTAAGAGAGAAGATGGTACAACACCTCCAGTTTATTCTTCATTACCATTATATGATTCTAATACTCCTCAGCGTACTCAGGTTCAGATTATCTGGAAAGATCCATCTTTAGTTGAGCCAGAAGCTGAAGAAGAAGTAAAAGCATCTAAGAAGAAACCTATAGCTAAGCTTAAAGGTTCTTCTGAATTACTAGATGATAAGATTGATGAGTTCTTAAGTGGTGAACGTAATAAGATTGAAATTAATGGTGTTACTGTCAGCTACGAAATGGAGCGTGGTGGTATCATTATTAAAGTTCAGAAAGGAAATAACATTAAGAAGTCTAAACCTTTTGCATCACAAAAGGAAATAGCTGATAATAAGAGTGAGATTCTTAAGAACATCACTCAAGCAACTGGATATGTCTATGGTGCTAACCGTGGATTAAAACAACTTGCTGCTCAAGCTACTCAAAAAGCTGCTGAAGCTAAAGTTACTAAAGCACCAACTACTGCTGTAACTCCTCAACTTGTTAAGCCTGTAATCAATGTATACTGGAGTGGTCCAGAAAGTGAGACTAATACTAGAGAACTTTCTAACTTAGCTCCTCGTACATTTGCATGGAATGGTAATGAATATGGAAGCGTAGAGCATGCTTACCAATCTAACAAGTCAGGTACATTTGATCAAGTTACATATGATAAATATGTTAAAGCTGGTGGGTATGGTACTAAGATCAGAGGTAAGGCTGTAAGGAAAGGGTTTGATAACTTACAACTAATGAAAGAGTTAGTTGTAGAATCATTTAAGCAAAACCCAGATAAAGCTCAATTACTATTAAAGTATAGTGACTTTACTCATACTACTAAAGAAGTGATTGATGAAGCTTTCTTAGAAGGCTTAAGACTTGCTCAAAAGAATGCAGAATCTGGTGTTGTTTCTGAAACTCCAATAGAAGTTACAGTTGTAGAAGAAGGTCCTTTCTTTAGTGTAGAAGAAGCTGTAGCAAATGCTGTACCTGAGAATGGTAAACTATCTGCTGCTGTTTCTCAAATGAATGTTAAGACTAAGGAAGTAGTTAAGTTAGCAGAAGCTACTATTGCTATTCCTTCTGGTAATATAAATGCAGCTAAAGCGTTGTTAACCAAGGCTTTAATTGCACAGTTGGATATTGATTCTGAAGAACCTCCTTTCCGTTTAGATATTGGAGAGATGGAAGCTACCGAAGACTTTGGTAAGCTTACTAAGTTTATGAAAGAAGTGTTACCTATGTTCCCTGTAAAGAAGGTAGGTCATTTAATTCATGGTAAAGGTTTAGGAGCGTTCATGAGAGGAGCATTACACATTTATGAGAATGCTACTATTGGTACTGGTTTCCACGAAGCCTTTGAAGCTGTATGGGCTTCATTCTTGACACAAGATGAGAAGCTTGATTTAGCTAGTGAGTTTAAAGCTCGTGAAGGATCATTCTATAATAAGTTTACTAAAGAGACAAAGCCTTATTCAGAAGCTAGCATGTACGATGTACGTGAGATGTTAGCAGAAGAGTTCCGTGATTATATCCTTTTAGATAGATCTATTGGTAACAAGATTGCTAACTTCTTTAAGAACTTATGGAAAGCTATCCAGGCTTTATTTAGCATCACTCCTAAAGAGAAAGCTGAAATGAATAGTATCATTAACGATCTATTCAAGAAGATTGGAACTGGTGGATTTAGAAATGCTAGATTTATCAAAGATCGTTTAGCTTCTGGTATAGCTTATAAGGCTGTAGCAGACTTAACTCAAAAGGATACTGCTGATCTATTAGAAGGATTGAACTACTACTTCTTTACTGAGTTATTCAAGCAAGGAAATAATATAGATAGCATCTTAGGAAGCTTAGACAAAAAACAGTCTAATGCTTTATTGAATGATTTATGGAATAAGTCTGTAGAACAAGTATCTAATAACTTGTCTTTAATTAGTCCAAAGATCAACTCTACACTTAACGCTAACATAGATGAGTTCTACAGAGAATTCAAGAAGAACTTAGATCGTTACGGTGTAATCTTCTCTGAGATAGAAGAAGACGAAAACAACGTTACAGATACTTTAGGTATCAGAGACGCTATTACAATTGATCCTAGAAGCATGACGTCTACAAACGTTATGTTATTACTTGCTTCTTTACCACAGACTACTGTAACAAGAGGTAAAACTGTCCTTGTAAAGAACGATCTTAACCAACCACGTTTAGTTAATACAGATAGAGTACATACAACCCTACTTAATGAACTTAGTAACGTAGTAAGTATTGTAGATAAAGACGGTGTTCGTAAAAATACTTTAGATCTAATGATGCAAAAGTTAGATAAGAAGTACAAAACTGCGGATAATAACTATCGTGAGAACTATGGTTGGGTGCGTAACTTAAAGCTACGTCTTAAGTATGAGAACAATTTAGGAATTAAAATACCAGCTTCTACATTAAACAAAGAAGATGTTCTATTAAGAGTTTCATTTACTAAGAGTTTTAGCAATGCTAGATTCTCTCCAGAGAAGCTTATTGTTTCTGATGAGGGATATATCTACAACACTAATCCACTTATTAATGTAAATGAGGATAGAATCCGCAATGAGTGGGCTAATAACTTAAAGGTAGCTGTTCAAAACAAACAGACTAACTTAGTTAATATTGATAACTCTGGTCGTATGATGATCAATAGAAAGTCTGATGACTATATTGATCTAATGGATGAGGCTAAAGCAAGAAGTACATATGACTTAGCTACAGCTTTAAACGCACTTAGTGTATTGGGTATTGAGTTTACTGCTGACTTAAATGAGTTAGCACAGTTTGAGAATAGTATTCGTGAGCAAACTCTTCAGATCCTAGACGTAATGAAGTCAGGAGAGATAGATGATATTGCTGATCTATTTGGTAGAAACGTAGTAGGTGGTAGAATTAACACACTTATTGCTATTGAGTCTAAGTATAGTAGTGAAGATAACATTTTAAGTTACAACAATGCAGAGGGTCAGCAACAATTTAGTGTTGGTCAACCATCATTGTTAAGTAACATGATTAACATTTTGAATACAGTTAACTCACAAGAGGAGCTTATTCAAACTGCACCATGGTTAGGATTTGAAAAAGATGGTGATGTAGTATTTAATGCTTACCAAACTAACTCTGAGCTTTTAAGAAAAGGTGGACGTTTATTTGATATCAATGGAAAGCGTAAGAATAATACAGAAATCAGCTATCATGTTATTTCTGGTTTAGGTATTACAGAAGTTGATGGTAATAACACAGCTAAGCTTCAGTTCCCTGAGCGTGTAGCTAATAAGATTCACTTCTTGTTAAACAATATTGTATTCTCTAATATTAACTCAGATAAGAGTACAGAATATGGTATTGGAATTCCTGGTAAGCTTATGGTAAGCAGAAGGGATATTCAAAAAATGATGACTACAGAAGACAAGAGTATTGTAGATATGTACATAAATCATTTATATGATGAAATGTATGCTGCTACTATACAAGATTATAGTCCTGTAAATATTCAATACTACCGTGATGGTGTATTTAACTTAGGTCACTTCAGAGACATCATTGGTAAAGACATGATTGCTAAGTTCAATCAAGAACTTATTACTAATGATATGGACTTTGAAGAGTTCATTGAAGAGTTCATTGAAAAGAACAGAGAGTTGATTGAAGATAAGATTACTACTTATATCAACAATAAGATTGAAGATACAGTTGTATTCTTAAAAGACTTAGACTTATTTATTAAGCCTGATACTTTTAAGAGTGACTTATACATTACAGATGCTATTGACAATGATGGCTTAGATGAGATGTTAGGTATCAAAGATACTCAAACATTAAACTACAAAGCTGGAGGATATGATTCTGAGTTAAAGAGTCGTAGTGGATACACAGAAGATAATCTTAGAACTATTGCTGCTATCCTTTCATTAAATGAAGAGTTACTTTTAACAGAGCAGCATAAGTTGATTTACGGCCACCCTGCTTTATATAAAGACTTACCTAAGCGTGCTAATGGTGCTACTTCTACTAAAGAAGCTTTTGTAGAAGACAGTGATGTTGTTGCGTGGATGGATGATAACATGGTACGTAATGATGGTAAACTTCGTTCAGAAGAGACACATCAGACTATTAAGAACATATCATTTAAAGATATGGATGTAGTTAGTGCATTCTATAATGATATTGCACAGAGTACATATGCTGAGATGATTGCTTCTGGTATTACTAAAGAAGCAGCAGAAAAAAAGATTGGTGCTAGATTTAATGAGCAGGGTCAGATATCTGGATTCATTCTAAATAAGAAGAAAGAGTTTACAGGTATGATTAAAGCATACATGAACTTAAATGAAGCTGATGCTATGGCTATGGGTTTACCAGACGTAATTAGAGATATTCTATTTATGAGTGGTAAGTTTACTAGTCAACGTGAGGCTCAGTGGGATTATGAGATTGCTTATGAGACTTTAGTTCGTTCTGGAGCTATGCCTAATGCTAAAGGTGAGACTATTAAAAAGTCAGATCCTCGTTATAAAGCTGCTAATAAAGCTCAGATAGAAGCTGCTAAAGAAGTATATGATAAAGGAAATCCAGGATATGTATTTGAGGTGTTAAAACCACAGTACTTTGGATATGCTCAAACAGATAATGTAACTCACCCAGTATTCTTAAAGCACGCTTTACAACCTAAGTTCTACCGTCATGTAGAAGGTAATCAGTTTGAGAAGCTTTACATAGCTGCTCAGAAAGATAAAGTGGATGTAATTGGTTTTGAGTCAGGAGAGAAAGTGGGTAACGTTACTACTGCAGATGGAAACTTCTTGCCAATTTATAATGAGGCTGGAGAGATCAATGTTGTAACATCAGATAAAGGATATCAGTTACCAACTGAATTACCACGTCAGAGTCTATACAGTAGATTCTACGGAATTCAGGTTGAGCAATCTAGCAAGCCTAAGAAGTTTGTTGTAAAAGGAACTCAGATTACTAAACAAGTAATGAGTAACTTCTATGAGAATGGTGCTCCTGTTAATCCAACTATTGGCGGTCTTATTCAAGAGTATAATGAGACTATTCGTGAGATGATGAGACTTGGTAAAGAAGAGCTTCTTAAAGAACTTGGTCTTGAGAAAAAAGGTGACTTCCAATATGAGGCTAAAGATATCTCTAGACTTGTTAAGATCTTAAGAAGAGAAGCTGAGAGTAGAGACTTACCAGATAATATGATTAACGCTATCAACTACATTGTAAATGAAGATGATACACAATCATTAGAATATGAGTTTGATACTTTAATCAACCGTGATAAGATAGATAATATTCTTAACTCAATTGTGGACAGCAGAATTATCTCTCAGAAAATGAGTGGTAAATCTTCACCGCAAGTTGCTAGCACTACATATGAAGCTGCTCCAAGAAACTATGTCTATCTTAAAGATGGTATTTACAAGACACTTACTAAGTCAGAACTTAAAGGATTAACAGAAGAAGAAAAAGCATCTATTCGTATGCAGTCTTCAGATCTTAAGTTTTATCACTCTAAGGATGGTAAGATTCAAGGTGTAGAGATGTATATTACATGGCCTTTTACTGAGGTTACTCCAGAAGAGTTAGGATTAAAATTAGTAAATGGTATTTATTTAATGCCAGAAGGTGGTATCAAAGGTATTGATAATGAGCTACTTAAAGCTATTGGTTTCCGTATTCCTACACAGGGTATGAACTCAATTGAAAGTATTATCATTAAAGGATTTACTCCTACCACTAATGGTGATATGATTGTAGTTCCTTCTGAGATTGTTGGTAAAGCTGGATCTGACTTTGATATAGATAAGCTTAATATCTATTTAGGTAATTACTTTGTAGATATTCTTGGTAAAGATTACTCTGGTAAAGACTTTAGAGATTTCATGATTAATGATATGATCTCTTCTGGTGCTGATCAAACATATGCAGATAACGTAATGAACGTTATTACACCAGAGCAGTTCAAGCAGATCAATGAATCTACATATACAGATAGAGGCAAGATTGTCAAAGGAGCTAAAACTAGCTTAAGTGATATTAGTGCTTCTAAAGAAACACAAGAAGACTTAGCGTTTATTAAGGCTAGTCTTTCTAGATATAATGCTTCTGTAAAAGGACAAAAGGTTATCCGTTACATTAAGCCTACGCTTGGTACTAAGGAAAGCTTACAGAATAAGTTAATCAACATCATGTCTGAACTTATTCTTAGACCAGAGAACTATGCTCAACTTGTAGCTCCAAATACAACGGATACTCTTAAAGATCTTGCAGAAGAGATTAAAGGATGGAAAGTTGAAGCTGGTACTAAACAACTAGAAGATGAGAAGTCTCCTACATACTTAAGAACATTTATTGGATCTAACAGTATTCGTGAGCGTTACTTAACAGCTAAGAGAATGGTAGGTATTGCAGCAGTACATTCTACATTCCACGTAATGGCTCAAGTTAGTGGTCTTAAGTTAAACAATAGATATAGTTCTAAGAGCATCTATTACTTAAATGCTAAAGGAGAAGATACTAAAACAGTAAACATTAAGCTTACTCACCACGGTAGAGATGAGAATGGTCTATACTCAATTGGTCATAGACTAGATAAAGCAGGTGCATTTATTAGTGAACTTATCTCACAAGCCTTATCTGGCTTTGTGGATGGTGCTAAAGATCCATTTGTATTTGACTTAAACTTCTCATTGAATACAGCTAGTACTTGGTTCTATTTACAACACCATGGTGTACCAGTAGATGAGTTAGCTTATTTCTTTGGTCAACCTATCTTAGATAGCTTGTTTACAGAAACGTCTAAGAATAGATCTTCATTTAAAGTTATTAATGGTGAGAACTTAACTAGAAAAGAATTATTCTATAAGGTTATTGCACCTTACTATAATAAAGTAGTAGGTGGTGACTTAGAGGCTATGCTTGCTGGAGCTGCTCAATCATCTAAAGCTCAAGAAGATGCGTTACAAAAACTTATCTTAGCTGAGCTCAATGAGATCAGAGATAGCGTTGAGACATTTGATAGTAAAGAATTAGTTAAAGCTATTAAAGATGGTAGCAATGCTGATCCAAGATTACAAATTGCTGTAATTATGGACTATGTAGAGTATGAAGCACAAGCTAGATTAATGTCTAACTTCATGCAAGCTATTGGATATGATACCAATAAGACTAAAACTGTACAAGAAAACATGTTACAAATTGGTCGTTGGGAAAGATCTAAACAAGAGAACTTTGTTAACAACCCGGATTCTATTCTAGAGAGTACTTTCTTAGGAGAGATGAAGGAGCAAAAAGAAGATATCTTCAGCATGTTTAGAAACTTCTTTATTACATTGTCTCCTGAGATCCAAGAGGTATTCCAACCATTGTATGATAAGATAGATAATCCAGAGTTCTTTATTATGAAGGATGATGCTATTAACTTGATTAATAGATACCAAAACTTTGTGATTGCTTACTTACTTCATACTACACCGTATATGAACGCTGAAGGAAAGCAAGAAACATTGAACAGTTTATATAAAGACTTATTTACAGGAGAGAATTCTTTTGCTAGTGCATTGTACAAGTATAAGAACTCAGAAGATCCAAACATCTCTGACAACTTGATTATCAAGGAGTTAGTACCGTTAATGACAGATGATGCTACTAAGACAGATAACATCATGTTGTTCAGAAATAAGATGGATACTTTCCAGATTAACAATGTTATAGAAGCCTATAATAACTTAAGAAGTTACGGTGAAAAAACAGCTGATGATAACCTAGTTAAATTTGCTGATGACCTAGCTAAATTTAGTATATTGCAGTCAGGTTTACAAAGTAGTTTTATTGACTATAAGAAGGTACTAAGTACTGAGATTTACTCTGAGCTTGTAAAGACAATCTTAGATAGATTTAAATTAGACCCATCTATATCAGTAGATCAAGTATGGAAATCTTTCCATCAGAACAACTGGTATAATAGATCAATTGTAACTAAAGCACCAGCTTGGTTAAGAATTAAGAGTGGTCAGTTGGCTGTTAGTGCTAATAGTTCTATTATTCTTAATGACTACTTAGTAAAATATGTACGTGATCCTAAGATTAGTAAGGAAGAATTCAAGAAGATGAAGAAAGATAAGAGCTTAGCTCAAGCTTTCCAACCAATCTTGTTCCAAAAGACTGAACAGAAAGATAAGAAAGGAAAGATCATATACATTCCTATTGGTAAAGCTGGAAATAGAAACCGTATGCTTGAGATCTATAAAGATGATCAAGAGTCTATCTTACCAGGTAATGTAATGCAGATAGAAACACAAGCTGCATTAAGTGCATCTGAAGGATATGTATCTGCTAAAGACTTGATGAGACAACCAGGGTTTATTAAAGCCATGGGTGAATTAGCAGGTGAGAAGACTCAGAACAATGGTCTAAAGGCTCTAGCTGAGAATGCTTTAAAAAGCTTAAACGAGAATAAGGAAGTAGATGATACTATCTCTAAAAAAGAGGATGAATCTGTTAAATGTAATAAAAAAGGTAAATAACTATGGGTTGTAGTATAATTCGTAATCCTGAGACTAAACAAATAGAAAGAGTATTAGCCCCTAACGGGAAAGAGTCTAGACTCTACGAAGATATTCTTTCTATTATGGGACCTGAAGCTAAAGAGAAATCTCTTAAGTTTTGGGCACAAGTGTATACCACTAAGTTTAAAGACTGGTTTGGTGATTGGGAAAGACTTGAGCGTATTAGACGTGAAGACCCTGGTATGGATGCCGGTACATTAGAGACTGTTGAAAGATTTGTATCTAAAAATATAGATGAGAACGGTGAACCTAAAATCTTAAATGGTTTATTTACAGATAGAAACGGTAACGTTAGATTGTTCTATAATGCTTTAGAAACAAACGATCAGTTATTGAATGAGGATTACTTATTTAATACTCCATTTACTACAGAGATTCGTGAGCTTGAAGAAGACTCAGAAGCTTTCTTTAGACGTAATCGTGAGCTTGCATCTATTGGTAGCCCTCAACAATATTCAGAGTACCTTAATACTGTGTTTCCTAATAGTAGGATAAAGAGTATTGTATACCATGGTACTTTCTTAAAAGACTTAATCAAAGACGGATTCAAAGGATACGTTACTTACTTCAGTACTTCTAAGAAATACTCAGATCAATTCAGTTTTGGTAAAGATGAAAACATAATCAGAGCTGTTGTAAATATTCAAAACCCATACACTGCTCCATCAGAGATTGCTGATGTACCAGAAGAGGTGCATGATACAGATGCTTTTACTGCTCCTAGAGTAGTAAAGTCTAGAAACTCTGGATATGATTCAGTTGTTGGCAAAGATGCTGGTCAAGAAAAAGGTGACACTATTGCTGTATTTGAACCAGAACAAATTCTTGTACTAGGTTCTAAACAAGATATTGAAGGCTTTAGAAGATTTGTATCTCCATCTTTAACTGCAAAAGATATTGAAGAAGGTACAAGACCAGAAGATGTTAAGAATAAGATTACTAAGTTCTTAGAAAAGATTGGTGTAGCTATTCAGTCTGTAGATGTAATCAGAGATGCTCAAGGTAATATTGTAAAAGATGCAGCTGCTAAAGCTAACATGTTAAATAAGATTATTCAGGTAGTAGATGGTTTAGAATCACTAGATACACTTCCTGAAGAAGCAGCTCACTTTTTTGTAGAGATGCTAGGCCCGGGCCATCCTTTGTACAAAGAGATGTTATCTAGAATTACAGGATACAAAGTGTATACACAAACTGTAGAACAGTATAAAAACAAAGCTGCGTACCGTAATGCTGATGGTACCATAAATTTTGATAAGATTAAGAAAGAAGCTATTGGTCAAGTGATAGCTGAACATATTCTTAAGATGCAGACTGGCAACGAGACTCAAGAGCGTATGAACTTCTTGATGAGTTGGTGGAATAAGTTATGGGACTTTGTTAAAGAGATCTTTAATAAGTCTGAAGACAATCCATTTGAGACAGCTGCAGAAAACATCCTAGATGGTAACACTGAGTTCTTAGATACAGATATTCAGTTAAACGAAGAGTACTATCAGTTAGTAGATCCTACTCAAGGATTAAAGATGGATCAGGCTAATATTGAATTAGATAATAGCATTGATCCAAGAACTGGTCAGAAGAGACACATATATAAATACAAAGGTGAGAATGCCAAAGGGTCAGTTACTTCTACATATGTAGATAGATGGCTTAAGAAGATATTTAGATCAGACCAAAGATCAGAAAAACAAAAGCTTATTGATTTAAATAAAGCTGAGTTTGGTGATGTAATCCATGAGCAGATCCAGAACATTGTTAATAGCTGGACTTATGATGATGGTAGCAAGCGTGATGTACAAGGTCCTATAGATGTTATTCTTCCAAACGCAGTATACACAAGATTGAATACTTACATTCAATCAGTAATGGCTCAGTATGAACCAGGTACTCAGTTTATGTCTGAGGTTAAAGTGTTTGATCAGAAAGCTAAGATTGGTGGAAGTATTGACTTAGTTGTTATCCAACCTAATGGTGTTGTAGATATCTATGACTGGAAATCACAAGAGGTGGGTAAGACACAAACTGACTTAAAGACTTACAAAGAAACTATGTATCGTATACAGCTAGAGAACTATCGTAAGATCTTACAGCTGCAGTATGGATTCCAGAAGTTTGGAAAACTTCGTGCTATTCCTATGAGAACTAAGTTCACTATAAAGAATGGTCAGATTGATACTATTAAAGAATTAGAGGTTGGTAATATTGACCCTACTTTAATTCCTGATGATAAAAGCTATTTATTACCTGTTACTCTTCGTACAGAAAGTACCGGGGACAGTCAAATGGATAGTCTATTAGAGAAACTAAATGGTATCTATGACAAGATTGATAAAACAAGATACACTAAAGAAGAGCTTTATAAGAAACGTGAAGAGCTAGCTCAGCTTAGAGTTGCTATCAGAGATTTGCAGCTTAAGAATAAAGTAGATCGTTTAGTAGAGTTAGGTCTTTTGGAATATAAGAAGTATGCTGAGATGCTTGATAATAAAACATTAAGCGGTAAAGAACTTCAGGATGCTATTAAGATCTTACAAGTATTTAGTGAGTCAGGTGTGTTGCTTTATGACTTAAGAGAACAATACTTTAACGTAGCAAAAAACAGTAAAAAGAAAGGTGCTGTAGCTGAGTATGAAGATCTTAATAAAAGATTCTTGACTATGACGTCAAGAGTAACAAAGCTTATTGCTGACTTAGATGTTTATAGAAAAGAACAAGTTGACAACTTAGCTAAGAAGAATGGTATATTTAATATTTTAGATGCAGAAGCTCCTCTTAGTACATATAGAGGTTTACTAAGTGCATTAAGTAATATACCACAGAAAAGCTTTAGATTATTTTCTAAGATATTACGTGTAGTTCAGAATAACAGAGATGCTAAGTTTGATTCTACAGCTGCTAAAATGGTCCTTCTAAAGAAGAAGTTTTTAACATGGGCTAGTGCTAGAGGAATGTCTGCAGATAAAGCCATGGAGATGATTCTTCAGATAGATGATAAAGGTAACTGGAATGGTAACTTCTTAAATAAATATAAGTCTGAGTTCAGAGAACAAAAGAACAAAGCCATATTAGCTGGTAACAGTAAGTGGATTGTAGATAATATGAACTATGATAAGGAGAAGTATGAGGCTGCAGAAAAAAGAACTATAGAAAACTTCAGAAGTGTTGGTTATGCTTTAGATGAACAAGCTAATGAGAAGATAGTACAAAAGAAGATTAAAGAGTGGGCTCTTAATCATAAGGTTGTTAATGATAACGGAACGGTTAATGTTAAAGCTTTACTTAATCCTACTAATGGTTTCTTAGTACCGGCTGATCAATGGCTTACAGATAAGTGGTTAAACTTACAAAAGCCTGAGAACCAAGCACTTAAAGATGTATATGATTTTTTCCAAACATTAATTGATGAGGCAGAAGATTTAGGTATGTTAGATAAGAATTCTAAAAACTTTATTCCTTCTGTATTTGCTTCTAAAATTGATCAGTTTGCTTTTGGTGATGTAAGAAATCTATTTTCTACTAAAGGTGTATTTGAAAATCTACAAGTAGATGCTGGTAATACTTATACGCCAGAGATTGATCCAACTGATGGTACTATCATTAACCGTATTCCTGTATACTTTACTTCAGATATTGGTGTAAAGAATGAAGAGACAGGAGAAGTGGATTACTCTAAAAAGTCTAGAGACTTGTTTAAAGTATTTGCCGTATGGTCAGCTCATATGTATAACTATGAGGCTATGCATGAGATTGAAGACTCTACACAAATGATTTTAGATGTAGAGCGTAACAAGCGTAGCTTAGTTACAGATCAGTTTGGTAATGTTAAAATTGAGAACGGTAAAGCTAAGTCTGCAGATAACAATGACAGAAACGCTAAGATCTTTGAAGAGTTTGCAAACTTCTACTTATATGACAGAGTTGGTGGTAAATATAATGATGCTAAGCTTACAGTATTAGGAAAGGAATACTCTCTATTAAAGTCAGCACAAGCTGCTATGAGATTCTTTAGTCTTAAGACGTTAGCTTTAAGTCCATTGTCTGGTACAGCACAGTTTGTTGGTGGTACAGGTAATGCTTTGTTCATGGCTCAGAAAGGTATTTACTTTACTAATAAGACATGGGCTAAAGCTATGTACACTGCATCAGGAAGTAAGAAAGCTTGGGCCGCATTAAAGTTCATGAACGTACTTGGTGAAGGTAATACAAATGTTATGATAGAAGAGCTTAGCTTATCTGCAACTAACAGAGTATTAACTACAGAAAATGCATACATCATGATGCGTATGGGTGATAAAGCTGTACAGTATCCGGTAGCTATTGCTATGATGATGGAGCATATGGTACAAGATGGTAAGATTGTTAGTATACAACAGTTTGTAAAAGCTAAGTATAATTATAATACAGAGTTTTATAACTTACCTAGTGCTGAGCGTAAAGCTTTGATGAAGAAGATTGACCAAGAAGTTGGTGAGCTTCAAGATAAAGAAAGTATTTATGTAAAAGGTACGCTAGATAAAGATGGTAATTTTAGCATACCAGGAATAGAAAAAGATAGTGAAACATTTTCTGACTTTAGAAACAAGATTAAGGGTGTTAACAAGCGTATTGTTGGTAACCAATCTAGAGATGATATTAACAATATTAGAACTACTCTATTAGGTCAAGCATTAATGCAGTTTAGATCATGGATGCCAGAGATGGTTGAAGAAAGATTTGAAGGACTTAAGTATGACGATGAGTTACAGAACTGGACATATGGTAAGTTCCACTCATTCTTTGGTCATGTGTTTAGTAAAAAACTTCCTAAGCTTCTTAAAGCTATTATGTCTGGATTCGGTGACGATGCTGTACAGTTAGCTAAAGATAAGTATGAAGAACTTAAGCGTGAAGCATATGAGAAAGGAGAAGACTTTACTATCACTGAAGGAGAGTTTGTAGATATCCATATTGGTAATCTACGTTCTATGGTAGCTGAGCTTATGACACTTAGTGCATTTGCAGCAGCAGTATTATCAATTGTATCTGGAGATGATGGTAATAGAAGAAACAAAGGAATGAAACAGTATTTAGCTAGAGCTCTTAAAAAATACTACAATGAATTTGCATTCTACTATAACCCTATTGAATTTACAAGATTAACTAAGTCTCCTTTGCCAGTAATCAGTTTAGCTGAAGACATGTTTAGATTCTTAGGAGCTTTATCTAAAGAAGCTGGAGGTCAGTTATCCGGAAATGAGGATTGGACAGAGTCTGCAAAACCATTGAAGTATTTTACTAAGATGGTGCCAGTAGCTAAAGAAGGTATGCTTCTAATGGCTACATATGATGAGGACTTTAGAAAAGATTGGGATATAAGAATCCAACCAGGGTACTAATAAAAAAGGGGGACTAAACATCCCCCTTTAATTTTATATTGATAGTCATAAGAGCTACGACTATACCAAAACTTATAGATGCGTATCTGGTTAAAATAAAACTTTTATCTGGTCTTATACCATCACACATGTTTAATACTTCACACTCTATACCAAACAGACTCCTGTCTGCATTGAATAAAGAGAATGATACTGTTGGCATTTTGTTAATCTGCATATTATTTGGTTTTTGTTTCTACTGTAAATGGATGCTTACCGATGTAGCAATCTTCTGGTAAACCCATATGTTTTTTAAATCCGTTGAGTAAACTATGTATATTGCTAGCTCCAACAGGATTATGACTGTGTACAGAACAGCCTTTTAAAGGTACGTTATTTTCCTGACAATATTCTACTAACCACTTAGCACAGTCTAGACCAGTTTTCTCAGTGTATTCATCATAGGTTGGATGCTGGTATCCTAGTGCTAGCTTCTGTCTAAAGTAATCATCAATATGTTCGTCAGCTAAGTCATGGTCAAATGATATAAGATCAGGTATACCATGAGTAGTAATCCACTCTACAAATTGTGAGTAGTTTCTAACTACAAACCAAGGTTCGTACCCCGGAATAGTTTCCGTTGGGGTACGCTGGTCATCTAAATAAAGAGCTTTCTTCATGTTCTAGTCTTTAATAAATACACCGTTTACAGTTTTACCTGTACGGCTTTTAATCTCATTCCAAGCTGCTTCTAGACACTCTGCAGGTTCCATACCTACTTGTTTAGCTAGAATAATTAAGGTCACAAATGCGTCTCCTATACCATCTTTAAGCTCTTCTTGCTTATTCTTAGCTAAGGCTCCAGCAGTTTCACCTACTTCTTCCATAACCTTAAGCATCTGTTTAGGTGCGTTCTCAGGCTTTAAGATGTTCTTATCTTCTGCCCATCCAATTACGTTGTCAATAAGTGTGTTAAAGTTTTCCATTGTTTTATTTTTGTTTAAGTAAATCTAATTCTGTTTTGAGTTCTATTAACTCTTGTTGCATAACTCTTTGGTTATCAACTAATTGTGTAATGTTCTGTTGTAGTTCATCTATTCTTTTACCAGATGATTTTATAATTTTGGCATACTCTGATAAATCAAAAGTAGATGTTTTAGTATACCCTACAGTTTCTCCATCACAAGTTGTCATAGTTATTACATTGATTCTAGTAGGTAGTTGTAGACTTTCTAGATATCTATTATAATAAGGTTGGTCCATGTTAGCCATAGACTGTACCCAATCAGTCATTTCGATCTGAGTGAGTACAGTTGTCTGTAAATTATCTACCAACCAAGTTTTTACTTCATCGTGTAGAAAGAACCTAGGTTTTTGACCTACTCTTTCTTGTGTTAATATTTCATCAATCATTGTGTTGGTTTTTATCCCTCACAGCTAGCACACTCCAAAATGTTTCTTGTAAATGATTGAGCACTACTGATACTAAACTGATAGTATAGAGTCTTTACTCCTTGCTCATGAGCAAATAGATACAGCTGGTTGATGTCTTTAGCTGGGATACTTGGGTGGATCATTAAATTCAAAGACTGAGATTGATCAATAAACTTCTGTCTTGCAGCAGCTTGGATGATAATCTCTTTAGGACTAATCTCAATAAATGATTTAAATACAGCTTTTGTAGGAAAATCTAAATGCTGTACTGATCCATCTTTCTTAAGGATGCTGTCCCATGTCTCTGCGTTATTAAGATTGTATTTCTCAAGCTCTTCTTCTAAGAAAGGATTCTTGTATACAGTCTTACTCTTAGCTAAGTCTTTGATAAAGTAGTTAGATTTAATAGGCTCAATACCCATACTAACTTGACCGTGGATAAATGAACTAGACTTAGTAGGTGCAATAGCAACTAGGGTTGTATTAGCATAACCTGGTCTAATAGACTTAACTCCTTTAGTCTCACACAACATCTTAGATGTAGCATCAGATCTTTCTTTGATAGTCTTGAATATCTCTACGTTTAACATCTTAGCATGCATAGATTCAAACTCTACAAGCTTTGACTGTAAGTAAGAATGATATCCTAGCACACCTAGTCCAATTGCTCTGTGGTTCTTTGCAAATCTGTGAGCTCTAGACATGCCCGGTAGTGTAGCAGCCTTAGTAATGAACTCATCAATCACTGCATTAAGAAACAGAGTATAAGTTTCAATAGCATCTGTTTGTTTAATTTCATCCCAGTGCAATAGATTTAGGGACCCTAGACAACACACAAAAGAGTTATAACTGTCTGTAGGTAATTGAATCTCAGAGCATAAGTTACTTGCTGTAATGTCCATTCCTAACTCTTTATAAGGAGAGTTGTTGTTAGAGTTATCTTTAAACATAATGTATGGGAAACCAAACTCATTACGTCTCTGGATAATCTTAGCCCAGATCTTACGCTTGTCAGGATCACCTGCTTTCATCTCTTCGATCCAAGCATCAGTTACTGTAATACCATACTGAAGGTTCTGAATAAGATTACCTTCTGTACCAATATCTAAGAACTCTAAAATATCTGGATGTTCTACTGGAAGGTATGCTGCACATGCACCACGTCTTGCTTCAGACTGTTTACAAACATCTACTACAGTGTCATAAATGCGAGCGTAGTGTACAGGTCCATCTGCTGTACCTCCTGTAGAGATGATAGTGCCACGGGATCTAATGTTTCCTAAGAATACACTAGTACCTCCACCATACTTAGACATCATACCAATCTCACGACCTGCATTAAGAATGCTATCTAGATTGTCATCAACGTTGCTACCATAGCAACTAATAGGTAAACCTTTTTGCTTACCAAAGTTAATCCACACTGGAGTAGATAAACTATAGAACCCACGGCTCATATAGTCTTCAAACTTCTGTGCAAAGCCCGGAACATTGAGATACTTCTCAGCTATTCTAGCTATGTCTTTAATCCTTTGTTCAGGAGATTCTGTAATATATCCTCTAGAAAGGAACTTGCGGCTTTCATCATTAAGCCAATAATAGTTAGAATAGGTCATCTTCTGTGATTGCTTTAGATTTTTTATTATAATCAATTTGTTTTTTGTAAAAGAAGTCTCCCTCTTTAGTAGCAGTAATCTCTACATCAAACCAGTGTGTCTGTTCTAATAGACTTGAGTCAATAAAAAAGATAGGGTCCATACCAATCTTAGCTAAAGAGTTATTAAATCTGTTCATGATGAAAGCTTTAATGTTTTCTTTAGGAAGAAACTCAAGCTCACCTTTCTCAAAGATCCAATCTAGAATATCACACTCTGCAGCAAATGCTTTTTGACATGCTGAGTAAATAAGATCTTTAAACTCCTGGTCAAACCATTCTGGATTTTCTGCTTGAATAATGTTAATTAGTTCAGCTCCAAAGTTACCATGGATATCTTCTTCTTTAGAAGTAGCTTCTACAACATTAGAGATTCCTTTAAACAAGTTTTTCTCTTTGTTAAAAGACATCATAATCAAGAACTGGCTGAACAAGCTTACGTGCTCAATAAATAGAGAGAATAAAAGAACACTCTTAGTATACATCTTATTGTCTTTACTACGAGATCCATCTAAGTATTTCTTTAGATACTTGATTCTACCTTCAATAGCTGGAATTTCAATAACTGTTCTAAACTCTTCTTCTAGACCAAGAATTCTAAGTAGTCTAGCATAAGCATCTTTGTGCCTCACCTCAGACTCTGCAAAGGTCATGCCTACATCACCTATCTCAGTGATTGGCATCCTTTTATATAAGTCAGCCCAGAAGGTCTTAACGTTTACTTCTATCTGAGCAATGGCTAACATTGTTCTTTTAATCACTTCTCTTTCCTCATCAGTCACTTTAACTCTAAAGTCGTCAATGTCTGTAGTAAAGTTGTACTCAGTATCAATCCAATAAGAGTGACGGATAGCATCTTTATATGCTAACAACTGTGGATACTCATACGGAAGAATGTTTACTCTGGCCTCAAAGATGTTTCTTTTCATTTTTTATTAGTGTTTTCTATATTGTTATTATGAGTCTATTACCACTTCTTTCTTATGTTATTATGAATAACACGATCAACTGTACGCCATCCAATTACTCTCATACCGTTTCGGTAACCTGGTGCACAAGCAGTCCATTTCATATACTCTTGTTTACAGGTATAGATAGATAACCAAATTATATACTCTTGATTATTTTCATCTACATTTGTAACTGAAGTTGGAAGCCAAGCAAAACGCATATACTCCCTTTTATCTCCTACATCTGGATCTTTATTAATTTTCCATCTCATAGTAAATCTTTATTTTCTTCTGTCTTATTAGCTTCTATCTCACTAATTTTTAAGTTGATAAATCTTTCACATTTTTCCTTCCAACCATTAGCTTCTACTTGTATCATAGGAACTTTTAAATGGTTAGCTTTAGCTTGAGAAAACTCTTCTGGATTATCATCCAGATGCCATATGAACTTAGTGCCATCTAGATATTTATACTTGTACTCCATACAAGTAAAACGTACATGATGTCTAGGTATACCAAGTTTCTCTATCACTCCCCATAAACCAAAGTTAGGATCACCATTAGTATGTGAGCATACTTTAGCCCATTGTTCTTCAGGAAAAACTCTAAAGTATTTGTGTTGGTGATTAGAATCGTAACGAGTAGTTACTACCCATACTTCTACACCTAATTTTATAAGTGTTTTGGCATACTCCTGAACGTCTTCACGCTCTAGTGTACCGTCAAAATCAAAGCTTACTTTCATATTTTATTCTGTTTGGTTTTCCATGTATTTTTTAAACTCTGATGCTACTTTAGGATTAGCCTCTTCTAAGTAGTATAATGTAGTTTGATATCTACCGTTTTCTATCTCACGGATAAATACTTCATTAATAAGACTGTCTTTAACTGTAATGGTGCTGTCTAACTGTTTTTGTAATATTCCTATTTGCTTAACCTGTTCTTTCAGATCAAACAGTGTATAGAACAGTAGACCAATAGTTGCAATACTAAGTACAGCACCAATATACTTTTTCATTTTAAATAGTTTTTAATCCACAATATAGATCAATCATAGCCATTTCTCTTTCTGCTATCTTTTTATAATAGCTTTTCTTCTTTAGATACTTGATGCCCCACTGTATCCATTCTTGTCTTTGAGCTTCAGTCATAGTCCATTGAGTATACCAGGCATCTTTTCTACCAATAATGTCATCATAGCTGACTTGATGGCCGGCTATGATGAACATTTGGTTAATGATATCTCTTGCTATAATCTCATTTCGAGTCATAGTATATCTGTCTTACTCTACTTCCTAACTCATTATCGTTAGGTGTGTTTATAATAGTGGCTTCTGGTACAAGGATGTTATTACGGTTAGTACCGTTTGTATAACAATTTGCACATAATTGACCTAAACCTTCTACGTATCCATTTCTCATGTCTACATGAGTGTATACATCGTATGGAGTTTCTACACCGCAGGATACACAAACATCTTTCATAATTGGTTTTATTTAGTAAAAAATTCTTTAATACGTTCTTTAAAAGTGAGAGTTACGTTATGAAAATCTTTACCATTCCATCTTGTAACAGATCCTTTTCCAGACTTTACAAAAGTACAAATTCTACACACTCGTACCTTACCTAGTGCTATTTTTAACTGAAACTTTCTAGTGTCAGTCTTAAACATGAATAGGGGATACCAACGTGCACAGTCTGTACAGTGTTTTCCTATTTTCATAGGCTATTTTTTAAGGAGTGTCGGTTATATAATATACTTAAAATTATTGAACTTCTAGTACATTTCCAAAAGAAGTTAAGCCTAGATCAAACCTTCCATCTCTAACACAAGCAGCATTAGAAAATACAGTGGAAGTATGACCAAAAGTGGCTACTCCTTGGTTATATACACCATCCATATTATGGATATGACCAAAGCACATAAGCTTAAGTGTGCTACTTAAAGCAAGACAACGTTTAAGAAGTGCTTGATCACCACAGAACTCTAGTTGACCATGTCTGTCAAACGATAAGTCTCGTACTCCTTTAGGTGGGCCATGTACAATTAGAACATCAGTATCATCTGGAACAGCCTGCCACACATCATGCATTTTATCACGAGCTTTCATAAAAGCCCATTGACCAAATGTTGGTGTAAGGGGAGATCCATAGAACTTGACTCCTTTTATAACAGTCTCTGAATTCTCTAGGTATATGATACCACGGTCTTCAAAGTCTTTCTTAGTAATACGTTTCCTTTCTATAGAGGTGTCATGGTTACCCGCTACGTATATTTTATAGTTAACGGGTACACGCTCATACCAATTGAGGAAGTTTGTTACTTCCTGCTCGTTTCTAAATACATCATAGTAGTTAGAACAATCACCGCTATGGACTACTATATCAATCCCTTCCCAGGTTGTATCTGGGAATTGATTATGGAATCCATGGGTGTCTGAAATGTGTAGTATTTTCATAATTAATAGTGTAAGTCTAAATAAAAACATTCTTTATCATTCCTGTATAAAACAGGACTCCATACGGGTGAGTATTCAATCTCATGATCTTTAAACATAGGGTCTGGTTTCTTTAGTGTTTGCCATCCATGTTTTTCATAATATACATCTTCTACTCTTTGTGCTACTACTAAAGCATCATCTGGATAATCAGCTAAGTATTCTTTTAGTTTACCTACTGTTAGATAATGATGCTTTGTATATCTTTCTTTAAACTCCTGTGGTGTCATAGTTAAAATATATATCTAATGTTAGTTGGATCAAAAAACTCTGCATATAGAGCTGTAAACTCACCAACCATTTGTTTTTTAAGTTGCCACTGATACCTAATATTATCTGCAGCATACTGAGAGTCTTTGGCTTCTTGTATATCCGGACGCCATAATAGATCACGCACTGGTTGCTCATTACGTTCATGCTGATGTATATTATGTGTAAGGAATATACATTCACACTTAACATCTATATTAGCAGCTTTAAGTTGTTGAAATAGCTTACGGTACTCTTCTATCCAACCGTCCGTATATATAATAGGACTAAAGTTAATATGTACTTCCATATGCTCCTGTAACCTAGGTATGCTCCAGATACGTTCTTCTATAGTGTCTGTATTTGGTTCTAGTACATCAGAGTATATCTGAGGCATTAAGCTTACTCGGATACGATGTCTATCTTTATTTAAGATATATTTCCACTGAGGTTGAAACATGGTAGGATACTTAGTAGCAAAAGTAGACTTAGCCATATGATGGTTATTAAACCAGTAGAATACTTCCTGCCAATCATAATGCTTAGTCATTAGAGCTACGTCTGTGCTGCATCCTATATCTATTGTGTAATACTTTTCATCACACTGGTTAGGTGTCTTAGGCCAAGACTGTTTACTTAACCATCCGTCCATGGATTTTAGAATATCACCAGTGTTTTCATTTATATATACTTTATCATGATTGTATCTGCCTACATAACAGTATGAGCTCATACAACCGCCTAAGCACCCGTAGATGAAGTTCGGACTAACTGCATCCGAACTCCTTCCATTATCACGGGTTATTAGGGTTTTAGTACGCTGATGGATTATTTTCATGAAATAATTTTATGAAACTGAAGTATTTGTTTAACCTTTTTAGCTAAAGCTTCAACAGAACTATCATTTATAATAGTATGGTCAAAGTTCCAGTTGTCTAAGCTAACTTCAGATGGATGATTATTGATTGGTTTTACACCAGGACGTTCTACACGGATTATAATACCATTAGCTTGCTGAATAGCTTGTGCTTCATTAGGAAAACGTGTATCAGTAATAATCCAATTAGGGTATGTAGTTCTATCTGTGTCTATATCATACATACCTTCATAGTCAGCCATAAGAGCATTCACCCATACATTTTCATGTAGGTTATCTCTAAGACCATCTGTGCCTAATTTCTGTAAGAAATCTCTTACTGTCATGGGTATACTCTTTTGTGTGTAATAAGAACCCTTTTCTGTATAACGTGGTGTGCTTTCTAAAACATCCCACTCAGAACCTAAATTAGTTTTCTTAAATTCTTGGTCTTCAAACTTATGCTTAGGTATACCTGTAAGTAAAGATGCTACAACTTTAAGTTTACCTGCCCATTTCTTTATTTCCCAACCTGATTGTTCATCTAACCACCATTCATGCATAGTTGGAAAGTCCATCACATCTTGTAGAGTGACAGTATCTTTAGTAGGACTAGCAACTAAATATTGTATGATAGTGCCGACAGTGTCTTTTCCAGAATGACTATACCCTGATAATCCAATTATTGCCATATTGTTTAGTTTTTGAATTTAAAAATATACTTTTTATGTGTTTTACGATTTCCATTACATACGTCAGATATTCTTATAGCTGACGTATTAAGAACTTTAGCTGCATGATGACAACTTAAATATTCTTGTATTTTATTACCTAAAAGATCATACTGTATGACTGGTTTTCTATTGTAAGGAATATTACCTTTAAGTGTATTACTTATTTTAAGTTTAGTTTCTTTACTAGGACTTTTACCTTTATTCCATGGTATTTGACCACGTTTAAAAGATGTTTTATTGCCGCAACTTAACCCATCACCACCAGATGTTGTGTTAGTTAAGTTACAACCAATTGATTTGTAGTAACTTATCCAAAACTTTTCCCAATAATGCCACTCAGATACTGGGACTATATCTATAACTTCAAGTTCTGGATATAGTCCCTTTAATCTAAGTTTATTTATCCAATGCCTTTTATAAGTATTTGTATCTCTACATCGGTTTTTATGATTTTTAAAACGCTCTTTAATATTATTAGCTTTACCTACATATTTAATTTCATTATTTGTAGGATCTATTAGTATGTATATGTTTGTATAGTTCATACTACAATATACTAAATATTTTAGAATTTACAAAATCCACTGCCGGCATATCCATTAATTCCTATAATCATATAGATTTATTTAATCGTTAAAATAAAAGTCTGGGTGTCTTTCTTCTTCCAGAGCTTTAATTAAGTAATTGTGTCCTTCTAAAGCCTCATTGTATGTACAGTATCTACGTTGATACTCATCATGCGGCCCACCAAATATCATAGACTCAAACAGTACAGGATCAGAAGGTTTATCTGTTGTACCAAAGTTTAAGCCATGATCAAAGTGTAAGAACACTGTAGAGATTCTTTGGTCACCAATGAATGTATTACCTACATGTTTACTAGGCCCATTTAAATCTTCTATCTTAGGATACTCACCATCAGGTAGAACTTCTACACTATGGTCTTCGTTTAATTTATACCATTTCATATTAAATAAAGTTTACTCCAAAATCAGACATTACTTCTTCATACTGTTCAGTAACTTCTTCAGGTTCTAATGTTACTGGTACAGATTGACTATTTACAATATTGCCAAACTCGTTAACAAAGAAGCTGTGTACTCTTTGATGGTCAGACAAATAACTCATTGGGTGAGAATCTTTAAGTGCTAGTGTGATATGATTGTACATATCCCAAGCACTGTCTGGATTACTGCTATAAGAAAAACTTGGTTTGTCAATCTCACGTTTTACTATACCTACTTGAGTAAGTGTCAAGATCTCATCTTCAGCAAATAGTCTACCTAAAATACTACCTTTCTGTCTTGTAGTAAGAGTAATATCTTTAAGCATCTCTTTGTCTTTGATAAGATCATCATAGTATGTAGAAGCATTAGCTATCTGTTCTTGCATAGAAGTAGTTAGATCAGATAGAGCTGAGCCACTGTGTCTTCTTCTATAAGAACCTAGGTTTCCTGATACTACACCATTCATACAGATGAATACTTGTGCACCAATTGCACATTTAAAAGCCATGGTTTTATTGTAACTGTTTGACCATACAAACATAAGTCCCATGTCAGGATCACTTCCTGATCTTAGGTGGTAAATTCCTTGTGCTACATCTCCAGAGATTGTAGTTTTATATAATTCATTTGTAATTGTGAAACCGGCTGATGATAATCTAGCTCTAGCTTCATCTATAACTGTTCCGTGTGAGATAACTGTGTAAGACTTACCGTGGTTAGGTAGTCTACATCCTCTTAAATAATCTTCAGACGCAAATATTGTTTTAACTGGCATAATTGTGTTAATTAAAATAATGATAATTGTGTAAATGATAAACTCTTTTCTTTTTCTATCTGATGTATCTCCTTATAGATCTGTTCTAGATAGTAGCTTGTGTTAATATCATAAGACTCAAAAGGTCTTGTTTCGTTTATTTCGTTTAGAGTAGTTTGTAGCCACTGTCCAGATTCTACCTGGATTAGTCTGCCATCTGCATGACACTTGACTAGCTTACCTCCTCTATTAGAAACATAATACCTAACGATTTTTTGTAGTCTTGTTGTTACTAGCTGACCTTCCTTAAGATCTCTAAGCTCAAAGTACCATCCGCCTTTAGACTTTATACCGGCACAGTAATCAAATATACTTTGATTGGCTGCTAGGAAATCTTCTGGTTTAACACCTTTTGTAAAGTAAGCATAGATGGCTTTAGGGATAATTAAGAAGCTTTTGTTCTTATGAAATACAGCTACTTTCTTTTTGTCCAGATCCTCCCACTCAAACGCACCTTTGCATTTTACTTTACCAGACTTAGATACCGCAATGTAATTGTTTACATCTCTGATGATCATCTTAGAATACTCATCATGTTCTAGTTCTAGCATAGTTAGTTTGCACCACTCTTGGCATACTTGATGATAGGTTTCTACATATTGTGTAGGAATCAAAGTCTCAAGACCATCTGTGTTTTGCATAAGAGGTATAGACTCTGGGATAGCCAAAGATATCATCTCATATAGCATAGATAGTAACAACTGTCCGTTGATAGTAATCTGCATAGTCATACGAGGATCATACAGGAAACTATTCTCATCACCTGTTAAACCATATGTAGAGTTCAGAATGATCTTGTACACATAATTCTTTGGGTCAGACTTAGGAATCTTTTTACGCTCTTCAAAGAACCATTCATACAGTTCACAGAATTCTTCTTTAGGTAGATGACTAGGGTGAAATCCATTTCTAATAGCTAGATTAGGATAGAATGAAGTTACGTCTGAAGTCATAATAGTATAACCCGGCTTAGCTTCATAAACACCTGCATCTCTAGCCCCGTGGATACCACCGAGCCCGTAATCAGTTTTCATACCTTTATGATCTACAGTGTACTTAAATCCGTTCTTAGTGGATATAATTACCTGAGTACGTAGATAGTCATACATTCTTTGGAATGCTTCAGTCTTAAAGCTGACATAAGGTAAAATGCACTGACCCAAATAGATTTCTCTATGATGAGTTCTAAGTGTTTTAATATATCCCTTATCCCAACCTAACTTCTGTGACAAGAAGTGTAAGAATAGTTCTTTAGATATTCTTGGCTCTGATGCAGAATAGAGATCAATACCATACTCCTTAGTAAGAGTTTGTCTTAAGACAATCTGTTCTTTGGAATGCTCTAACACTTTCTTTGTGCTAAGTACGTCATTGACACAATACTCAGTAATCATCTTAAGTTGCTCATCTGTTTCTACAGGAGCAGCATGATGGTGAGGCATCTCTTCTACATTCTTCCAGTCCATAGAATACTGTATCCACTTAAGACTACTCATCTTAGCACGGTTGTCCCAGTGATTCATCTTAAATAGATCTATCTGTCTAATCTTAATCTTAGCGGGAGAGTACTCAAGAAAACTGTTTTGATCTTTAAGAGATATGGTCTTCTGTGCAAAAGCATAGATGTCTTTGATAACATCTTCTGTACTAAGATTTAGTAACTGACGTTGCTTATCTAGAATATGCTGACTAATCTGAGCATCAAAAGCTAAACCATTATAACTAATATGCCATTGGTTTTTATCTTTACACTCATTTAGAAAGTCTATGAATTGTGGTAGATCATTACGATCATTATATATTACAAAGGTCTTTCTGATATTCTCATCTTTGTAATGTTGGAACACACCTATAAAACAATTAACTAACGTCTCATAGTCCATTACCCAGTGGGTAGGTTTCTTTTCTTCCATAATTCTTTATTCAGTTAAGCTGTTTCCCCCTTTTTGCCGCCAAAAAAAGGCAGAACTTCTGCCTTAATTTGTAAAATGGACAAGATTAAAATTAAATACCAGTCAAAATATTAGATTGCTTTGGCTGCTCTACTTTCTTTTCTAAGTATTGTGTGTAGTCAAATGAGTCTGCGTTTACAGCAAACATGTTTAAGAAGTCAATAATCTCTTGTGGATGTTCAATGTAGTATTCATAGAACGTCTCTAACATCTTTCTCTCTTCCTTATAGTCTTTTCCATTGTTTCTTTTACCAATCTTCATGTACTGAACATCACCTTCATCAGATAACTTTGGTAACATATGGAATGACTCTTTCTTTTCTTTGCCAATGATAGCTAACACTTTTGTGCTAACATCAAAGATGCACTCGTTATACGGGCACTCTGGCGTAATAGGTAACAGCTTAAATGTTTTATCATTACCCCAGCTACTGGTAACTAACATCATTGAATTTTTCATGGTTTTTTTATTATTTATACAAAATTAAGTACCTTTTTTTAATATTTCCAAATCTTCAACAGGAATTTTTAAGTTTTCTTTTTCCATATCACATGGATCACATAGCTCACCGGTATTTTCTAGTAGACTAACTTCAACATCTAAAAGTTTAGCGTAAATGCTAAAGTATTTCTCAGGATATAAAAATGTTTCTATGTACTTATACTCAGTTGACTTGTCACCATAGTAGTTTTTGATTGCTCGTTTTAAGACATTAGATAGTTTAGAATACTTACCTAATATAAAATTGAACCAATCCTTCTCATATATATGAAAATCAAAGACATATAGCTTATAACCCTGTATAGAAACCATTTCTAAGAATAAAGGATTACTTAAAAGCATTTGTTGTTCAAACGCTTTGAAACCTTCAGACTCGTCATCTGGAAAGCTACAGACTAACTTTACATCCTCTGGCTTTACCAATCCATCTACGGAAAGGTAAGTACCAGAGGGAGTAAAATTACTAGTACGCTTTATACCCAAAGCAGGAAACAAAAATGATCTTGATTTCTGAAAATATTTCGTGTATAAGCTGTCTATCATTTTATAATTTGATTACAAAACTACGTTACCTACTGCAAAATCATGAGGTAGGTCGTACCTTTTATTAACATAATGCCAGTTAGCTGCAGCTAAAACTTTATCCATTCTGTTTAACCAGTCTTTTAATGTTGGTTCGGTTACATAAAACGGATAGGTTTGGAATGCTCTATCAATAACTACAAAATGAAACTTAAGTTCATATCCAGATTCCATAAGTTGTTGATACTTAATAGCTACCATAGTGCAGTATATTACCGCTTGAAGCCAGTAAGAGTAAAACTCAATAGTTTCCTTAAAGTCTTTTAAGTCTTTACTTGTAGTCTTGATATCATTTATAAAGATAATCTTTTTATCATGATCTATCACAAGATTATCAATAATTCCTTTTAAACCAAATGGTGCATTACTGTATTCTACAGATAAAGCAAGCTCGTTATAAACTTCTTTATTGTCAAATTCAGTTACGTTACAGCCAATTAGCTCACATAAAGAACTATTAGTCTTGATTAAATCTACTGCTCCTTTACAGAAATCATATGTCTGCTGATCAATAAGAATCTTATCACCCTTAGTCTTTAAGAAATCCCAGTATGTAATAGAGTCTGGAGTTAAGATCTTATCCAAGCGTTGTTGATCTGTCTTTAGTGACTGATGATAGTTCATGTCTACCATTACGTCTAGAATAGCTTGATCAAAGTCTTCTAATCTTTCTCTTGTGTCACCGTTCTTAGATATTTCTGCATGGTGAGCATACACTCTATCAATAACTACTTTAACTGAATCTCCTGGAAGCTTGGCAGGACTAATAATAAACATATCATTGAACTTATCTTCTTCTAAAAGAAGTGCGTGTACAATTTTACCTTGTACTAAATGAGCATCAGTACGCTCTTCTTTCATACCTAGAACATACAACTGATAAAACACAGCTGGGTTCCACATAAGTTTGTTTAAACTACTATAGCTAAAATAGAATTTCTTCTCATAAAAGCTTTTCTCTAACATATCTGCAGACTCCTGCATGATTTCTTCTAATTCCATACTTAAATTGTTTTAATACTAATTGTCTTCCCATTCACCAAGCTCTACAAGCTTAGTTCTAATGCGTCTTTGTGTAGTAGGATCTACTGTCATAGCTTCTTCATACTCAAGAAACTTAACTAGTTCATCATACTTACCTTGTAAATCTGCATTACTGGTAGGACATGCCGCTTTTACTGGGTCCATAGTTATTATTTTTCTAATTGTTCTGCTATTTCTTCTGGTAAATAGCCTAATAGGTTTTTCTTTGGTAGATGTTCTAACAGTTCATAAATAGCTGTTACATCATCCATCTCAAAGTCTTTTCTCATCTGTTCTATAACAGCTTCAACAATAGGATCTTCCATCTTACTTTTTTTTTTCAAGTTGTGTTTTTTCATTATGGCACACCTCACAGAGTACCTGTAGATTATCTTGTTCACAGAATAATCTCTCTACAAATCCAGGAAGATCTGCTGCACAGTTTAAACTACCTGCACCAACTATATGGTCTACATTAATTTTCTTTTCAGGAAACCATTTTTTACAAGAGTTACACTGGTATTCAAACTTCTGTCTCTTCAACGGACCTTTATATGGTCTACGAGATTCCATTTTACACTGTGTAATTGGTTTCCACCATCTTGATTTTTGACGTAACGTACTTCTAATGAAACTCCAAAATGCGGATTCAGTCATTGTACCTGCATTCCTAGTCTTAGGAGATGCAGTACGTCTAGTTGTTTTCTTCTTGATCATTTAATATTCTTTTGTTAAGTATAGGTACTAAACGTACATACACTTCTTTAGGACCGTAGTCCTTAATAGAATCAGATGGATCTTTACTCATTGGTAGAGCAGCATATTCTACTTCTGGATATAGTTCTTTATATCTTTCCATAGCTTTGATGCCGGGCTCATCATAGTCAAATAGTATAATCACTTTCTTATACTTCTTGATGTATTGATCCATAAGTTCTTTACGGATAATTGTATTCTCAGAGTCTGGTGCAATGATATCCAAGGTAGAAATCTTAAGACTCTTTAAAGACATTACGTCTTTTAGTGAAGACGTTATAACTAGATAAGGTGCACTCTTTACTTGCTCAACACCTTGGATATAGTCTTGAACTTTAATAAACTTTTTATCTAGTGTTTTAGGCTGATAGATTTTGTACAGAGTACCATCATTTTTAAAGTAACCATATAAATAGTTACCGGTAATGGTTAGATCAATGGGTCCATCATCAGTATCTTTATGCATAGTATAACTGCTAAGAGGTCTTACGTTATACTCATCTAAAAGACGTGAGCCAATATTAAACTGTGTCCAAAAGTATTGGTCCTGAGTAGTCCAAGATCTGAAAACAAACTGACTAACTTTATACTTAGACGCCTGTTTAAATTTCTGTACATCGTACCCACCATTATTGTGGAGTACAAAATCATTATAATTCTCTACTACAAGAGTACATGCTTTGTGATAAGACAATCCTGTTATTTCTTTAACTAGATCTATGGCTGACCCACCGTTGCCGGAAGAAAAGTCTTTATACTTATATGTGTCTTTTGTAGGATCGTAATAGATGCACATACTAGGTGTGCGTTCTTTAGAATTAAAAAGACTTTTAATCTTTATATCATGCCCATTAAGCTTCTCTCTAAGCTTGCAGAAATGTTCAAATATCCATGATGCTGGGACATCCTTGATGTCATGCACCATATTCTTTATCTTAAACATGATGTAGATTTAAAATGAAGAAGGGGGAGCAATACCTCTCCCCCACTCTTCTGGGCAGCTAATTACATATCAAAATCACTGTTAACTGGCTCAAAGCTAGTTACTGGTTTATTTTGTAAAGCCTTGTAGTGATACTGGTTATTCTTGTCAAATTTGTCAAGCTTAGCTTCTTCTGTAGAAACAAACTTGTACTTAGGTAAAGATAACTTAATGATAGTCTTACCATTATATTCCTCTTCTGTACCCTTTAAGAACCAATAAAGATTGTGTCCTTTTAAGATGTAGATTGCTTTCTCAACCCAGTCTTCAATACTAGATGCAGAAATATTATCTACTTGATCACGTAATCCAAGCTCTGATGCAATAACTGCTAGCTTAAACATGATCTCATTCTTAGTTACATTACTGTCGTTGAACTGATCAGTCCAGATAGTTCCAGATACACGACTAGATTGTCCTGTATACTTTGGTCCATCTGGGTTATTCTTATCAATAGCCCAACCTTCAAAGCCCTCAGATGCTGGGCCTTCTAATACTAACTCTAAGGTTTTCTTGTCACCTTTGTTAGATGTTCTTACTTGCCCACTGTAAATGTGTGCATAAACTACTCCTGCTTGTAGAGATTTAGCTGTACCTCCACCTGTTTTTACTTCTTGTCCTTTTGTACTAAACATGTTGTGTTAAATTTAAACTTATGTGAATAAAAAAATTAAAATACTAGTTTTCGTAATCTATAATACTCTGTCTTACTAAAGCTAAGTCGTTAGCTATTTCAAAATCATCAAACATACCTCTTGGTGCTTTACATGTGTTCTCACCATTGTTAGATGTTTCAAACACATATCTGATGACTCCGTCTTTGTCTTTCTTAACTTTACCAAACAAAACTATAGAAAATAATCCTTCTAAGGTAAGCTTTTCATCAACCATTTTACCAATAGTCTTAGCTTTAAATTTCTTTTTACCTTCCATATCTGTAGATTCTTCAGCATGGGTCAAGATAAAAACTAATAGATCATCTCTCAAATCTTTAGGCATACGTGCAATACGTGCTAGGTTGGCACCGATCTGGGTAAACTTTTCGTAACCCTTCTCGTCTACTCTTTCAAAGAACTCAAATGAGCTCATGTACTGGAAGTCATCAATAACTAAGTTCTTGATGTCTTTACGTTTCTCTGAAACATACTTAATGCATGCTTCTATTTGTTGTGATGAGCTAGCAGAATATAGATTACCTGTAGGGTTATCTTTACTCCATAGAACATACTTCTTTCTCCAACCTTTAAACGGTAGAGCTTTGTTAGCAACGTTAATGATAAACGTTTCTGCTGGATCTAGACTTTCAATAGATGTTGATTTACCAGAACCAGACTCTGCAATAATTAATACTCCTTGTGCCATGTGTTATTTTGTAGATTTGATTAATTCATTTAGCCATGTCTTAGAACTTACTGGCTTACCTGTTTGGATAGCATAGTAATCTCTAATAGTCATTTCACTATAAGGTGCATCTTCCATTGTAGCAGGAGCTTTATAAGCTTGCATTGGAGGCTTAGGTAAAGAAGACGGTAATGGTTGTTCTTCTTCCATACCAAAGTTTGCACTTTTCTTAATAGCTACTGATGTAGGATTAACAATTCTTAGCTCTTCTAAAGGGACTAAGTATGATCCTTTCTCATTAAGCTCATACTCTTCTTCAAAAGCTGAGCTAAACGGTACTCTATAAACTTTACGTTCTGCATCTGCAGGACTTAAGTCTCTAGTAATTAACTCAAAGAAGAAACCTTTTTCTTTTCTAAACTCTGAAGAGAAAATACCTACTACCATTCTACCATGCTTGTCATAGAACGGCATCTTCATGTTGAAATCTGTGCGTGAGATACCTAAATCATCAATCAGATCCTGATGAAAATCTCTGATTGTCTCAAGCTTAAGCTTCTTAAGCTCTTTGACGTCTGTTACTTGTGGTGTGTTACTTGACATACTGTGTGTTTTTGTTTATAATTCTTGGCCAACATCAGCCGAAGGTGCTTGTCTGTTATTTCTAGGTCCTCTTGGTGCCCATGTCTGAGGCTGTTGTTGTATGATTGCTGGAGGACCTGACTCAATCATACGTTGTCTTTTAAAGTCAGTCTGTAAGAATATAATATTCTCATCTGTTGCACCGTTACGTAGCTTTAACAAATGTAAGAATACGTTTTCTTTATCTGCTCTATAATGTTCTGGTCCATAATCTTCTATGTTTAGAGTAAACGGTCTACTAATAGCAAAGACTAAGTCTGAGCCTTGCATAAGAGCGTCACCACCAAATATATCTGATGAACTAGGATAGTTAGCAATAGTACCTGGAGTTCTGCGTGATACATCTTCCATAGTACGGTTAAGTTGTGTAAGAATAATTACAATAACAGGTAGATCACGCTTTACATCTATAAGCATATCTGCTATATTGTATAAAGTCTGTAACTTCTCTCTCTCATCTGCAGCTTTTTTAACAAGCCAGCTATGGTCAATAGTTACAATCATAGGTTTACCACCTAATTCATTAAAATAATGATGGATAGCTTTCTTCATATCTGCAGAAGTAAGAGGCTTCTTAATACGTATCCTTTGAATACCTTGTTTCTCTAACTCTTCTGCTTCTTTTAGATAGTTTTCCATTTGCTCATAGGCAAAATCATCAAGCTGTCTTTTAGAAGATAACACTACGTTATAATCCATAGCAACTTGTGCAGCATATTCTCTAGCTGCATAAGATTCATCACCCATCTCAAATTGAAACTCCAAGATAGAAAAGTCTTGGTCAGGATTAAGTCTTTTAGACTCTCTAAGGATATGACTAATGAACATAGTCTTACCTGCAGCGGGACGAGCACCTATTGTAACTAGGCTTCCCCACTCTATACCACCAATAGTTGCATTGTTAATAGCATCCCAAGGTGTTCTTAAGGACTTGATACGTCCTTTACGTCTATCATTAATGTATTTTAGACCTTTGCGTAATCCTTCAGCGTGCGTAATAGCACCAAAGGGTCTTTCTGTATTCTGATCCATAAGGAGTTGATATTATAAACTAGGAAATGATTTACTTAGAACATCTTTTACAATTGTATTAGCTTCACCATACGCTTGCAACGATCCTTGTAAGGAAGCTACATGCTCAGCTTTGGCTACAATAGTTTCTAGTAAATCATAGTTTATAATACGTAGATCAGGTCTTGAAGGATCTAGTGTAGGAAGAGAATCAAATATCTCTTTAATAACTTTTGGGTTGTGGGGTTTGTTACTCATGTTGGATTGTTTTATGTAGTTCAAATATAGGATAAGTTCTGTAAAAAACAAAATTTTTCTTAGACTTTATCTTCAAACCAGTCTGCATTTTGCTTTTTATAATCTGCTAACGCAGGTTTTAAAATATCTGGGTTATCTAATAAAAACTGACAGTGGTCTGCAAGCTCTGACTTAGTGGTCTTACTTACATTGTCTGTCTTTTGTATAAAATAACTGCTGTTCATCATGAACTGATACCCTTTCTTTTCTTTCTCAAAGATATAGTAGTCAGTTGCTAGATGAACTAATGTCCAGTTAAACTGGGGATAAGTCTTAAAGAATATAATAAATTTCTTCTTTAGTTCTTCTACTGATTGTCTAGCCATAGAACCTGATGGTAATGACTTAGCTGGGAAAAGTTCTCTATAGTAAGATATTTTCTCTAGAAATTTATCTCCTAGTACTTCTGTGGCTACCTTCTTTTTAGCTTTGATGAGGAAGGTTTCAAACTCATCTAGAATAATTAATGCTTTTTGTGTCAGCTGACCTTGATCATTTATATATCCCTTAGCTCTACAGATGTTAGCTTCAGCTTCTGGATTAATAATTCCAGTGGGCTTTATTCTACTTCTACAGCAATCCAGGAAGTAAATCTGATTGGGGCTGGTATTGTACTTGATCAGGGTGGTCCATAGTTGGTGGCTCATGTTGTGTTTTTATGTAATTTAGGATGGTAAAATACTTTTCACGAAAGTTTTCGTTGGTTTCTATTAGGTTATTAAACATAGTTACGTTGTAAATAACAGTAGTATGATCTCTGTTTCCTAATATTCTACCAATAGCTTTTAGATTATACTTCATTGCTCTAGCTAAAAAGCAGTAGATTATTCTTAACTCTACTATATCTCTTTCTCTTATCTTAGATTCTAATGGAATAGCTCCATCAAACTTAAATGGTAAGAAAGGATCAAACATTTTCTTTAGCCCTTCCAGGCTCATTACAGGTATAGTTCCATTTTCTTGTACTCTGTTTTTAGCTAAAACAATTGGGTAATAGCCCAATTTCTCATAAAATAAGTCTTTAAACTCTGTAATTAGCTTTGTTTCAAGTCTGGCTTCATAGCTAGATGTTTCCATATCGGTTTATTGGTTTAGTTAACAAATCTAGGTTAATTCCTGAATATTTAGTATATTATAATGTAGGGTTTATGGAAACCTTACACCTTACAAGTTTATTCTAAAAAATATTATATATCATGGCTAAGAAATTTTACGCCCAAAAAGATGCTTTAGGCTTTCCTATAGCAGGTGTTATGATGTCAGCAGATAAAGTTCCTGCTCAAAGTAACATTATTGAAATTACAAAAGAAATGACACTACCAGCTCATCCAAGTGGTTTAAAGTATTATGTTCGTTTGGATGAAAAAGGTGAAATTTTAGCTAACAGTTTGTTTGTACATTATGGTCCTAACACTGAAACTGGTATCGTAAGTTTACAACAAACTCTAGCTCCTACATTTAACGCTAAGATTGGTCCAGGCGGAATGATGGGTACACCGTCATGTGCTATGACAGATCTTAATATTAATGTTACATTAGTTGGTGGTAATACGTTAGGAACAGCTACATCTATTACCGGTGATTTTGAAGGTCTAGGTTTTGGTTTTGTACCTCCAATAAATAACAACGGCATGCCTAACCCAGGCAGTGATGTGGTAGTTGTTATGTATAACGAGACTTTAGGATACTGGGAAAGCAGATTATTTGTTATGTCTGCTGCAGGTACAGCAACCGGTATTAACGGTATGATGCAAGCAACTTCTGTAGTTCCTTGTTATTCTTATTACTATATAGGTGATGAGTTTGCTAGTGGTGACTGTGGTAATCCTTCAACTATAACTAATATAGGTGTTGCGTCTCCATTACCTCTTACTATTGGCAAATACTATGAAACTTTACCAGATTGGTCAGGATCACGTGCTATGTACATTACAGCTACAGGCAGTGTATCAAATATGAATATTGGAGTTTTACCAGTAGCTTATGATACTTGTAACGCTGTGTTTGTTTAACCTTATAACATCCTTCATAAATGACTAGAGAAAATCCTTCTGTAGCTGCTTTTAAGGTGTGGATATTTCCATCTTTAGTATCACTTGTTAGTCTTTTGATATGGAATGATGTCAATGAGATAAAAGCTGATGTTAAGTTACTAATGGCTCAGTCTAATATAGATAAAACTCGTATAGATAACATAGAGCGTCAGTTGTATAAAACAGCTGACGCCCCTATAGCTCCAACAAGAGAACCTGTTGATTATCAACAACTTGTAGCTGTTTTACCAGATAATAAATTAGTAGCTGTAAAATATTAACATATGACATTTAAAGAATGGGTCATTGATTTATTTAAAGATGAACGTAAGTCCATCTCTATCAAACCTGTGATAGCTTTCATGGGTGCTCTTTTCTTATGTATTACTCTTACGGCTAACTCATTTAGTCATGGTGACATCAAACCTTCAGACGCTTTAGTAGAAGGTGTTATGTATATGACCATTGCAGCTATGCTTGGGGATACAGGGGATAAGTTCTCATTTAAAAAGAAAACCGATGAATAAAGTATATCTCTTTATTATAGGTGTATTAGTAGTCTTTGTTCTTTTACAGAACAAGGGTTGTGTAGGTGGAGGTAGTCATTCTACTTCTGATACACTAGTAGTACACGATACTACGTGGTCAGTTCACGATAGTTTAATTTACTCTAAGCCTTTGCCGGCTAAGATTATTCATGATAGTTTATTTATTGCAGGTAAGACTGAGTATCTAGCTGATACTAATTATGCTGCTCTAAAGATACAGTTTGACAATTTAGTTAAGATGTACACTGCTTTAGCAATATATGTAGACAGTGTGAAACTAGATACTCTTGGTTATGTCTCTGTTACAGATTCTGTACGAGAGAATAAACTTATAGGTAGAGCGTGGAAGTATAACTACAAGGTACCATTTGTTACTAAGACAGTAACAATTACTAATCAGGCTCCATCTAAAACTCAGTTATATGTTGGTGGTGGTGTAAATACTACACAAACATTAGGATTACATTCTGCTGAAGCAGGACTTATCCTAAAGACTAAAGGTGATAAGATCTACGGACTTAAAGCTGGATCAGATATAAACGGAAATATTTCTTATGGCTTCCAGACTTACTGGAAGATTGGTAAAAAAAATAAATAGTATGAAGAAAATTATTGAATTAGTTAAGAAGTTCTTATTTGGTAACAAAGTGCAGAAAGTTGTAGCTGCTGCAGAGATCAAAAAAGAAGTTAAGAAAGTAGCTAAAACTGCTACTAAGAAGAAGAAGTAAAACATTAACATATATGAACTTAGACAAACTAAAAGGACACGTTCCGGATACTGTAATTGCACAAATCCCTAACGTAATGCAAAACTTTGGTGTTAATACACCATTACGATTAGCTCACTTCTTAGCTCAGTGTGGTCATGAGTCTGGCGGATTTAGATTAACTCAAGAGAACCTTAACTATTCAGCTAAGGGACTTATGGGTATTTTTAAGAAATACTTTCCTACACAAGCATTAGCTGATGCATATGCTCGTAAACCAGAAAAGATTGCTAACCGTGTATACGGAAATCGTATGGGTAACGGAGCTGAAGCTACTGGTGAAGGATTTAAATTCCGTGGTCGTGGTTACATTCAGTTAACTGGTAAAAGTAACTATGCTGCATTTGATCTAGCTGTAGAAGATGATATCCTTGCTAATCCTGACTTAGTGTCTTCTAAGCATGCGTTAGCTTCTGCTGCTTGGTTCTGGAAAAAGAATGGTCTTAATTTAATTGCTGATACTGGATCTAGTGCTGAAGTAGTAACTAAAATTACTAAACGTGTTAACGGAGGTACAATTGGTTTACCAGATCGTATTAAGCATTTTAAAGAATATCACGCATTACTTGCATAAAACTAACACACTATGGCTAAAGCTAAAGGAGGTGAATCTAAGAAGATCACCTTTGGTAAAAGAAAGACAGGACGTTTACGTAAAAGCAATGGACCTAAAGACAAGCATGTCAAGAAGTATAGAGGTCAAGGTAAATAATATACTATGAAAGCATATGTAATTACCTATAGTCAAAAACTAATTGATCTTATAGGTAGAATCTTTATACGATTAGCATTTGTATGGATCATTTTTGCATTCTTGTTTCAAGGATACATGATCTATTTACACTTTGCAGGTAAAGAAGAAACTACAAGAGCTATTACTAACTGGTTTACTTGGACTTTTGATGGTAACTTTAGAAATCATCCTGGTAATATCTGGTATGAAGAACCTAAGAAAATAGATATATCTTCTGTTACTAATAAAGTAGTAGTAGGATCTCTTGCCGGTAACCGCAATTTAGAATTTGGTGTTAAGAATATTCTAGAAGAAGCTATTCAAGAAAAAGAATATGAACTAGATAAGACAGCTAACTTAAAGCTTTCTGTAGAAATCATATATCTAGATGTATTAAAAACACAATCTAGTTTTTCTGTATTACATAATAACAAAGAATCTGTAGTCATCCGTCTACGTGGTCTTTTGTACAAAGACGGTAAGCTGGATAAGAAAATCATTGTAGAAGAATCTGCAGATGAAGTATCTATGTCAGCTATTCTTATAGATGAAGGGGGTAAGTTTAACCAACAAAATTTAAGTTCTGCTTTAAAGAAAGCTTCTAACTCATTGGTAAATAAACTATTATAATGAAGAAAGTATTATTTCTTGTTACAATCTTATTGGCTTTTTCTCTACAGTCTTTTGCTCAACTGAAGTTTAAAGCTTCTACTGCAATTGGTGGTGCCACTCTTAATAGAGGTGGTACTTTTGTGTACACTGTCTATATTGATGGTAATAATAATACTACAGCACGTCAAACATTAATTGATATGCAATATGACCAGACTAACTTTGAGTTAGTATCTGTTTATATGACAGGGACTGGTGGTAACGGTGGAATGGTACCTTATGGATCAACAGTTAATACATCTTGGTATAACTATCCGGGATATTCATTTACTAGTGTGACATCAGGTAGTAGTGCTAATACTACTACAAATGGTACTACTAACTACCAGTATGCTCAATATGCTTATAATGCAAATGGTGGAAATGCTATTTTAAGAACTACAGTATCTTGGTCTACTCCAAATGGAATGCCATATCAAGGATACGGTGATTTTGTTAGATATACATTTAGATTAAAAGCTGCATCTACAGCTTATACATTTAATCCAATTAAGTTAAACTTTGTTGCTGCTTGGAATGGGTCTGGTATTTTAGAACCTACAATAATGGAAGCTCCATTATCTACAACTGTAACTATGAATCAGAACTTTGGTAAATATGTAACAGCTAAAGTAGATTTAAATTCTAATTTATACAACCTATCTGCTCTTAAAGTATCATTTAGAGATACTCTTACTAATACAGGAGTTTTATTCCCTGTTACATCTACAGGAGAAGTTGACATTAATCAAGCTTCATTAGCAGATAATAAAGTATATGAGGTTTCAGTAATGCATGATATGGAACAGCTATATGCTATTTATAATAATGCTATTACTATTTCAGATTTTACTACAGCTCAGGGTGAGTTTACATCTATGGGATTAGATGGATCTAATGGACAAAGTATTAAAACTGGACAGTCATTATATGCTGCAGATATTAATAAAAATAAATCTATAGATGGTGGTGATCTTCCTCAATTGCTTGCACAAGTTGCAGGTATAGATACATTAATCATGCTTCCTACTACTTATGTATCAGGAAGTGGAGGTTATATGTCTCTTCCTACATGGAGAGCATCTGACGCTACTACATTAGCTGGTCAAACTGAATGGGCATATGTTACTCCAGGAACGTCTTCTAGTACTCTTCGTATAGACATGAGAGAGTTTCCTAGTGGTACAGTAGCAAGTACTATTAAAAGTGTACAGCTTTTTGATATTTATACGGGACCTGTTGAATATGTTTCTGAAGACGCTAACTGGGCTCAATATACTGTTCCTTCTACTTTAATTAAAGCAAAAGACGGTACATCAACATATATATCTTCTATACGTAATATTAATAATCAGAATGTAGATTATGCTTTAAAAGCTGAATTTGAGTTTAACACATCTGTAAATAGTTCTTGGGGATCTATCACTGCAGCTAACTGGAAGAATATTACATATCCTAAGACATATTTTAAAACTGCTACAGCTGGTACTAATGCTATTTTAGATCTTAAGTACTTACTATGGGGTGATGTAAATAGATCACATTCTTCTCAAGTTGTTACAAGCACTGCAGGAACATCTATTGTACAGTCTAATGCTGTTAATAGTTTAGCTACTAACTCTGCATTTAGATCTATGGCTATGCAATCTCAGTCTACTGGAACATCTATGAACTTAACTACTGATGTCAGTACTATAGATGTCAATCTAAATAACTTAACAGTTACATCTAATACAATTGAGATACCAGTAAATATTGATTCTAAAGGTGCAAGTGTTAGTGGTCTTCAGTTTGAATTTACATTTGATCCAACTAAGATTAAGTTTGAAGAACTATTAAGCACTGTACCAAACACTTGGTATGTATTTGCTAACTCTAAAGATGGACGTGTAAAGTTTGGAGGTTTAGATAAGAATAACTCTGAAGTTATCAAAGGAACATCTACACCTTTTAAACTTAAGTTTAGCACAATTGGTGAAGGTGTAAATATTATTACATCTGTAAAAGTATCTCCACTTATGGATGCTGCAGATCAGAAAGGAAATCAGTTAGGAATCTATCTTAACTCTACACAAATTAAGTTAACCGGTTATAATAACTTTTAAAATGAAAGAAACAACTAAACTATTAGCTGTATATCTTATTATTGTAGGTTCACTTGTTGTGTATGCCTGCACTAAAGTAGATATTCCAAACCCAGAGCCTATTAATCTAGGTGTAAAGTCAGAAGCTACTGCTATTAAGTCAATTACTCAAACTGGTAACTCGGTTACTGCTGAATTTGAGACTACAGTGGGAGCTAAATATTCTGTACAAGTAGTACCATTCGGTAAAGATGAACCTGTAAAGAAAGAAGGTTTTACTGCTACTGAGTCAGTAACTAAAAAAGTATATGATTTATCTGGTTTGTCTAAACAAGATTATGATCTTATCTTTATAGATGTAAAAGGTAAAGAAGTTAAACATCCAATTATTATAAAATAGAATACTATGTCAGAAGAAACACAAGAACAAGAAGGAACATGGTCAAGTCTTAAAAAGACTGTGATCGGTGTATTATCTACAGCAGTTGTTGCTGCAGGTACATGGGCTACATCACTATTAGGCGGTGGAGACGCTACTCCAGCTCCTGCTGCAGCACCAGTTATTAATATTACAAACTCTAACCAACAAGCTCAACAAGCTTCTGGTGGAGGTGGTGGTAAAACAGTTATTATTAAAGAGAAAGAAGTAGCTCCAAAACCTGCTGATCAACCTAAGCCTAAGAAAAAAGAAGGTGATGAGTTTAAAGAAGAAACTCCAAAGTGGTAATAAATTATAAATAGTTATATGGAAAACAACACACAATCAGGTGGTTTTAAAGAACTACTAGGATCAATGATGATGAGACGCTGGTTTATTACAGCGTTAGTATTAGGTTCATTTATGCTTATTATAGCAGGTATCTTTACTGCTATTACATACGGCACTGCTATCCAGGGTGAATGGAAAGAGTTATTGTTACTTTTACTAGGAGCGTTTATTGGCTCTTATGGTAAAATTATTGATTACTGGTTCTCTGATACTGACAAAGACAAGATGTTAGTACAGAAGATGGATGAGGAAGACGGAGTTTCATTATCACATACTAATGATATGAAAGAGTCTCCTAAAGACACTACACCTTTAGTAGATCCGGCATTCTTAGCTGCTGCTGATAGAGCTAACGCACAATCACAAGCTTCTAAAGAAGAGGTTAAAGAAGAAGTTAAAGCAGTGGTAGAACCGGTAGCTGCACCAGTTAAAAAAGGTACAGAAATTGATGAAGACGGAGACGGTGTTATGGACGGTCTTGACTTTGATGGTGATGGTAAAATTGATGAGTACTTTGCACACCGTCAGTGTGAGCACGTTTGGGGTGACGCTGATGGAGACGGTGATGAAGAATGTCTTAAGTGTGGAAAGATAAAAGATATTGTTTAACTTAATTAACTCCCATGGATTCTGATGAACAAAAGAAACAGACTAAAGAGAGTGAACTCTCTAAAAGATATCAGTTTAATGCTAGCAATGTTCTTCCTTCCATTGGGCTACGATCTTTTATTCAAGACGCTCTTAAACATTACTGGGAGCTTTTGGGCTACCGATATCATATTCTATTGCTTGTCCGGGGTATTTTGGCTATTGTACTGGGTGCTTTCCAAATATTCCAATAAACTAAAAGTATGAAAAAGAAATATTTTGTTTGGTTTGTGTTTTTATCCAGCATGCTCTTATTGGGGCATGCTGGTTTTTGTCAGATAGCTAAAACTACTACTGAAAACTATAAAGCTAGTTTTGAGAAGTCTATTGACATTAGTCAGTTTCTTGACTATGAAGGTAAACAAATCCCTATTCAGATTCTAAAAGCTGGAATATCTGAAGAAATGTATGAGATGTTTCCTGAGCTAAAAGAAAAGCGTGTAGGACTAGGCGTAGCTAACATATCTATGGAATACCTAGAAAATCTAAACAGATTTAAGTTTACAGAAGATAAAACTGAAATTAAAAACCGTATGGTAAAACAGTTTCAAGCTTCTCAAGCAGGTATATCAGAAAATAAATTAGATGGAAGGGGTAAAATTAACCTAGCTGAATACTTTGTTACCATAGAATGTTATGATTACTCTATTTCAGAAGATGAATCTGTTTATATTAAGGGTGATACTAAACAACTATTAGTAACTCGTATTGGTCTTCAAGTGAGATTCACAAATGCTGAAACAGGAACCGTTATTTCTGGTTCTGGTTTAGGTGAAGCTAAAACTACTAAAGAAACATCTGGGTTATCAGATGCTAGTTTAGATCCTGTTAAGTTTAATCAATCTTCTATTTCTATTGCTACTAAAAAAGCTTTAGATATTGCTTGTGCAAGAATCCTTGACCGTATGGTTAAAAAAGGAATCTTTGACAAGTGATGAAACAGTTTATATTATCCTTATTAATAGTAGTAATACTACCATTTTATGGGTATTCACAAACTCTTGTACAAACGTTTATTGATCCATGTACGAAAGTGGTTTCTACGTTTGTTATTCCTATCAACGGTAGCACTGTTATTGTTTTTTATAACAAGTCTCGTGTGTTTACTGCAGCTGATGTTAGGAGTGGTGCTTTTAATAATTGGCTCAATCAAGTATATGAAGACTATAGAAAGCTATCTCCATGTTCTGTTGCTCAAGCTTCAGCTACTAGCACTCAAATTACAGCCGGTGCTGTTTCTGCTGCTGTAAGTGCTGCTGCCTCTGCAGCTGCGTCTACTGCCGCTTCATCTGCTGCAGCTAGTGCAGCATCATCAGCCGCTAGTTCAGCGGCTTCTTCAGCTTCTAGTAGTGCAGCTTCATCTGCAAGTTCTTCTGCTGCAAGTTCAGCTTCTTCCTCAGCTAGCAGCTCTGCTAGTAGTTCAAGCAATTCTCAAGGATCGAGCTCAGAATCTAGTAGCAGCAGCTCTAGCAGTGGGGAAAGTTCTTCAAGTTCAGAATCATCTAGTTCTGAATCTTCTTCTGAGTCTAGTTCAGAGTCAAAGTCTGAATCTAAATCAGAATCTAAATCAAGTGCTAAATCTAAATCTAAAGGAGGAGCTAAAGGTCCTGCTAGAGTAAATCCTATATTATTTAATTCTGACTTTACTGGTGGGCAAAGTCTAGATAATAGTTTCAGTATTATTATGACCGGTGGAATATCTCAGTCTTCTATGACTGGGCAATCTTCCTGGGGAGTAACCGGCATGTTGTGGAGCAACTTTCAACAGTTTGCTCTTAGTAGTAGATATACGTTAATGCACTTTAATGAAGGTAAACTTCAGGGTATATCTAACTTTGGTGCTACTGCAGCTTATGCTTTTGGTACAGTGTTTGGTTTTGGTACTTACGCATATATTTATCCTATGGGTAAGTGGGGTGTATCAGGAGCTAACCTGACAGTTTCTTTTGCTGGGGCAGATTATGTACCTACTCCTTCTAGTGATCCTCAAAAACAAATGAGTGTTACTAGTTCTTTATTACTTTTCTACACTAAGCCTTTTACACTTAGTCGTAGAATTACTTTATCACCAGATATATATTTTTCTGGTAGTCCTTTAGTTTATCTAACTAAAGATGGTACTTTCACTGAGTCTACAGATATAGGTATCCTTACCGGTATGGGTGTAGACTATTCTTTTACAAAAAGATTTAAATTAAACATAGGGATCAAGACTAGTATTAGTTCTAATCCTGATGTCCCTATGTTATTCTTTGGTGTTGTAGGTTCTAAGATAAATCTTTAGACTATCATATCACCTTTTTCACTTACATTGTATATTCTTGAACCGTCAAATACTACTACTTGACCATTCTCTGAGTATTGTCTAATCACTTCATTATTAAAATGTCTAAAGTTTGCTCCTTTTACTCCTATAAAGAAAGCTTTATCTGAGTAAATACTGCAACGATCTTCAGCATCTGTAATAACTAAGGCATTAGCACCAACTCTATCTATACTACGTACAGCATTATCTGTTGTAGTACCTCCTGATGTATCTAGCATAGCTAAAGAAATAGGATCATTCTTAAATTTACTTACATGATTGTTGAACAAGTAAACATCGTTAAGTAATCCCATCTCACCAAGCTTTACTGTAAATGCTTTACAGAAATCTAGCTTATTAATTCTACCACCGTTGGCGTCTTTTACGCCACAGTCGTCAGACATTGATCCTGAAATATCTATATAGATATCTATTTTACCAATAGACTTCTCATCTTTTACAAGAACGTCTTCTACAAAGATCTTACGTAACTTAGGATGTAGTTCTATGTAGTCACTTAAGCCTGCAAGATTATCAGAGTTAAACAAGTCTTCATAGATAGTTTCTTTCTTAGCACTAAAGTAAGATACAGACTTATCCATAAGCTTCTTAATCTTATCTTTAAGGCTTCCCATAGAAAGATTAAGTTTAGATAGTTCTTGTACAACCTTTCTGATATAATCAGGACTAAGGTTACCAGCTTGCTTACCACCATCTTTATTGACGTTCTCAAACATTTTTTCTTGAGTGTCTTTATCAATGGCTTGATCCATGTCTTTACATGTATCAGTGGCATCTTTAATAGCTTGGTCAAACATGTTTTTAGATGCTCTATCATTAAACATCTTATCCATAGCTTTATCTGCTGCATCAGAATCACCTCCTCCATTCATAGCATTCATGAAATCTTCATTAGCTTGAGGATCAATGTATTCCATCATAGTAGATCTTAAAGCAAAGTAAGCCATGATATTTCTAGCAAAGATGGTAGACTTAAGATTACTACCTTCTGCCATAATCTTAGCTACAGGATTATTAGCTTTCTCAAGTAACTTAAACTTAGTGTAGTTTGAGTCATCACGGTCTTCAAATTCTAGTTTCTCCATCTTATGATAGAAAAGCTTATGAATATCTTTAGACATATGCTTAGGAAACTTCTTGTAGTTTTCTTTAACCTTAGTTACAAAACTTTCAAAGTCTGGCTTTTGATCATTATCTATCTTAGAACTACCTACTAGTTTACGATATGCATCTGTTATATGTTCAGGATTACTAACATATGTATCTACAATAGTATCTACTCTACGCTCGTCTATGTAATGTAAGTATGGTTTGATAAGGTCAGCCTTCTTATAGAAGTTAATCTTACCAAATAGTCCATCGTCATCATCATTATAGTAAGACTGAATCTCACCTTTTTTTACTTTCTCAAGAATGGTATATACATTCTTATATTGTTTTGGACTAGCCATGTGTCATGATTTATGGATTATAAACTAAGATGGTTCACCAGCAGATGAAAGTAATTCTTTCATCTGACCGGTTCCATCTAGAAAATATATTATACCAGATTTCCAGTAATAATTTTCTGTTACATGTCTATAACCCTGTGCTAAAAAGGGTTTGAAACTTGCATTACAGCTTCCATAGGCATAGATGATTCAGATTCTACTTCTGACATCATAGCTTCTAATTCATTAGTATCTACTTCATCAACACGTGCTGGATGATTCTGTAAGATGTATTGCATAGAAATCTCAATCTCACCTACTTGACCTGAATCCATAATACCTCTGCTTGCATAAGTATTAATTAAACCTTCAATCTCTGCAATAGCTAGCTCTAGTTGCTCGTTGGTTTGGTAGCTATGTAACATCTCTACCTTACTCATTACTGCCTTAACTTCTGGTGACATTAGTTTGTTCTGTAATTCAGAACCTGCAGTTTGATCAATCATGATCTGAGCTGTCTTTACAAGAGCTTTGTCTACTGAGATATCCCAGATATAGGATACTGCCTTAGATAATGTAGGAACGAAAGTCAAAGTACGGTCAGAGCTATGGTTATAGCCTACTTCCATATACTTTTCTAACTTACCTACTGGAATTTCTACTTCATTGATCTCTGTTTTGTTAGGGATGCCAATACTAAACTTCTCACGGTAGTCACGACCACCTTTGTTGTAGTATTTAACCATCTCACCTGCAGATACACGGTTAACTGTATGCTTCAACATGAAACGATCCCAGAACGGAGAGCCTTTCTCTTCTTTAGGGATTTCATTACATGTAGCCACAAATAACTTCCATTTACATGGGATCTTGTGCTTACCGTTAAATAAGAACTTCTCGTTCATTACACCTAACATGGCGTTACGGATAGCTGAGCTAGCTTTATCTACCTCGTTAATGATAACAATCTCAGCTTCTGCAATAGGAGTGCTAAGTGTATACTCATTGTCTGTAAATAACTTACCTAAGTCAGGCATACCTTTAATTTCTGATGCTTTAGTACCCTCATCAGTTTCTAAGATGTAGATCTTCTCAGCAAAGTCTTTTGCTGTCATCTTACCATCTCTGTTTAACCATGCTTTAGCATAATCAACTACTGTTTTAGTTTTTGCTACACCTGGTTGGCCAATTAAAAGACATGGTAGTCCTGTTGCTTCAGCCAAAGCTAGCATTTTAAATACTTCCTCTTTATTAATTAGAGAGGTTTCAATCTGACGCACTTCTTGCGTGGTTCTTTTAGTAATAGATTTTACTTTAGACATGTTACGGTTAATTTTAAATTTTTGTTCTACTGTTTTGTCAATTGTGGTATCCACCCATACAGTGTTACCATCTACTTGAGTTGTTGTTGCTGAATAAGTTTGAGAATAAGTAATTGTACTATTCAAACTATCAGTTTGTATAATAGCAAAAGCCATAATATTAGAGGTTTGCGAAGGCGTCAGTTGCGTCTGCAAGTTCAGGTGTGCGTCCAAGGTCTTCTGTCTCAACTGGAACGTCTGTATCTTGTCCGATAGTTTCGGTTTGAAGGTTCTCAAGCTCCGTTCCACTTTCAGATAAGCTTCCCAAAGTTCTACTTGTTGTTGGCTGTACAGCTCTATCTTCACTTCCATTTGTGTCGTCTATTACGGTAAATACAATAATGTTTGTCTCAGCATCTTTTAACTTAGGATGCTTTCTGATCATAGCAATCTGTTGATCTTTAGCGTTGTATTTATCTTGAATAGATCCATAGCCTACATCATCACGCTTTAACCATGTAAGACCGTTGTCTAGGTCTTCTAAAATTTGAGATACATAGATCTCCACTTTGTTAACTGCCATTTTGTTAATTTTTAAAGTTTACCAATTGATTTTAAATTCTGGTCCGTTGTTTCCCTGGATAATTTCATTAGCTTTGTTAAAGACATCATTACAATCCCATTTACCACCGTTATATACAGCAGAAGCAGGATGAGATGCTTTAAGAATGTAGTGATTTTGTCCAAGGACAGACTCTAGTTCTTGAGCTTTGGCTCCCAATAAGATGAATATTATACCTGAGTTAGTAAGGTTTAACATATCTAGTAAATACATAATAAAGTCATGCCATATATCGTAGTGACTCCCCACTTTATCCATTTCACAAGTTAGAGCTGTATTAATTAACAGCACGCCTTGGTTGGCCCAACGAGTTAAGTCTGGATCTTGGTGAGTTGGAAACTCCTGATATACAGTACGTTCTATTTCTTGAAAGATGAATTTTAAGCTAGGTTGTGGCTTTTGTGTGATACCACAGCTAAAAGCTATACCATCTGCTACATTCATATGAGGATAAGGGTCCTGTCCAATGATTACAACCTTAAGGTCTTTTTCTGGACATTCTTCAAATGCTCTAAAAACATGTTTAAGGAGAGGAGTAAATCTTTTACCAGCTTCTCTTTCTACATAGAGTGTTTCTAGTATCTTGTCAAAGTCACTAGATTGGATGAAACCACGTAGTTTCATGGACCATCCTGAAGGAGTAAGCTTTTCTATAAGCTTACATTTAATTTCTTCTAAATTTACTGTTTGTGTCATAAACTTTTATACTTTTGTGTAAAACAAATACCTGATAGTATGTCAAATATTAAAATGATCAAGAAGGATGCTGCCATCCAAGTAACTATTGGCTCAGCTTTTATACAGAAAATACAAGCTATTGTAGTTGATATGGTTAATGAACGTACAGATGAAGAACTTGCTGAATTTCAAAGACTAGCTGTAGCAAAGGAAGAGCTTACATTAGACTGGATGGAACATCTATCTACTATGATGCTTCTAATGAATGAGATTGAGAGTAAAGCTGAAGAACAAGGCTTTACTTATGAAGCTGATATTAGCCAATTGGACAGTTAACACTGATACCAATATCTATTGCTGCTTGTATAGCAAGTGAAAGTTCTTCTCTAGAACATTCACCAAAGCTTTTGGCTAAGAAATATTCTTTACCACTAACTTCTCTAGCAAGACATAGTCCAGCTTTATCTTTTACCAACAGCTTCATGTTATCAAATGGTTCACCTACGTGTAATGCTAATTCTCTTATCATTGCATGTAGTTTAGCCAGTTGAGGCAGAGTACCATCATCATGTTGTACTTCAAAGAAGAACTCTACTATAGTACCATCAGGTATGTTTGACACAAATAGTTCATGTTGTTTAGAAATGGCTAAACTAGAAAACTCTAGCCTGCCATTTCTTTTAATGAACTTACCGTTAAAGGGTTGATGATTCATAGGATGATATGTTTACATCGAAATACTTAATTTTTCTAGGATCTAAGTCCTTAAGAGCTTCTGCTACCCATCTTTCATCTACAGTATCTTTGTAACATAGTATGTGTACATAAGCAGTTTCTGTAGGATTAAGTCTTAACAGACGACCCAATCTTTGACTAGACTTGCGTTCATTACCATATGCATGCATAATTATACCAGCTCTAAGTTCTGGTATGTTAATACCTTCATTAAGCTGAAGTACGCATGATAGCTCAGATATCTTACCTTCTTTAAAAGCTTGTAAGTTATCTTCAGATTCTGGATTGTTAGAATGATAAGACTGCTTAGAGATTCTATCAGCTTGATCCTGTGTATTACAGAATATAATACACTTGTCTTCTATATCACCAAGTAACTTCTTTACATATGTTTCTTTAGTTCTAAAGTCCATTAGCACACGCATTCTCATTACAGAAGCAATCTGTTCTTGTTTCTTAGACTGTGCAGATACAATTCTTTTAGTCCAGTAATCATAACTTTTCCGCTCTGAAGTATAAAACTGCATACCTTTTACATTAACAGGTAAACTATTAATATTAGATACAGGCATTTTGTGTACTATAATTCTATAGTCATTTAGAATATCATCACTAACAGCTTCATCTGTGATATACTTGTAAAGCATAGGACAGAATTGATGCACCATCTTACCTTTTTCAGATTGATGATGTCTAGGTGGAGTACCAGTAAGACCTAGTATTCTACCAGAGAACTGTGATAAGAAGATATGATGAGATGTAAGAAGACTATGACATTCGTCTAAGACAAGAATATCATAATGACTTGGATTCTTTTTGTTTAAAGAAAGATAGGTAGTAAATTCAGCATTGTCTAGTGATATACCAAACTTAGCTGCATCTGTAGTCCAACTATCAAAGATAGATAGTTTAGGTGCTACAACTAATACTCTCAGCTTTTGCATATTAGCTTGCTGAAAGAAATCTATATATTGCAAACCTATTAAGGTTTTACCAACACCCATAGATATAGCTAAGCCACAACGTTTGTTTGACGTAGCTATATCAAGAGCTTCTTGCTGGATTTCATCTCTTTTAGACATACATCATTTCAGTTTCTACATAGCAGTTGTGACAACAAATAGTAATGATTTTTAAGTTATTACTACAATCATTATCAGCTCTACTAATAGCGTCTCTTAGATTGTTATCTACTACTGCTTGTACAAAGCTTCCACCTTGTAAAACTTTATCTCTAGTCATCATTACAGATATCATAACATCTATAATGTGTTCAGATACTTCTTTATTATATCTGTTTAAGAAATGAACTACAGCATTTCTGTACTTATCTCTTGTCTCTTGCCAGTTTTCCATACTATTTAGTTTAATTTATTTCATCATCTTCAGGGGCTTCTTTCTGCATAATACCAAATTGATCTCCTATCATGCGTAAAACTCTACCTAATTGCTTAGCTAAAGTCTTTACTGCTTCTGGATCTAAATTGTTTAACCACTCATCCTGCTTTTCTTCAGGACAATCTTCAAAGGTTGTTGGCTCTCTACGCTCATCTTCATCAAACTTGTGAAAGATATAAATACCTGATAGACTTCTTCTGTTTACTTTTTCCATTATGAATATTGTTTTTTAAGCTCTTTATGACCTTCTTCTGCTTCTTTTACAGTAGCATAATACACTTGTTTATACACTTTGGACCACATAATTTTTTTATTGTGGTAGCCAAACACGGTACTTAGATACTTACCTTCCCCACTAAGAGAAGCTGTAGTAGAAATGTAGTATTGATCGTTAACTACATCTTGTTTACTTAATTCTGCCATTTTCTTGCTCTTTAAAGATTGCTATAATCTCTCTTGTTAAATCACCTGCTGTTTTAGTACCATCAATATTCCAACGTATGATTGCTGTTTCTATATTATTATATACTTTATCCTCGTCTATTAAATTAATGTTTGAAATTAATTTAAAAGGTGGTTTTTTATTTAAAACAACCTTATAAAATTCATTAACTCCTACTTTACCAATGCCTTTACGTTTTAATAATACCTCTGCAGTTATTTTATGAATTTCATCTTTAGTAGGATACTCTCTTGTTAACACGTATAATTGATTAAAAAGTCTCATACTAATTTTACCACCAATTTCATTGAAAAGATAATCTCGTGAGTCCATAGGTTATTTGTTTTGGTTATAATCTGTTTTCTGATAGTCCAAGTTCTTTTGCTTCTACAGGATGAAGTTCTATCCAAGTATGACAGTTTCTACATACAGGTAACCATGTAGCTATGCGTAGATGGTTTTCACCTCTACCTGCTTTATGGTGCACTTCTGTAGCTGTACTTGTACATCCTACAAGGTTTGCTTTACAAGAAGGATTGACTACAAGGTATGCTGTACGTATTTTAGTATACTGGTCTACAGTCTCCCGCATCTTTTTAGATATGGGAGCTATAGACTTTGGTTTCTCAATACTATACCAGCATTCCTTGCAGTATTTATCTTTCCCGTGAGACTTCCATATGTGTTTCATTTGGTTGCAACCAGCACACTGTTTAAGTTTCGCTTGTATCACTATCTTTAGTATTTAAAAATGTTTGACTAGAGTGCAATTTACGTTTTAAAACAACACTATCCGTCACTGGTTTGCCTAAAATACTCACAGGTTGTGAGATTTTTTCTACCTCTATAGACCCACCTCCTTCAAGTGTACGTTCTAATAGTAAACGGTCTAATTCATTTTCTGGAATAAGCACAAGCTGTGCTGTTCCATTGATTATAAATGTATACTGCATGATAAAATTAAGTTAATTTAAAAAAGTTATACGGTAATAGTTTCCCTTGGACTAGTTTTTCTGCAATGAGTTTATCACTTGTAATGCCAAGTTCTCTAAGAGATAATGGACATTCAAGATCTTTGTCATAATACTCACTTTCAATCATAGTTTTTGCAATAGGTGAGTTAGGAAATAATGCTATAAGTAGATTATCTACCTGCTTGCATATAATTTCTTGTTTCCACCTGTTAAGTAATTTCTGCACTCTTGTATATAATACAACAATACTTCTCTTCTTTTCTACAGACATAGCTTTAATCTCTTCTGTAGTATAGAAGTTTAAACCATGTAAAGCTTCATAATAAAGCTTTTCTTGTACATGGTTAAATCCCGGTTGTTCAATCTTTTGATACTTAACTGTACCATAAAGTTGAATTTGTTGAACAGCAGTAGGTTCATACTTGATGAATCTATGCTTGTTAACATCTCCAAAAGACACAACTATGCCTTTGGAGTTAGCTGAAACTGTTTTGTTTGGGTTGCTCATGGCTAAACATAATAATTGTGATGGAATGGTATATAAAAAGAGAGCTCATTGCTGAGCCCTCTTAGTATAGTTATAAATTAGCTTCTTCAGCTAAGATCTTACGACTTAAGTCGTTTAAAGCACTGTTCTTTAGAGAAGTAATCTCTTTCTGTGCAACTTGTACCTCACGGATCTCAGTTGTATTATCATGAGTAATTAACTCATCATAAGCATCTTGATTAGAAGTATAGAATGTTTGACGATAGATTGGTTGATCATCTATTCTACAAACTACGCCTGTTTGTCCAGCAATCTTTAAGTCTTTGTCTGGATTCTCAGGATTAAATGGTGTAAGAGATTCTTTTACAATAATCTTACCTGAAAGCTCATGGCCTTCTACAAACCCAGCTTGTGCTAAGTCTTCTACTTTACCCTTAATTAACGCTGAGCGTTTAACAGGTTTTAACCAACCAGCCTCACTAATTTGTGTTACTGACTGCTCCACACGTACATAACCGTACTCTGGGTTGTTTTGGGATACCCCAATTACGTTACCGTTAATATCAGCGGTAACTCTAACTTTACTTTGTTTCATGTAAAATTGATTTTAAAATAAACAAAAAACCCCTGAGATTGTGTCCCAGGGGTGTACATAAGTAAATAAATAATAAAAGTTATTCTTCGTCAGGCTTATAGTCAATGTCTGTATAACTAATCTTATCTTCGTTAGATATCTTAGTTAGATCAGGTAGTACTTCAGGAGTTTCTTCTTCATATGCTGAAGAAGTTTTCTTATGAATTACTGAACCAAACCATGGATCTTCTAAATTATCACCATAGTTATAAGCTATTAAATATTCTAGCTCTTCGTCAGTCATTTCAAAATACTGCTCGGTACTTATTTCTATTACCCTTCCGTTAGGTAGTTGATAGAGCATTTTAGTATGATTAGTCTACCATAAAACTAAGTAATATAGCATAACTAGCAAACATAATATGCAGAAACTACGGATAATAGAGCTATAAGCTATGACTCTTTAGCTTTTTTATTTTGATGATACATCTTTTTCTTCCAATATGCATTGGTTTTATTGATGATATCTTGTTTTTCAATGATTTTATCATTTAAAACTACTATTTCAGTCTCTAACTCTTTTACTCTCTTGTAGTTTGTAACTAAACTTTTAAACCATTTAATCATAATTATAAATTTATACGGTAGTAAACTTTTTGTATAATCCACTAAACCTACCTTCATTAGTGGCATACTGATGACTAAGCTCAGGCATGTCCCTAAGTTCAATATCTTCTACTATATCACCTGTAGGAGAAACTGACATTCTAATAATCTCATATACATGACTTTCTGTTTCAGTCTCTGTGTCTATAGTAACTATTAAAATCTCTTTACTAATAGGTAATTTTTTGTAGTCATCTTGATCTGGATTAAAGTCATCCTTATGTGACTCACGCATCCATGCTTCAGATGCAAAACAAACTGCTTGTACATCAAATCTTTCTTTTATTTTAACAGCTATCTCAGGAATCATTTTATCTACAAACAACTGTTTGCCATTATCTGAATTAGCTATCTTTTCAGGAAGAGGAATATGTATAATAGCAGGCTTATCTTCTTCTAAATCATTACCAATGATCGTTACATGAGGCTCTATATTACCTAGCTCTAAAATCATCTTTTTGATTTTATCTAGATACTCACCTTTTATCTCAATAAATTGTTCTTGTGTCATAACTAAAATGCGTAAGAGTTAAATGATCTATGTGTTTTGGTAGCTTTCTCTAAGTAATAGATTATATCTTGTGTTACTTCTTCTTCAGAACCATCTTCTAACTTATTGTAGAATGTTTGTTTTACAACAATCTGACTGTCAGATATTACAGATACAATATCACCTATTTCACTATAGTTTACACAGAATTCTTCTCCTACAGAAGCATTTGCAACAATATATCTAGGACTTACGTGAGCAAATGTAGCCACCTCTTGTTTTTGACCATCAATCATTGCAGAAACATTGAACAGTTCATCTCTATCTGCATGTACATTAAAGATTGGCTTAAACAACTGAGGATCTTCATGATGAATGTTTACTTCTTGTACAATAGACTTAACTAAGTCCATAGTGATGATAGGTAGTTCTGAAATCATCTTGATTGTACACTCACGTAGCTCAGGATGTAAGAGTGTGTCGTTAACTACTTCCATAATTACTGGTAGAGTCATGTCTTCAAACGTCTTTACGTATCTGATACGACTAGGACGCTGTAACAAGTTACGCTCTATACGTAATTCATTAGTAGTAAGTAAGAACATCAATCTATGCTTGGTTTTTAATGCACCATCCATGATAGGAAGTAATGAATTATTATAACCGTCATAGATTTTCTCAAACTCATCTATAAACACAATAACATCTTGTTGTATTTCATTTAAGAAAGACACAATAGACTTGTGGTGAAATGGTATGACGATAACTGGTAAGTTCATTTCGTTACAGATCATTTCTGCTGTAACAGTCTTACCCGTACCTTTCACACCATTAAGTAATACACCAAAGTTACCTGTAGTTTCTGTCCATGAACGCTTCACTCTATCTATAAAAGAGCGTTCTACACCATATATCTTATATGGAAAATGAAACTTATCAGCTATTTGAGTAAGAAACGGTTGTTCATACTGATCTAATTGATACTTGTATATTCCTACTGGTAACAGAGGAAGTTGTTGACTAACTTCTTTTATAGCGTAGTTATTAGCTGATTTTGTCCAAACGTTATTCATATTAATTTATTTAATCCCACCATTCAGCAGAATGTTGTTTAAGTATTTCAAATATTAAAGCATCACATTTACGTTGACGTTCACTTGCCATAAACATAGATAGTGCATCACTTTCTTGGATGTACTTATACTTCTTATATTTAGCTAGTGCACGTCTTTTAACTCCTGGATATTTAGCTATATATTCATTAACTCCTTCATATCTAATTTCTCTAGGTATGTTAGGACCCATTTTTATATAGTCATGATATTCTATCTCGTAATAGCATTCATGCTTACGCTCTAGTAAGTTGAGAACTACAGTCATCCAGAAGTTGTCTCTCTCAATATTAAGATGTCTATTGCAGTATACTAAATGAGCTCTTTGAAACTCTATTTTCTTTTGAAGCATTTTAGTAATATAATAATCGTCCCAGTCTCTATCATGATAGAGTGTAGGAATCCATCTTACTATATTTCTAACACCTTGAAAGAAATATCTAATACGCCAGTGGACATAACGTCCCCATTTAAATCTATCCCATGCTGAATCAGTAGGAATAGGTAGTTTAGTATACTGTTTCATCATCTAAGTGTTTAGCTATTTCTCTAAGAGATTTTGCATGAGTTTTATCTAAGATAAATTCGTCCCATGCACCGTATCTGGACTTGTATCCAAATATATATTTTATTCCATACTTAAGACGGTACCAAAAAGATCGTCTTACTAAATGAATATGTACAAAAGCTTCAGGTGGATATAAATCACCACCTTCATCTAGATGTATAATCATTTGATGTTCTGAGCTATAGCAGCTACAGATTAATAATAAATGTTTGTCCATATACTTTAAATTAAAAAAGAGATAGGTGTCTCATCCTATCTCTTTAGTTCGTTAGTAATAAAGTTCAGGCTTGGAAAAATTTACCGTTTGTTTATCCTGTTTTTGCTACACGTGACGTATAAGTAGCTTCCAATAACATATATTAAGCTAACTGCTCCTAGATGTCCGGCTTTATATCGGCTCTATATAACTATGTTACATAGGACGCATCACGGGTCGGTTTTATTACCTATATCTGGCTTCAACCTAGTAATATTTTTAAAAAAGGGTCTATCTAAAGGTTCCATAGTTCTTATGGATCTACATTGTTCTGATCATGCTACTTGCTGGTTCATAGACGTCTCTATTACTGAAGGGGTTCGCGGATACTGCCCTTGTAATTATGGTTAATACGCTACTTAGCTCTCTAAATCAGACCCTTTGTACACTAACTATTACAACTGACACAACCCGGAGGATTTAGGTGTCTTTTGTAATCAGTTAATAAGATATGTGCAAGGCTACTAACAGGATAGTGACACATCGGACGGTTGTACGTCACTTGGGGAGCACTTGAATAACTAGATAAACTACCTCCATATAAACTTTTGCAAGGTTTATATATCATAGGACCATTCATCATGTTGTTAAACCAGCTCAACCTTTCGCTACCTGTACAACTTTTACTAGCTCTGTCGGTCAGACTTGCACAATAACATGGCGTGGGGACAAGGACTTATTCATATACTAGCGTGTATAACACCTAATATATGTGCACGTGTCCCACTTGCCTTAAAGCTTTTATTTCAAAATGATAGTCTTTCTGGTGTTACCTTTACCCATAAAGATTCTATCTATGATTCCTTTTGCTTGTAATACTTCTATACTTCTTTTAATAGTAGAAGGACTTGTACCACACTCATCTGCCATACGGTAGACACTGACTATTAATTCATTAGTCTGACTACCAGCAAACGTACATAAATATGCATACAAGCCCTTGTCTTTTAAAGATAACTCTGGATCTCTCATAACTTCATTAGAGACTTGACCAAAGCCATTATTTAAACGTGGGTTTGTGTTCTTCATGTATTATGTGGTTGTGTATAACAAATCTACAACGTTTATTAGACTAAACAAAAAATGTAGAGGGAGTCAAAGACCCCCTACTACACCTTACTCACTAACCCCTAAAAACTTAATTTAAAACATCCTTTAATAGATCATCTATATTAAAGTCAGAATCACCTCTGCTACTTAGTTTCTTGATTACTAATTTTAAGTAAGTATCAAAGTTATAGTGTGACTCTTTTACTATAGATATTCTTTTAAGAAGTGTGGAGCTATTTAAGTTATCTACATCATCTTCTTCCTCATCATCTTCATCTTTATTCTTTAATTGCTCAACTAAGTTTAAGATGCTCATCTTTAGCTTGTCTTCTTTAGAATTACCAGACTCTTGTAAAAACTTATACCTACCATATACTTCCATAGCCATTCTCTGATGACCAAAGAAAGTAAGAATAGTGTATTCATATTCTAAAGGATCTGTAATCAATTGAAGACAACGCTGTAAGTCTCCTGTAACAGTAGTCATTTCTGATGGAGCATCATCTTCATCTTCAAACAACTCAGTTCTTTGTAATGCATTAGAGAAAGATGCAAAGAAAATACGCTCACGGCATTTAGTTCTCATATAGCTAGGAATACTCATAGCTTCATGAAGATTGCTTTTTGTGTGATCAATCACACGGTCTTTTAGTATCATGGTTACTGATATTATAAAAGGGAAGCCATTACAGCTTCCCTCTTGTAGTTAAACTAAATTGATTTATCAAACTTTAAAACTAAGCTTGTTGTACCATTATTATTACGTACTTCCCATGAACTTACAGGAATAATAAACTCTCCTTGTTTAAACATAGGTGTGTTATTATTTACAGATTTATCACGTGTAACTGTTTTATCTGCTTTAACTTTAACAGAGTTAGCTTTTACTTTTTTAGATTTACCAACAGCTTTTTTGTTACGATAGATGTACTGATAGATGTTCTTAAATGATCTACCGATTTGTACACTTAATTCATCACAAACTTGTTTGTTAATCTCTTTCTCACCTATTACATAAGGTTTTAAGATTGCTTTTTCTTCTTTAGTAAACATAAATGGTTTTTTACTAATTGATGGGTTGTTTAAATTTTCCATGTTCTGGATTTTTGTTTTAATTAATAATTGATTGGATTGTAACCATTGGAACAGAGTCTTTGTACAGATAGCATATATATTTTTTACTACCTGCAGTCAAAGAATACATTCTATATTTTCCTAGGTTGTTGTTTACACTACCTAGAAATTCAATAATTGGATTGCTCTTTCTATCTATAAGTTCTGCATACTTTAGAATAGTGTGCATAAAGCCCACTGGTCTAATTGAAAGAGTAGTTATTGCAACATCATCAGAAAACTTCTGAATGTGTTGATTAGCAGTGTTAATGCTACAGCAAAAGTCTAAGTCATACAAGGTGTATGGTTGATTAGGCTTAGCTTGAATAATGTCACCGAACTGTATCTTAGACTCTATTACGGGTCTAAAGCTGTTCATCTGGATAGCAAGCTGAGAGATATCATTTTCATATATCTCTGCAGACTTGAATCCGTTTTGCTTCATTAATTCCAAATAGTCCGTTATGTTAGGACCAGCTAAACCAACCACCTTGTCAAACTTATATCTTTTGTATAAATTAAATATAGCATTCTGTACTGCACGCTTGTTTACAGACAAAGAATAGTCTGTTTTAGTAGCAGATGCCATTTATTAATGTTTACTGTTCATGATTTTATCAGCTATACGCTTGACTAAGTCTTCTGTATTTTCAGGAGTATCAGATAGATAATCTTCTAAAAGAATCATATTCTTGATTCCTTCTACAGAAACGGAAGCTGTTTCTCTGATAGTAATGCTAGTATCACGTGCACTGTATGTATAAATAGATACATCTGCTAACTTACTAGAAAACTTCTCTTCAAGACTGTGTTTGATCTCATCCATCTTGTTAGATATATCAGCTTTCTGTACCATCAGCTTCTCAAGTTGTTTAAACTCTTTAGAAGTTTTAATTTTATGCTTTGTAGTTTCAGCATAACTTGTAGCTGTTTTTCTAAGTTCATCACGAACTTGTTCTGCTAATGCTTTAGCAATTGTGGGTGTCATTTTTTTCTGTGACATGTGGATTGGATTTATGAATGACAAATTGATTGTAGATCTACTATCTTTATAGTATTACCCATTACTATCTCTACTCTAGTTGATTGCTTATCAGCTAGGCAAGACACATTGTATGTTTTACACCATTCTTCAAACTCTGGTGTTATTGGGTATTTTGTATAAGGAATGTAGTTGGAAACTAAAGGACCCTCTGGTCCCTTAGTTCCTAATAATTGAGATATAATCTTTAACATATAAAATTATTTATCCATGAATTCAAATATATACTTGTTGTTAAGGGTATCATAAACTACCATCATTTCTGTTGGGTTTGCTCTATCCTTAGATATAGTATGTACATTAAACTCTTCGGGGTAATCAAATACAGGCTGACTATTTCTAATCAGACTAATTAATGCCATCATGATGATACATGCAGCAAACAGAAAACCAGCAGGTAATCTGTAGTTAGACTTTGTTTCTTCAAACTTTATCATGCTTGCTCTATTAAAGATAGGAGTTCTAATGCTTGCTTATATGAGTCAGCCCATATACGATAGTCTTTGATGATCCACATGGATTTACCTGTAGTGGTATTGATTTCATCTGGAGCTGGGTCAAGGTTATTATCATACTCAGGCTCATCAGCTAAACTATAAGGATTAGGAACTTCACCCCATACAGATTCATCGTTAACTATAGCTATTGGTAGCCACACAAAACCTGACTGTACGCCATTAGGTGTTGGTGTCACGATGTTATTCTTTACAAGGAAGTCAAGCATGCCTTCGTTCTCTGAATAGTCTTTAACTAGCACTTCGTTGTCTGCTAATAAGACATCAGGTTTATTCACCGTAACCACAGCATATGGAGCTTTGTCCTCAAATGAGTTAAGCTGTATAGCTAAGCGGTTATTCTGGTAATAGTTGTGCAGATGCACGGTCACTTTGTGACTCTGCCCGTGAGCAGTTAGAGTAAATACTTTCATTTGTATTTATTTAATGATTAAATATTAGTTGTATTGTCCTTAGACTTCCGTACTATGCGGTGGTATTCTTCTATAACAGCATATAGTCTTTGACATTCATTACGCCATAGCTCAGTAATTTCATCAGAATACTTCTGATTGATCTTATTGAACTGGATAACAACCCACCAGTTAAATATCCAGATGATTGTGATGACTCTATCAGTGATGAGATCTAATACTTCTTTAGAATCTCTTTTGCTATACACTTCAAGTGCATAGATTCCAATCATAACACCCATTACTATTGAGTGATAGTTGTTTTTGAAAAATGTAGTTACTTTTTCTTTCATGATTTAGTATGTAAAGGGTTAATAAATAAGAAATTGGTGGTAATCCCCTTTGACGTTATCTCCAGGGCTAACCATCCATACATTCGTTTGTAGCAGTCAGGACAGGATTCGAACCTGTAAACAACTCTTGAATAGGACACCTTTGATATTATCTCTTGGTGGTTGTAATGCCCTGCGTATACCATTCCGCCACCTGACTATATAAATAATGGTTTAAGCTTCACCATAAAGCCTCTGTTCAGTGAAGTAGAACAGATAAACTCCTATCGTTGGGGGAACTATAATACTTTTAATGAGGTCAAATATGACCCCTCCATAACATAGTAGTTAGTATACTATATAGTATCTATGTTAATGGGGTCAAATATGAGCTCACTTAAACTTTTTAACTAAAGCCAAATAAGGCTGATTAAGACCAGAAAACTGGACAGGATGAGTACAGTGTAGGAACTACGTAATTTCTTACGTTTATCGTCACGCTGGAAGCGTGTGTAAGCATTTGTACTATGTGTCTCAAGTGTGAAACCAAGAAAAGTGGTAGCTATACCAGAGAACAGGGACATAATGAACTGCTTGTCTGTGTGACCAGCCGGATAGAACATTATGTAAAAAGTGTATATCATAAGGATAGATCCTATGATAAGGAAGATGTAGGATAATAACTTCATAATACTGTATGTATTTAATGGATGATGGATAGATAAAACAAGACAGTTTACACTCATGTCTAGGAGCTGTGCCGACCAAGGCTCTTGTAGTCTTACATCCCAAGGGTATAAGGGAAAGCATGTGTTGTTTGACTTATAGCTATCTTATCCGCACCAAAATGTGGGTTAAGAAGCATATTTTAAAGGATGAAAGAAGTGTGGAGGGCTTTCCTACCACTCACAGAGTCACACGTTAATACGTAATAACTACTAAAACTTTGGATGTATATCCAGGTGCTAGTCTAACTAGTCTAAGCTTGAGAGTATCAAAGCTTAGTTTCATGTATGAATACCAGTATGTAAACAAGTTCCAGGTATTAAACAAGAGTGTCTTAGATCTGATCATAAGAAATAAGTTGAGGATGAATAGATAGATGTAGTAAAACTTAGTACTCTATCCCAACGGAAAACCTACATCAGGTTAACATCAGCATACAGTACTAAGTGGTTCCGTGAGGTTACGGAAAAAAGGGGATATAATCCCCCTTTGGTGGTTCTGGTTATGACCAGAATCCACCTTGGCTTGCATCCTTTGGGATCAAGCCACCGTCATCCGCAAGGCGGGTGCCGGGGATGACCTGGAAGTTTCCAGCGTCATCTGTGGCTTCCACGACCTGGTCCATCGAAGATGACCAGAAAGTGACTACACGACCTTGGTCGGTGGTCACGCGGAAGCCTACATTTCCAGTCTTGGATGCTTTAGCTTCCACAGACGAAATGTTGAAGGTCAACGTGTCTAGTTGACCGAGAGCTTGCTTTGCAAGCAGATGCAATGATGTTGCTGCCATAAGTTTAAGTTTAACTTGTTAAACGAGGGGGTATTCCCCCGCCAAACTTATGGTGGGGTAGCTTGGTTGGGCGGGTCCTCACAACCTCTATCACAAACCTTATGAATAGGAGGGGGGTCTATATATAGGTTAAGAGGTGGGGGGCTGTTAATAAGTGTGTAAAAATTATTATGGTAAGTTTGGAATCTATTATTAAATTTGTTAAGTTTAAACTTATTAAGTATATTATAATATAAACCAAACAAAAAAATGATACACGTCTGTAACATTCACTGCCACACATTAGATATAGAGAAGGCAGAACTTATGGGCATAGAGGACCAAGGACAGTGGATGGCGTTTGCTTTTCATTTAGATGTCGTTGTGGCCTGTAAGCTTACATCCCTAGATGAGGATTCTCTCACATACAATTGCACCACCATTTTTACGGAGCACGGGGATACATACATTATAGATACCCCTTACCACAAATTTCAGAACTTATTTGTTCAGCATCATGCAGCACCGTCTTCTACAGAAGAGCAAGCTGGTGGTGACGATTTAAATTTTTAACCAATAAAATAAACCAACATGTCAGAAGAAAACGTATTACAAGAGGAGCAGGATGTAAAGAATGTTCCGTCAAAAGAAGAAATTATTGCTTTTATCCAAGAGCAGATTGAGGTAAAAACTGTACAGTTACAGTTGCAACAGTTGAACACAGGACTTGCTACCTCTAGAGCAAAGGAACTTAAGGCTTTAGCTTTCATTGCACAAATGACACAGCAAGGCGGAAAGCCAGAAGGCACTCCTCACACTATTACACAGGAAGATATGGACAATAATCCAGAACTTGCTGAAGAGGGTATTAAAGTGGGGGATGAAGTGATCATCCCTAATTCTCCAGCTGTAGAGAAGCAAAGATCCTTAAAGAAATAAACCTATTATATGAACGTAGTATATAAGCTAAAGGATTATTCACTATCATATCAGTTTGAACGTGAACATCCAAAGGAGCTTAGATGGGATAATAAGTACAAGTTATATATGTTAGTAGAACATGAGACCTGTCAAGGCATGTGGTTCTACGAGAAGTCAGTATTATTTGGAGAGATTATTGTATCATGGCAAAGTGCCAATGTACTACACATAGATAGTTTCACTGTACTACCAAGCCATAGGGGAAAAGGATTAGGATATGAAATGATCCATTCTCTTATGGATTGGGCACAGGAAATGGGTTACGAATATATTACAGGAGAAGCTCGTGATGGAGCTAGCTGGCACATATTCAAAAACCTAGGAGCAGAGTCAGTTCTTTTACATAAGGATTGGAACAAGACAAAAGAAGATTACATGAGTTTTAAAATAACATTATAATGGCACTAGTTAATCAGGTGGATAAAAGAGTGAGGATGACCACTTGGCAGATTGTCAAATATCAGATACTCACACATTGCTATCTCTTTGATATTCCAGTGAGTGAAGCAGATTTAAACTGTCTTACATTCCTGGCAATTGAGGGAGACCAAGAACTTACGCATTTCTGTAACAAAGCATACGACAAGAAGATATTCTCTAGCACACAGTCTGTACGTAACTGTTTGACAAAGGCAGAGAAGAAAGGACTTATTAAAAAGGAAGGAAAGAATAAGAAGAAGATCTTTATTAATCCTGATCTTAAGTTACACGCTAATGGAAATATTTTGTTAGACTATAAATTTTTAAGCGTTGAAGCCTAGAAAGTCTAAAGATCTAATCCCTATTGTAGCAGAAGAGCTAAACTTGTCACAACAAATGGTGTCAGATGTGACATCCTTTTATTGGCAAGAAATAAGAAAGAGTTTGTCAAGTTTGAAACATAGTAGAATACATGTTACTAACTTAGGAGATTTTACAATCAAACATTGGAAACTAGATGACAAAATAGATAAGCTAGAAAACTTTAAAGAGAACTTTAGACAAAGAGGCTTACAAGAAATTGTCACTAGATTTAGAACAGATGAAACTCTCTTTGATTTAAAAGCCATCAAGGTTTTAATGGATGAAGAGAAACAAAGAAAAGATTTTATTAAGCTTCATAAAAATAAAAGTGATGAGTCTAAAAGAGAACATAATCAAGATATGGAAAGCAAAGGGTCAGATCCTGGAGGGAGTGACTAATTCTATCTTTAAAAGAGATGACGTAGAAGAAATTGCACTATACAGAATGCAGATTTGTAAAGATTGTGCACTTTATACAGTGCATAATGAGGGATGTATGGTAGCTGGTACTACACCATGTTGTAATCAAGAGTTAGGAGGTTGTGGATGTAGCTTAGGATTTAAGACTAGATCTTTATCTTCAGAATGTCCAAAGGGACATTGGCAAGCTGAAGTGAGTCAGGAAGAGGAGGACATGATTAATCAGAAGTTAGGAATATAAACAATAAACATATGAGCATTTTGAGATTCACCCCACAAGACCACAGTTACAAAAGTATTAATCCTGAAGAGGATATTAAATGGATATCAGTTACATCCTTTATAAGTAACTTCAAACAACCATTTGACGCAGATAAGATTGCTTTAAAAACATCTAAGTCTAAGAAGTCAAAATGGTATGGCATGACGCCAGAAGAAATCAAACAAGCATGGGCTAATGAAGCTCTACGTGCTACAACACTTGGTACGTGGTACCACAACTGCAGAGAATCAGATATATGTTCATTAGAGACAATAGAAAGACATGGTAACACTGTGCCTATTTTTAAACCGATTGAGATTGACGGTACTAAATTTTCTCCAAATCAGAAGCTCACAGATGGTGTATATCCTGAGCACATGGTTTACTTAAAATCTGCAGGACTATGTGGTCAGTCTGACTTAGTAGAAGTAATTAATGGAGAAGTGCATATTACAGATTACAAGACTAACAAAGAAATCAAGACAGAAGGCTTTACTAACTGGGAAGGTGTGACTACTAAGATGAACTCACCAGTGGCTCATCTAGATGATTGCAATGTAAACCACTATGCTTTACAGCTTAGCTTATATATGTATATCATTCTTAAGCACAATCCAAAATTAAAGCCAGGTGTGCTGACTATACATCATATATTATTTGAAGAAGTGGGTAAAGATAAGTTCGGTAATCCAATCACTGCTCTTGATACAAATGGTGATCCTATAGTAAAAGATATTATTCAATATGATCTTCCATACTTAAAGTCAGAAGTTATCAGTATATTGCATTGGTTAGAAGACAACCGAGATAACCTTAAAGCTAAACACTAATGAGAGAACCGCTTTTTATTTCTAGAATTCAAGAGAAAGATATGATTTATAATCTTTCTCAAAAGATATTAGAAACCTATCCAGATATTTCTCCAGCTAATACATTAGTGGTTATGGTGAGTCCTGACTATTCTGCTACAGTGGCAATGCATATAGCTCACAATCTAAGTAAGGATGGGGAGATGTGTGATATTCTTCCTATACATGTAGCTTATCCAGATGAAGAAGTACACAAGTATGTTAGAAAAGCGGATAGTGACATAGACTCATGGTTTAAGTTCTCTGATACAGAATATAAGTATTATCTTTTAGTAGAAGCAGGTGTTATTCGTGGAGGCACTTATACATGGCTTACTAAGTTATTTAGAAATAAAGTGACAGGAGAAGTGATTACTAGTTCTTTGTATGAGAATATAGGTAGTAGATTTAAGAGTGATGTAGTTGGAAAGTATTACAATGATGATGAAGAAGATCTCACATTTTATTTTGAAAGAGAAAATAAACATTGGTCATGAAAGAACAAATAAGTGATAAGCTTGTAGAAATGTTGAGAATATACAGCTTAAAACAAAGAAATAGGTGGGATGAGTTAGTTAGAGATCTTAATACTAATAAATGGAGTATTAAGAAGAAAAAGAACAGACGTAAAATGAAAAATAATGGTAAGACTATTTGATATAGCTAATGGTAAAGTGGTTCCTAGTGAACACTGTTACACATTGAAATTTTTAAAAGACATTATGGAAGAATATGGTGATGAATCTACAAAGGTTTATTCATATCTATTCTACATGACTTGTCCTAACCCAGATTTAAATCCTTTCTTTGATGTACCAGAAACGGACAAAGAAGAAATAATTCTTGGTGAGGTGGATGGAGACTTTTCTACAGAAGATGATCTTGTAGTGAATGCATTAAGAATGTGTAAGAAAATGTATGAGACTCCTACATATAGAGCATACCAAGGTATAAAGATTGCCCTAGATAATATGGCAGGTTTTATGGCCACAGAAAAGGTAACCTCTGGTAGAGATGGATCTGCTACAGCTATTCTTAGAATTGCAGAAAGATTTGACTCTGTTAGACAAAGCTTTAAAGGTGTGTACAGAGATTTAATGGAAGAACAACAATCACAAGTTAGAGGCGGACAAAACCTTGCATATGACCAATAAGAAAACTATGAAAGAACCAAACAGAGAACGTAAACAAGAGATCAAGTATCATGTTAATCTTAATGATGAGCAGAAAGAAGCTAGACGTTTGATTATAGAAAATCAGATTGTCATAGTAACTGGTAGAGCTGGATCTGGTAAATCGCTAGTATGTGCATTAAGTGCACTAGATTTCTTAAACAAGAAACAATGTGATCATATTTATATCACACGTGCTACTATAGAAGTGGGTAATTCATTAGGGTATTTACCGGGTAGTTTAGAAGACAAGTTTAACCCTTATTTAGAAGCATTCCAAGAAAACTTGGTTAAGTGTGCAGATAAAGTTAAGATTCAAGCTATGGTAAAAGACGAGAAGATCGTAGCTTATCCCGTACAGTTTATCCGTGGTAAAACCATTGACGATATTCTTGTTGTAGAAGAAGCACAAAACTTGAGTAAAGCTGAGATGCTTGCTATTTTAACTAGACTTGGTAAGACTGGTAAGATTATTGTGAACGGTGATAATGAGCAGCAAGATACAAAAGATGCTACCACTGGATTAACTTATGCTATTGAACTATCTAAAAAGATTGATGGCATTAAATGGATTAAACTAAAAGAGAACCACCGTAGTGACTTAGTAGGACAGATATTAAACTACGAGTATAATAAATAAGTAAAATTGTAGAGTGACGAAATATGGCTGTCTCAGTATGGCCACGGCAAACGTACCCACCTGTCTCGTGGGCGGTGATACAGAAATAGATTGATAATATGGGGTAGACCACCAGCTTGCAAGCGTTGTGTTATCAATTGAATCTCACCTTGGTGGTTCGAGTCCACCCTCTACAGCTAATTTTATAAACATGGGACCAATGTTATTTCCTTTATTACTTAACCATATGTCATCTAGTTATAGTGACTATGTAGTAAATAAAACAAACCAAGAAACAGAAGATATGACACACAGACCAACCGTAACTGTATCTTATGATGAGTATCATGAGTTACAAGATGAGTTAAAAAAACTTAAAGAAATGAAGAGCAAAAACTCTGTATATGGCTATGCATATGCTAGAAAGAGAGATTGTTCAGAACTATTTCATGTAAATTTTGAAGGTATGAAAGCTTCAAAAGCTATAGATGAGCTACAAGAAGCAGTTCGTATGTTAAGAGTAGAAATGATGTCATTATCTTGTTCTTTATCTGAAGCAGAAGAAGAAATTGAGTATTTAAAATCTAGAAGTCTTTTAGAAAGAATATTCAATAAGTAAAAACTTAGGTTGATTGGAATTTGCTCATAGGGGCCAAACCGGTTAGAAAAGCCAATCGTAAAAGCAGATGTCCACGCACCCATCTTCTGCTTTCCTAAAATATTAAATATTAAATGTTAAAAATATGAAACAGGAAGTTTACACAGACTATGAGAACATCAAAGAGTTTGCAGCTGTATCAGATGTAAAAGATGAATTCATGCATGATTGGACATTTCATTTTAATCCTTATACAGGATTATGGAATGCTATTCCAAGAAGTTTATATACAGCTTATTGGAGTAACTATGAAATAAAAGGTATACTACGTAGTAAAGATATCAATACTCTTTTATATTTATTGCATAGAGGAAAAGGTGACATTAATGCTGTACATAAGTTAACTGACACTGAGTTTAATAATAATGTTTAAAGAAATACCTACATATGAAAATGGAGCATGGGATGTAACTACCTTCTATACAAGAGAAGAGTTTAGAGACTTCTTATTATCTATATTCAAAGAACCCGGTAAGTATGAGTTTAATGAAACTAGTAAGATCTTCAATGAAGAAGGTCGTAAGTTTCAGAAACAAGGATACTATTGTGCAGCACCTGTAAAGACTAAAGACTTTATTGCTTACTGGAATGATCAGAAAGCAAAATGCCGTAATGGTATAATCATAAAAGATGCCGGAAAAGCTTGGTATGTTAGTAGAGATTATTACATGTGGTTAAACTTCTTACCTATCTATGATAAAGAAGAAAAGAGGTTTGACTTTGCTAAGGTGAGAGATGCCCAATATCACATGGCATTATATGAACATCTTGCTGAAATGCATTGGAAGCATGCCATCATTCTAAAAAAGCGTCAGATAGCATCTTCTTATTTCCACATGGCTAAACTAATTAACCAGTATTGGTTTGAAGAAGGAGCTGTGTTAAAGATTGGTGCTTCTCTAAAGGATTATATAAACGAGAAAGGCTCATGGAAGTTTCTTAATGAATATAAGAACTTCTTAAATGAACATACAGCCTGGTATCGTCCAGCTGAGCCTGACAAAGTCGGGGCGTGGCAGCAACAGATTAAAGTGAGGATAGGTGGTCGTGATACTTATAAAGGTTTGAAATCCACGATCAACCTATACTCTTTTGAGAAAGATCCTACCCATGGTGTCGGTGGACCCGTAACATACTTCTTTCACGAGGAGGCTGGTATTGCTCCTAAAATGGATGACACATATGGTTTCATGAAGCCAGCATTAAAGTCTGGTCATATGATTACTGGTCAGTTTATAGCAGCAGGATCTGTCGGTGACTTGGATCAATGTGAACCTATGAAAGAATATATCATGCATCCAGAAGAAAATGGATTCTATGGTGTAGAGTCTAATCTTGTAGACAAAGATGGGACAATAGGAATTACCGGTCTATTTATCCCAGAACAGTGGTCTATGCCTCCGTATATTGATCAGTGGGGTAATTCTAAGGTTGAGGAAGCTTTAGAGGCTCTAGAGAAAGAATTTGATAAGATGAAGAAGGATTTAGATCCGGCAGCTTATCAGTTGACAGTCTCACAGCAACCACGTTGTATTGAAGAAGCTTTTGCTACACGTAAGGTGAGTGTATTCCCACCACACTTGGTAGCTAAACAGATGCAACGTATTCAAGATAAAGAATATCCTGTAGAATATTTAGAGCTTTCTCGTAACGCTGAAGGAAAGATTATAGATAAACCATCTAGAAAGATTCCTATCATGGAGTTTCCTATATCTAAAAAGACTGAAGATAAAGAAGGAGTGTTGTGTATTTACGAGAGACCACATAAAGATCCTCCTTTTGGGATGTACTATGCTTCTGTGGACCCTGTTGGAGAAGGAAAGACAACTACTTCAGAATCACTATGTTCTATATACGTATATAAGAATCCAGTAGAGGTGATCAAAGATGATGGTAACGGAATGGTTAAAAATGAGATAGAACGTGACATGATTGTAGCATCATGGTGTGGACGTTTTGACGATCTTAATAAAACTCATGAAAGACTTGAGCTTCTTATAGAGTGGTATAATGCTTGGACAGTTGTGGAAAATAACGTAGCTTTATTCATTCAGTATATGATCTCTAAAAGAAAGCAACGATACTTAGTACCAAAAGACATGATTTTGTTCTTAAAAGATATTGGTGCCAACCGTAACGTATTCCAAGAGTATGGATGGAAAAACGTTGGTACACTCTTTAAAGGAAACGTACTATCTTATGGTATTGAATTCCTAAAAGAAGAGCTGGATCATGAGACTAAAGAAAACGGTGACATCGTAAAAACTGTTTATGGTGTAGAACGTATCCCTGACATCATGCTTTTACGTGAGATGCAAGCTTATAGAGATGGCTTAAACGTTGACCGTTTAGTAGCATTTTGTGCCCTTATAGCGTTTGCTAAGGTACAACAGAGTAATAGAGGACTAACTAAACGTGTAGAAGTTACAAAAGAAAACTTGGATAACTCCCAGAAATTTAGTAAATTAAATTGGAGCCCCTTTAGACATATTGGTGGTTCTAAAGGTGGTGGAGGTATGTCAAGAGCCCCTCGTAATCCCTTTAAAAATATGAAATAATATGGAAAACAATGAGCTCCACACAGAAAAGGTAAAGATCTTATCTAGACTAGTTAAAGAAAACTATATTACACTCGAAGAGGCTTTACTTCTTTTAAAGGAAGAGGAAAAAGAACTTGTGCATATTCCTTCTACATCAACAGGTACTTGGCATACTAGTACTACTCCAAACTATACTATGCCAATGTTTATCAGTAGTTCTGGTAATGTTAGTATGGGTACAAGTAATCCATCTAGTATTTTAACAACAACTTCTTCGTTTACTAATTCAATTGCTGAAGAACCAGCAGACTTAAATAATTAAATATCATGCAGATATACAATGCTCTAGATCTTAAATCTGGAAAAAAGGCGGATTATAACAAAATGGGTACACTTACCCAGCCTATCCAGTTTATATCTGAAAAAGAGAAGGATGAGGAATGGAGAGCATGGAACCTAGATTGGCTAGAATTCCAAGGTATGAAACAACTTAGACGTAATGCTCGTAGACTTATGAAGAACTACAAGCTGGCTAAGGGTATTATTGATAAGGCTGACTACATTGTAGAAGAAGACAATGAGATGGCTGATCTTATTGACACATTAACAAAAGAGGATGAGTCTGCATTAGAGCTTAAGTTCTATCCTATTATTCCTAACGTAATCAACGTGTTATGTAATGAGTTCTCTAAGAGAAGCTCACGTATCATGTTTAAGGCTATTGACGACATCTCATATAATGAAATGATGGAGGAAAAGCGTTCCATGGTAGAGAAAGTTTTACTAGAGGATGCTGAGAGAAAGATGATGATTGAGATGATGAATATGGGTATTGAGCTAGATTCTGAAGAAATGCAGAAAGCTTTAGCCCCAGAAAATCTACAACAGCTTCCTGAGATTGAAGGATTTTTCCGTAAAGATTACAGATCTATGATTGAAGAGTGGGCTACCCACCAGATGTCAGTAGATGAAGAACGCTTTAAAATGCAAGAGCTTGAAGAGCGTGCATTTAGAGATATGCTTATTACAGATAGGGAGTTCTGGCATTTTAAGATGAATGAGGACGACTATGATGTAGAGCTTTGGAACCCATTACTTACTTTCTATCACAAGTCTCCAGATGTACGTTACATCTCTCAAGGAAACTGGGTAGGAAAGATGGATATGATGTCTGTATCAGACGTTATTGACAAGTATGGATGGATGATGACCCAAGATCAATTGGAGTCCTTAGAAGCCATCTATCCTGTACGTTCAGCTGGGTATGCTGTACAAGGATACCAGAATGACGGTACATACTATGATCCTACTAAATCTCATGATTGGAATACAGAAATGCCATCATTAGGTTATAGACAATATGCTTCTTTATACGACACACAGTTTGGTACAGGAGATATTGTAGAGTGGATTTTAGCGGATTCTGAGGATACAGTGGATTTTGGCAAGTCTCATTTACTACGTGTATCTACAATCTATTGGAAGTCTCAACGTAAGATTGGTCACTTGACTAAGATTACAGAAGAAGGAGAAATTATCCAAGATATCATTGGTGAAAGCTATAAAGTTACAGATAAACCTCTGTATAATACTTCTATATACAAGCAAAAGTCTAAAGATAACTTAATCTTTGGAGAACATATTGACTGGATTTGGATTAACGAAACTTGGGGTGGCGTTAAGATTGGACCTAACCGTCCTGCGTTCTGGGGTATGAATAACCCTGGAGGTATCAATCCTATTTATTTAGGTCTTAATGGTGGTAAACCAGGACGTATTCCATTCCAGTTTAAAGGAGATGCAACACTTTATGGATGTAAACTTCCAGTTGAAGGTTCTGTGTTTGGTGATAGAAACACCCGCAGTATTTCATTGGTAGATCTTATGAAGCCATATCAGATAGGTTATAATATTGTAAATAACCAGATTGCTGACATCTTAGTAGATGAGCTAGGAACAGTTATCATGTTAGACCAGAACTCTTTACCACGTCACTCTATGGGTGAAGATTGGGGTAAGAATAATATGGCTAAGGCTTATGTAGCCATGAAGAACTTCCAGATGTTACCTTTAGATACGTCTATTACTAACACTGAGAATGCTCTTAACTTCCAACACTACCAAGTATTAAACTTAGAACAAACTAATCGTTTACTATCTCGTGTAAACTTAGCTAGTTACTTTAAGAATCAAGCTTTTGAGGTGATTGGTTTGAACCCTCAGCGTATGGGTCAGATGATTGGTCAAGAAACTGCTACTGGTATAGAACAAGCTATGAACGCTTCTTATGCACAAACAGAGCAGTATTTTATCCAACACTCTGATAATTTAATGCCAAGAGTTCACCAAATGCGTACAGACTTAGCTCAATATTATCACTCTAAGAAACCTAGCGTACGTCTTCAGTACATTACTGGTAAAGATGAGAAGGTTAACTTTGAGATGAATGGTACTGAGTTATTAATGAGAGACTTAAATATCTTCTGTACTACTAAGACTAATGCTAGAAATGTAATGGAGCAGCTTAAACAACTTGCTCTTAATAACAATACTACTGGTGCTTCTATCTATGATTTAGGTAATGTTATTAAATCTGAGTCTATTGCTGAACTTACAGGTGTTCTTAAAGATGCTGAGCAAAAGACTCAAGCAGCTAAACAATCTGAGTTACAGCAGCAACAAGAAATGCAGCAGCAAATGATTGAGTCTCAAGAGCGTCAGAAGCAGATGGACTTACAATTTAGAGCTGAGCAGGCTGATCTTGATAGACAAACTCAGCTTACTGTAGCAGAAATTAGAGCTGCAGGATATGGTGCTGGTGTAGATATTAACCAAAATCAACAATCTGACTATCAAGATGCTTTAGAAGGTATTCGTCAAGAACAACGTTATCAAGATCAAATGAACTTGAAACGTGAATCTGAGATGACTAGAAAAGAACAAGGTGCTCAAAAGTTAAACATTGAGCGTGAGAAAATTCAGACTCAGAGAGAGATTGCAGACAAACAATTACAGATTGCTAGAGAGAATAAGAACAAGTATGATGTCGGAGGTAAAACTTCTACAAAAAAGTAGGAATAATTATAGCTCTATTATCCACACCTTAGATAAAAAAATTACAGGAAAAGTAAATTTTTAAGATTTAAGTTGTATATTGATTATGTAGAGATACACATAAAAACCAAACAAAATGACTGATAATCAAAACAATGTACAGACTTCTGTGCAGCAAGTAGATCTTGATATTGATAGTTGGTTAGGAGCACCCGGTGCAGATAGCATTGTAACTCCTACAACTGAAGATAAAAAAGATCCAAAACCCAACATCTTTAGTCAAGGAAAGTTTGACACAAGCTTTTTAGATGAGGATGATAATGACACGGATGATAAAGATCCAGATGGTGCAGATGATAAAAAGGATAAAGATCCAGCTGCAGCTAAAGACTTTATTGACAACCTTGTGAATGTGGATGATGATGGTGATCAAGATGATGATGATGATCAATCTGCTAAATCTAAAGGTGGAAGACCTAAGACAGAAAAGTCTGGCTTAGTAGAGTTTCTTAAAAAACGTATTGAGTCAAAGGAAATGTTTGCCTTTGATGATTATGATGAGAGTAAGCAGTCTTTAGAAGATTACTTAGGTGGTCTTGGAGAGAAAGATGTTGAGGAGCTATGGCAAGCCAACATTGATAACTTAAAACAAGAAGTTGCTGCAAAGACTCCTCAAGAGTTTTTTGAGTCATTACCAGAAGAGTTGCAATATGCAGCTAAGTACGTAGCAGATGGAGGACAAGATTTAAAAGGTCTTTTCCAAGCTCTAGCTCAGGTTGAACAGGTTCGTCAGTTAGATCCTACTAATGAGAACGACCAAGAAGGTATTGTAAAGTCTTATTTACAAGCTACTGGTTTTGGTACAGAAGAGGAGATTGAAGAAGAACTTACTACTTGGAAAGATCTAGGTGTACTAGAAAAGAAAGCCAAGCAGTTTAAACCAAAGTTGGATCAGATGCAAGAAGAGATTGTACAATCTCAGATTGCAGAGCAAGAAAGCAGAAAGCAGCAACAAGAACAAGCTGCTGAAGCATACATGAAAAATGTATTTGAAGCTTTGAGACCAGCAGAGATTAACGGACTTAAGTTGGATAAAAAGACTCAGGCTCAGTTATATAGTGGATTAGTTCAACCTAACTATCCTTCTATTAGTGGACGACCAACTAACCAGTTGGGTCATCTTTTAGAGAAGTATCAGTTTGTAGAACCTAACTACCCATTGATTGCTGAAGCATTATGGTTATTATCTAATCCTGAAGAATACCGTCAGAACTTGGTAAAACAAGGAAAGAACCAAGCGGTAGAACAAACAGTGAGACAGTTAAAGACAGAGCAAGCTCGTAAAAACGTCTCTACTTATCAGGATGAAGATGAAACTAGGACTAGAAAGATTGCTAGACCTACAAACATATTTAAACGCTAATTTTACTTAAATTATTTATTAACCCTTAAATTTAAAAGCCTCATGGCAACTCCAGTTTTGAACAATGGTATATTTCTACGAGATACCAGCTATCAGACTAGCTCGCACGTAGACAGCTACCACCTTTCAAACTTGCTAAAGTCAGCAGAACCTACAGACTTAGGTCCTGTAGATTTATGGGCTATGGCTCAAAAGGTAGAAATGCCTTTGTACCAGATGTCTAGCTTTGGCGGTAAGAACGTTATCTCAGTAGATAACGCACGTGGTGAGTACAAGTGGCAGATTCCAGTAACGCAGGATCTTCCATACATTACAGAAGATATTGAATCAGCAAATGCCACTAAAGGTATTGATGGTCAGTCTTTCAAGATTAAATTGAATAAGCGTTCTTTTGGTCATGGTGATATCATCACTTATGACAAGTACAACGGTGTTGAGATGTACATCACAGCTGACGATATTATCCCAGCAGGTGACGGTTTCATCTATACTGTTCAGTTGGTAAACAACGACAATGCTAAGTATTTGGATAACAAGTACTTAAAGGTGGGTACTAAGGTGTTCCGTAAAGGATCTGCTCGTGGTGAATACGGTGAGCGTTTCTCTGATATCGGTAACATCAATGCAGGTTTCCGTGAATTCTACAACTATGTAGGTGGTGCTGAAGCTCACGTTCACTATTCTGTTAGCTCTCGTGCTGACTTAATGATGAAAGGTGGAATGAAAGCAGACGGTACAGTTCCTGTAATTGAAATGTGGAGAAACTTCGATAAGAACGTTGATCCTTCTGTATCTTCTTTAGAAACTATGGCTTCTAAAATGGGTAAAGATTATGTAAAGAAAGCTTACGAATCAGGACAGCTTACTCGTACATTCTTAACTTCTATGGAAGCAGCTCATTTGACTAAGATTGCTAACGACATTGAAACTTACTTAATGTGGGGTCAAGGTGGTAAGGTTAAGCAAGATGGTCCAGATGATATTCGTTTATCTGTAGGTCTTTGGAAGCAGTTAGATAACTCTTACAAGCGTATTTACAACAAAGGTTCATTCAACTTAGACTTGTTTAAATCTGAGATCTTCAACTTCTTTAATGGTAAGGTTGAATTCCAAGGTCCAGATCCTAAGCGTGAGTTAGTTGTACAAACTGGCCTTGGTGGTATGAAGCTTGTTAACGAAGCTATCAAGCGTGAAGCTATCAACTCTGGCTTAGTAATTAATGCATCAGAGGTAGGAGCTATCACTGGTAAAGGTATGGACTTAAACTTTGGTTTTGCATACACTCAATACGTTATTCCTTTCTTGGCTAACGTTAAGTTTGTATTGAACCCAGCGTTTGATAACATCCACACTAATGATATTGAGAACCCAATCATTGATGGTTTCCCATTATCTTCTTACAATTTCATTATCTTTGATATTACTGAGAACACTAACGACAACATCTTCTTGTTGAAGTTATCTTGGGATAATCAATTGAAGTGGTTCTACCAAAACGGTACAATGGACTACATGGGTCGTACTCAAGGCTTCCAGTCTTCTGGACAGTTCAACGGTTACCGTGTATTCATGACACAAACAATGCCAGCAATCTGGGTAAAAGACCCAACTAAGGTGTTGAAGATTGTTATGAGAAACCCAGTTACTGGAGGATCATTCTAAAAATAGTATCTGAGGCAGGGGGTTAAAATCCCCTGCCAAAAGATATAAAAGTAACAGTACTCAGAAAGGATAGCGGACACCAGTCTAACTGGCTAAAACACCCTCACTAGTCTGAGTCATTTTACCACCCTGTGGATAGTATCCCCAGGTCACCTATTGTACGCGTACCATGACTGATCACATGGGAAGTTCGCAACTTCTAATAGGTTCTAAATATAAAAGGTCATATATTGTGACCAGTTATAGTAAAAACCAAACAAACCAAACATGAGCGGAGTAACAATCGTGGAAAAGTATCCACAAAACAAGAAATCTACTATTGCCATTAGACCATTCTTTGATGCTAATGTAGACAATATGGGATTACAGAAGTATGGGTTAAGTCTTTTTGACGGAGCGTTCCACGAGGAACAATTAGCTTGTCTAGAGATTAACGGTATTGTAAGATACATTACTGGATTAAATGAGTTTTCTCCAGATGTTAAAGGGCTACCTGCAGAAGAACAAGAAGCTAAGATTAAGCAGATTCGTGTAGTTGTAGCTCAGTTAGAGAAAGAATTAGCAGCAAACGTAGTAGAACCTACAGATGAGCAGTTCTGGAATAAGATTAAATTACTGAAACCTGATAATTCAGCTTTCTGGGATAAGATCAAAATTAGATGTGGTAACGAACCAAGTTACTTAGAGCCTGATAAAGATCCATATGATTTAATTAGATTATATGCAATTGAAGCAGGTGGTTTCTCAATCGTTGCTAAAAGTTTAGAAGAAGCTCGTAGAATGCCAGTTCCTCCTAAATTTTACTTAGATAAGTTAGAAGAAACTGCATCTGTAAATACTGAAGTTAAGAAAATGCGTAATAAGGCATTGGCTGAACTTGAAAAGTTATTTAACAAGAATCAGAATAAACTTCTATATGTAGCAAAAGTGTTAGATGCTAACAGTGCTCAGTATAAGAAATCTACACCAAATGATATTGTCTATGACAACATGGATAAATATATTAACGGTGATCTTGTAGAAAAAGATAAGCGTAAAACAGCTGAAAGATTCTTAGATGTTGCCACTTTAGATATGGAAACATTAAAAATCAGAGCTATTGTAAAAGACTGTACATATTACAAGTTTATTGCAACTAAAGCTGATGGATTTATCTACCACATGGAAACTACAACAATGTTAGGACGTACTCCTTCCGATTGTGCAGAATACCTAAAGAACCCTCTAAATGAAGAGATCTTGGTAGACTTAACTAAGAAAGTTGAGAAATACTGGAACCAGTAAAAAACAGTACCTGGGTTGCTTCCCGTGAGAACAGCACCCAGGTCTTTATAAAATATGAACAACAACCTGTTACAGATAAAAATCAAGCAGAGGCTTAATAAGCTTGGCTCTTTTGATTATGACAACATTGAGTGTTGGATGATCCAAGAGGCTTTCAATAAGGCTCAAATTGAGTGGGTACGTAGACGTTTACACGGATTAAATGCCCTTAAAGAATCTTCTGAACAGAGTGTTACAGTGGTTGATGATCTTCAGATACTACTTAGTGAAATAGAATTACGTGGTTTAGAAAAGCCAAAGTACTTTGAAACTGATGCTATTCCAGCTAACTACTTACACTTTGTAAGAGTTAGTGCTAATGTAAAGAATGATTGTTGTCCAAAAAGAGCTTTAAGTACTATCTATCAAGCAGAAGAAGCAAACGTAGATATTCTTTTAGCAGATAGTTTTAAGTCACCTTCCTTTGAATGGGCTGAGACTTTTTGTACAATACTTGGAGATAAGATTAGAATCTATACAAATGGTTTATTTACTGTACATGATTCTAAATTAGTATATTATAGAAAACCAAAAGATATTCAGATTTTAGGTTGTACTAATATTGCAACTGGACAAACCTTTACTACTGCTGTAGAGTGTGAGTTAAAAGATGATATCTGTGAGATTATAGCTGATGAAGCTGCTGCAATCTTAGCTGGTGATATAGAGTCTATGAATCAGTATCAGAGAGAAGTACAAAACGCACAAAGAAATAGTTAATGATACAGAAGTTACAAAGACCAGGACCAATGGGCCCATGTACTGAAACAGCAGCTATGATCGCTCATGCACAATCTTTTACAGTGAGTATGCATCAGTTACATCTAAAGATTACAGGACCAGGTTCATTATCAATACATAAAGCTCTAGGTGAGTTTTATGAAGGTATGCCAGGACTACTTGATTCTGTTGCAGAACAATATCAAGGTGCTCGTGAGAAGTTGTTAGAGTATCCTACAGTGACACCATACAAATGTGGATCTGTACAAGAAGCTCTTTCGCATATAAAAGAACTATATACAGAAGTTACTGAGTTACAAAAGCTTATGCCTTTTTCAGAAGTTACAAACCAACTTGATGAGGTAAAAAGTTTAATATCTTCAACTAAGTATAAGTTAATGTTTTTAAGTTAAATTTATTTTTTTTATTTATAACCCTTAAATTAAAGCCCTATGTATTTTCCTAATGCATTCCGCAAGTCATTCTTGCCTGCTAGCACAACTTTAGCTAGCTCTGGTGGTACTGATGCTTTAACTGCTGGTCAAATTGGCTTCTTTGATGCTAAGACGTACCAAGCTGTTACTGCTCAAGCTGCTCCTTTTATTTTGGCTCAAGGTTCTTACTTTGCTGCTGACAAAATTGGCCCTGTTCACGGTGGTTACAAAGAGTCAGTTAAGTCTAAAGTGATCAACCCTAAGTACATCAGCCGTTTGATCAAAGTAACATCTGATGTTGCTCAAAATCAAATCGTATCTGTAGATCCTTCTGCAGCTACAATTAACAGTGACACTACTTACCGTCTACGTTTAGATGTTAAAGGTTCACCTGCGTTGCGTTTTTTAAACCACCAGTTGTACAAGACATTAGACGCTCACAGTGGTTGTGATGCTGTTGCAGGTACTACTAACACAGTAGACCAAAACGTGATCTTACTTAAGTGGAAAGATCAAATTAACGAGGCTCCATTGTTGAAAGACTTTGTTCAAGCTAAGGTGTGGAATTTAACTACTGCTTCAGTAGCTATTAACCCAACAGCTGGTTCTGCAACTATCGTTGTAGCTAACGCTGATGCAGCTGCTTTCCAAGCAGGTGAAAAAGTGGTTCATGCTTCTTTAGCTGGTGGTTCTCAAGTAGTTTCTGTTGGTGCTGCTGATTCAGCTGGTTCTGGCTATGCAAATGTAGTTCTTACTAAAAATGCTGTAGCTTCTACAGATGGTAATGCTAAGATCTACTCTGAAGTAGCAACTGGTACTTACTCTCCTGTAACTGCTGCTAATGATGTAGCTGCTGTAGATTCTCACTTAGAGATCACTGCTGCTTACGTTGAAACTAAGTTTGGTGCTTGTACTTTTACTCCAACTGATTTCTATGAATTAGAGCCATTATTTATCTACACTTCATTTGTAGATGAGTCTGGTGATCCTTGTGCTGTAAACGGATTTGTATCTGCAGAGATCCAAGCTCCTAAGCAAGCATCTGGTTTAGGTGAGACTGTATTACGTGAGTTGATCTTAGATGGTCGTTACTTACAAAATGCATATCCTGATAGCTCTCGTGTAGATAGCTTACGTATGCGTGAGATCGAAGCTGATCCAGCTTTGGCAACTGTAAACAAGGCTGGTTTGTATGATCAAGTATTGATCTTACACAATGTACCTCGTTTCAACAACCCAACAAGCACATTTGATAATGATCAGTATTTGATCGTAGTTCACGTACCTGCTGGTACTTCTACTACTTCAATTACTAACTTCATTGCATCTAGTGCAAGTGCGGCTGGTAATGCAGTAACTTTAGAGACTGTATAAGATATTAAGAATATCTAAACATTAAGGGAGAGGACAAATGTCCCTCCCTTTTTGTTTTTGGATAATTCCCAAAAATTTGGTATATTATTATTGAGGACCTTCGTCTTTAAATTTATATAAACTATTAAAGTTTACACTAATGGCAAGCAAACATCAGCTAAGTTTAGAGCTGCCTGATACTAATAATATTAAGGTTTTACGTATATTTGATACCAGCATTTATGCTGACGGAGTTGGACAAGACTGCGGTGTTCTAAGTATCACTTCTCCAGGATTTAATCTTCCTGTAAATATTGAAATGTTACCTGGGTTTAACACAACACTAACAGCCTGTACTTTAGGATTACAAAAGACAGGATGTAGTGAAGCAGCACAACCACTTCCAGATGGTATTTATGTTATTAACTACTCTATGTCTCCAAATAGTATTGTTCAGGTAGAGTATAATCATCTTCGTGTTACACAAACTGTAAACAGATATTACAATCTTTTGTGTGAATTAGAGATGAGTGCGTGTGAACCAGATGCAGACATAAAAGAAAAACTTGTAGAATTAAGACTAATAAAAAGTTTTATAGATGCAGCTAAAGCTAAGGTGGAGTATTGTCATAGCCCTGAAGCTGGTATGGAACTTTTATTATACGCAAAAAAAAGATTAGATAAAATTACTAACGGTCTTTGTGGAACAAACTGTTAAAGCTCACTAAAAACCAAACATAATGAGACAGTGTTCAAATTGCAATTCATCCATAACATGTGGATGTCAAGATAGGATAGCTTCAGATGGTAAAAGAGTTTGTGCTAATTGTATCACATCTTATGAAGCTCAAATTAAATTAGAAGCTTTAATAGCTCAAACAAGTAATACACAGAATGAGAACTTATCTACAGAATAGAGAAAAATACAATAAGCAGTTTGCTGATGTAATGCATCGTTTATACAAACAGATGCGTTATGGTGTTGACTCTTGTAAGCCAGAACAAGATAGCCAACTCATTTCTATGAGAAAAGAGTTAGTTGAATGGGAAGCTAATGAAGATGAAGGAGCTTTATCTGAAACTAAAGTTCAACTTAAAACTTGGCTCGGTATAAAGTACGATGATGTGTTATATTCTAAAGGAGGCACAGGTTTCTTTATGTCTGAAGATGGTAAAGGTCCATCTGTAGGATTAGACTACATGGGTACACAACAGTCTGGTCAAAATATTATAGAGATTAACTCTGGTGGATGTATTACTAGAATTAATTTAAACCCAGCCATTACTATTAATCAAAATAGTTCTTTTGTATTTACACAACAAACAGCTTCTACAATGTGGGATGTTGTTCATGGTATGAACTTAAGTCCTAATGTTAGAACAGAAGATTTAACAGGTGCAGATATACAAGGAGTGATAGACTATATTGATAATAATAGACTTAAGATTTACTTTAATCAACCCGTAGCCGGCAGAGCATACTTATCATAATGGCAGTACAGAAAATATATGTAGACTACGATTTTAATAAGAATAGTATTCTTAATGCTAAGTTACAACCTGTAACCACTGCAGAAAGAAATGCTTTAGCGTCTGGATATAATTCTAATGACTCTGGTATTATTGTCTATGATACTACATTAAAAATGGTGTATTCATGGGACGGTAACCAGTGGGATCAAGTAAGTTTATCAGATAGTCAACTTGCTCAAATAGCTGAAGCTTTTAACAAAACAGTGGTTGATATCACTGTAACTGCTGATAATGAAAATAGAACTATTATTCTTACGTATAGAGATACACTCTCTATACAAGAGACATATAAGTTTTCGCATATTCATAATCAAACAGTATCATCAAGTGTATGGTCTATAACTCATAACTTGAACAAGTACCCATCTGTTTCTGTAGTAGATTCAAGTAATGAAGAAGTTATTGGAGAAGTACAACATACTAATTCTAATTCATTAACAGTTAAATTTTCTGCACCATTTAGTGGGAAAGCATTTTTAAACTAATTATAATACAAATACTATGTCTAAAAAGTTTTTAACCAATCTGGACCTCAATCAAAACCAGATTTTAAATGTAGCGGTTCACAATAAAGCTGGTGCACCGTCTAGTCCAGTAGTTGGTCAAATCTATTTTGACACTACGCCTTCAGTTTTAAGAATGTTTTTTTGGGATGGTACCGCATGGGTGGACATGTCAGGAGATATCCAAGATGTTCTTGGTGGTGCTGGTCTTACAGCATCTACATCTGCTAATGGAGATGTAATTACATTAGATATTAATGTAGATAACGCAACTATTGAGATTGACTCAGATAGTTTAAGAGTTAAAGATTTAGGTATTACTACTGGTAAGCTAGCTAACTCTGCAGTTACTACTGTAAAGATTAATGCTAATGCTGTAACTTTTGATAAGTTACAACAAGTTGCTAATCTAACTGTTATTGGTAACGTATCTGGTGCTACAGCTAATCCAGCTGAAGTAACAATTGTTACTGATTTAGCTAGTGCATCTAGTACAACTCTTGCTACATCACAATCTATTAAATCTTATATTGATACTAATGTAGGAAACTTAGGTAATTTAGAAGGTGGATGGGATGCTTCTTCAGGATCTTTTCCTGTAGGATCAGCTCCAGTTGCTGGTACTAAAGCTGGTGATTACTGGTATGTAACAGTTGCTGGCACTGTAGATAGTGAACCATTTAATGTTGGTGATGTAATTGTTGCTAAAAACAATGCAGCTTCTACAAGTTCTAAAGTTGATTGGATTAGATTAGAAGTTAACAGAGATCAAGCTACAACAACAGTATTAGGTTTAGTATATCTTGCTACAAACGCAGAGACACAAACTGGTACAGATTCTAATAAAGCAGTAACTCCTGCGGCATTATCTTCTCGTACAGCTACTGAGACTCGTACTGGTATTGCTGAGATTGCAACACAAGCTGAGACTGATACAGGTACTGATGATGCTAGAATTGTTACTCCTTTAAAGTTAAAAACTTTATTAGATAACAGAACTGGTGGTTATGCCGCAAATATTGGTGGAGCAGGTACTTCATATGCTTTATCTCATGGTTTAAACACTGTTGATGTTATTGTGATGATAAAAGATAATACTACACTAGAAGAGGTTATTACAGATGTAGTAATTACAGATGTTAATACCGTAACTGTAAGTTTTGCAGTAGCTCCTTCAGCTAATGCATATCGTGTAATCATCAAGAAATAATAACACTGAATGAAATTTCTATCTGACATACTAGCTAAAGCTGGTCTGACAGTAGATGGTGTAGTTACACTTAACAATACTGCTACTGGTCAGACGCCTGATGCTAATGATAACTCTACCAAGTTGGCTACAACCGCTTGGGTTAGAGGATTTGTTACGCCATACACTTTACCAATAGCATCTGGTACTACTCTTGGTGGTATTAAGATAGGTAGTGGCCTATCTATAGATGGAACTGGTATCGTATCTGTAGCTGCATCTGGTGTAGGAGCTATTAGAGCTTTACAACAGATTACTGCTACAGCGGGTCAAACAGTATTTACAGTGTCAGGTGGTTATACACCTGGTCTTATTGATGTATTCTTAAATGGTGTATTGCTTACACCAACAGCTATTGATGCAACTAATGGTAATACTTTTACGTTAGCAGATGCATCCATAAGTGGGGACTTGTTAGATGTTTTTGTATATAACCCAATATACAATGGATTTATATCTTCTACTGATCAAGTACCAGAAGGAACAATTAATTTATATTATACAAATGCTCGTGCTAGATTAGCTATTAGTCTAACAACTAATGGTGTAAGTGGTGCAGCTAGTTATAACTCTTCTACAGGTGTTTTAAATATTCCAAACTACCAAGGTCTTGTTCCTGCAAATGGTTTAGCTGGTCAGATTCTTGCAAAAGCAAGTGCTACTAGTTATGATACTACTTGGATAGATAACTACACAAGTCAAGTACAGCATTATGTAAAACTTAGTGCCACAATGACTGCAGGTACTGCCGTTTATGTATCTGGATCTACAGGAGATTCAGGTACAAATATGATTGTATCTAAAGCTTCTAATAGTTCAGAAGCAACATCTTCTAAAACACTAGGTCTTCTTAAGACTGACGGTGTTACAAATGATGAAGTGTTTGTTGTAACAGAAGGTTTACTTGCAGGCTTAGATACATCTACTGCTACGGCAGGTGATCCAGTTTGGTTAGGTACTAATGGTGGTTTAATCTTTGGTTTAGCTAATAAACCTACAGCACCAGCTCATTTAGTATTTATTGGTGTTGTTACACGTGTACAATCAAATAACGGTGAGATTTTTGTTAAAGTACAAAATGGTTTTGAACTAGACGAACTTCATAATCTATCTGTAGCTAACGCATCAGATGGTGATATGATTAAATATGTAGCATCAACTGGTTTATGGACTAAGATTGCTGCATCAACTACAAATATTGTAGAGGGAACTAATCTTTACTATACTGATGCTAGAGTAAACACCTATCTAACTACTAATAACTATGCTACACAGTCTTATGTTAGCACAGCTATTTCTAATTTAGTAGATAGTGCTCCTACAACTTTAGATACATTAAATGAATTAGCAGCAGCATTAGGTGATGATCCTAACTTTGCTACAACAGTTGCTACTTCTATAGGAACAAAAGTTCCTTTAACTAGGACCATAACTATCAATGGTACATCCTATGATTTATCAGCTGATAGAACATGGAATATTGCAGCAGGTGTAACATCTTTCAATACAAGAACTGGGGCAATTACTCCTGCTTCTGGAGACTATACCACTGCACAGGTTACTGAATCTGGTAACCTATATTATACTGATGCTAGAGCTAGACTATCAATTAGTTTAACAACTACTGGTACATCTGGTGCAGCTACATATGATAGTGTAACAGGTGTACTTAACATACCTCAATATCAAGGTGGTGTTACTAGTTTTAATACTAGAACAGGTGCTATTACATTATCTGATACAGATGTAACTACAGCATTAACTTACACTCCAGTTACTAATGCTCGTACATTAACAATCAACGGTACAACTTATGATTTAAGTGCAAATAGAACATGGTCAATAGCTGCAGGTCTTACATCATTTAACACACGTACAGGAGATATTACTCTTACATCAAGTGATGTTACAACTGCTCTTGGTTATACTCCTGTAACTAATGCTAGAACATTGACTATCAATGGAACAGCATACGACTTAACAACAGATCGTTCATGGACAGTTGGTGTTAATCCTTCTGCTAGAACTATTCAAACATATACAGCTACAGCTTCTCAAACTACTTTCACTGTAACAGGTGGGTATGTGGTTGGTTTAGTAGATGTCTTTATTAACGGTGTTAGATTAACTTCTGCTGACTTTACAGCAACTGACGGTTCTACAGTAGTATTAGCTACAGGAACTGGTGCTGGTAACATTGTAGATGTAATTAAATATACATCAGCATTTACAGCTAGTAGTGCACTAAGACAAGTAAGTTACTTTACAGCTACTGCTGGACAGACTTCATTTACAGTTAGTTACACTCCTGGTTTAGTAGATATATTTTACAATGGATCTAAGTTAGCTTCTTCTGAATATACAGCTAGCAATGGCACAAGTATAGTGTTATCTAGTGGAGCTGCTCTTAATGATATTATTGAAGTAGTTGCATATGCATACTCTGTAGGTGCATTTACAGGACAAGCACAACTTAATGGTACAGGCTTTGTAAAAGTAAGTGGTACTACAGTAAGTTATGATAATAGTACATACTTAACTACATCTAGTGCAGCTTCTACTTATTTACCTTTAAGTGGTGGCACACTTACAGGAGCTTTGAATGGTACAAGTGCTACGTTTAGCGGTAGCGTAATTGTTGGAAGTGGTGCAAGTTCTTCAAGTTCACCTAACTTATTAGTAGCTGCAAAAAATGGTACTGTAGCTAACATTGGGGGTTTACAATTTGCTGGAACAAGCACAAGTAATAATGGTAATAATAATTTAATTAGCAGCGGTTCATATTTTAATGGTACAGCAAGTATTGCAACTGCAACTACTTCATCTATATATCAACAAACAGTAGGGACTCACGTTTTTTATTCTAATACTGGATTAACTATTGGAAATTCATTTACTGCATCTCCTGCTTTAACGATAACCGCAGCTGGCAACGTAGGCATTGGAACTACTACACCAGGATATAAACTGCAAATAATTAATGCTGCAAATGGTTATGCTTTTGGTATAAATGGTGGAGCATCTAATGCCACATATTTAGCAGCGTATTTAGGTGATGGTGGGGCTAGTTTTGGAACTAGGAGTAATCATAATCTTGCTTTTTTTACTAATGATGTTGATAAATTATTTATAAATACAAATGGAAATGTTGGTATTGGTACAGGAGTTCCATCATATAAATTAGATGTAATTGGTAATATAAGATTAACTACTGGAGGCACTGGAGCCTCATACTTATATTTTCACGATTATACAGATTACAAGTATTTAGCTTACTATGTTAATGATACTTATTGGAGAGTTCCTGGAATACATTATTTTGAAGGAAGTAGTGGATATAAAGGATATTGGGATGCTAGTGGTAATCTTTTACCAGGTGTAGATGCATCAATGAATCTAGGCTCAACTACAGCTAGATGGGCCAATGTTTACACAACTGACTTACATTTGTCTAATAAAGGTAAGCAAAACGATGTTGATGGTACATGGGGGGACTGGACATTACAAGAAGGTGAGACTGAAATCTTTATGTTAAATAACAGAAGTGGAAAGAAATTTAAAATTAAACTAGAAGAAATTATATAACATGCCAATAAGAACATCAGCCGTATTAACTGCATCAGGTTTACCTCATGGTTTTATGCAAATACCAATACCTATTGTACAACATAGTGCAACTAATATTGGTACTATTACTATAAATCCAAGGTATAATGATTCAACAGCTCATACTGCTTTATTTGATTCATCAGATGATTATGCTCCTGGAGCAGCTTCAGGGGGAAATGCTTATGTTGATATAAGTTTACCAATGTTTCCACATCATGATAGTTGGTATAATAAAGTTCATGATTCAAATTATGGAAGAAGAACAGGTAACGGTACGGCCATTAGTGATATAGGTAGAGTTTCCCTATGGGCACAAATAGGTGTTGGTGATAGTCCACATCCTGGTGAAGATTATTCATATGCTCATATTGCTATGTTACATAATCAAGCTGGTGCATATCATGCGTACATAAGAACTGGTGCTCCAACTCCTAATTATACTGAGCCAAGAACATTAGATGGCAATAATAGTTTAAATAGTTTTGCAAATTTAAAAATAAGTGGGCAATATTATGGTGGTGGATCATATGGTGGATGGTATTGTTTAGCAAACTATTCACCTGGACTTTTTGGTAGTTCAGATACATTACGTATAATAAATTGGGGAGGTGATACTGATGCACGTAGCAGAGTAAGAATTGTAGATATGGTATATATTCTTCATGGTAAATTAGGTACATCAGGAGTTTAAAACATATAGATATGAAAATTATAGAATACGGAAACTGTGTTTGGGATGGACCAAAAGAAAACAAGGGAATTTCTTGTAAAGAAGACTTCTTAAAACTTAAACAGGTGTATGACTTTACACAAGATCCTCCGGTATTAGTTCATACAAAAACAGATGAAGAGCTTTATATTATATGGGAACAGTCTGAAATTAATAACTTTGCACAAGAACATATCTATAAGTACTACCCGTCTTGGAAACAGTCTAATGTATTAAGAGAAGGAAATGAGCAAGAGTTATTAAAGATGAGTAACTTTATAAATGCAGTTAGAGCTTGGTCTAATCAAGAGTCTCCAGATCCTTGGAATGGTAGTCTTGATATTGTAGTACCGTAAATAAAACATTAAGATTAATATAGCAAATGGGAAAAAATACACAGATAGCTGAGTTAATAAACTACATTTCCGTTAATGGAAGTGGTGATATTGTCATGACCGGTAATCTTATTATGCCTGGTGGTGCACAAGCAGCTACTCAAACATATGTAAATACTGCTATATCTAATCTAGTCAATGCAGCACCGACTGCTCTGGATACTCTAGCTGAGTTATCTACTGCTCTTAATAATGATGCTTCATTTGCTACTACAGTTACAAATAGTATAGCATCTAAGTTAGCTTTATCTGGGGGTAGTCTTACTGGTAGACTTAATTTATTAAATACTGATAGTGTAGATTTAGCATTATATCATGGAGCAGCATCTTCTGGCTCAGCTAGAATATACTATAATCAACCAGCAAATCAGTTAAGAATTTATGCTACAGCTATAACATCAGATGCTACAATTGGAATCGGTTCATTGGCTCTATATAATGGTTCTGCGTATAAGATTGTATTAACTGAAGCTAATATTGGTTCTTATGCTTTACCATTAACTGGTGGTACTCTTACTGGTCAGTTAACATTAACGTATTCAGGAGCAAGAATAGCTATTAACGATGGTGGTAGTAATGGAATGACAATTGGTCTTTGGGATGGATCAAATTGTAGAATAGAATCAGGAGGTAGGCCATTATATATGGTTTCATATGGTGGTGCAATATCAATAGGCAGAAGTGGTGGAAATAATCTTGTTATAGATACTAATACTTTAACATATGCAGGTGGTACTATTTGGAGAGATAATAATGATGGTAGTGGAAGTGGTTTAGATGCTGATTTATTAGATGGAAGAAATGGTGGCGACTATGCTCAAATTAACTCTGGCGGACCTTCTTTTCAAGGTAGTACTACTTATACTGGTTGGTATAAATTAGCAAGAAGTAATCAAAATGCTGGTGGTTATGGACCAAGAGGTGCTTTTAAAATTACTATAGCAGCAACAGGTAATTACTTAAGTCCAGCTCAAGATGTTATATTTGGATATAAAGATTGGGTTAACACAATACATGTTAGTAAAGTTGAAAGCTATTTAAGTACACCTTTTAGTAGTTATAGAGTTACAACAGATAGTGATTATACTTATCTTGAAGGTTATGTGAGTGGGTTTTGGGTAGGCGGTGAACAATCTATAGCAGTATATTGTGAGTCATATGGTCATAATGGATTACAATGGTCACCTTTAAGTGGTTATATTTCATCAGGACTATCATCACCATCTAGTTCATTTGCTATGACTAAAAATGGTAGTGCGACAACTTATGGTAGTATTTTTAGCTCATATTCTGAAGTTAAAGCAGCTGCTGATGGTAATGATTTATTTGTAGGTAGATATAGTGGAGGCTCTGCAAAATTATTTAGAGTGTATCAATCTGGAGCAGATGGATATTTAGAATTAAGAACTGGAGCTGATAATATTGTTACAAGACTATCAGGTTATGCTGGAACATCTTCTTATTTTCTTTCTAATGTAGGATTTGGTACAAATGATCCTACACACCGTTTAGATGTAGTTGGAGGTAGTGGTACAACTCCAGTAGCATCTTTTACATCAGGAGGTAATTCTTGGAGTGAAGGTATTTATATAAATCCTTCAACTGCCAATGGTTATGCTGGTATATATTATCCAATTGCAGCAGATAGTCAAGCTGATGGTATGTGGTTTACTGGTAGAATCACTTCTACAGATGGTAACTTCCCAAATGGCTTTGGCTTTGCTAGAAAAGGTTTAACAGGTGGAGGAATACCAGGATGGGGAGGTAACGCCATGAATATAAAGCAAGATGGTACTGTGTATTTTGGTTTTGATGTAAGACATGGTCAAAACTATAAAGGATTAACCTTTGTTCAATTAACATCTTGTATAGGATGGAATACATCTATCACCGGTAACACTCAAACTACTATATCAACAACTGGTCTTGGATTACCTTCTGGAGTAAAAGCCATTTCAGTAGTAGGATGGTATCATGTTAGAAACTATGGTGCTGCTCAAGGTCAAGGTGATCATGCTACGGCTTGGTTTGGTATTAGTAATGATCAAACTCCTTATCCTTGGGCAGGTACAAATGGTGGCTATCCATATGATAGTAACACGTTTACCAGAGCTGACTATGGATCATTTGTAATGGAACATGATGGAGATGCTTCTATTGAAACAGGTTCATCAGGTGGACCACATTATTATGGTAGTTGGCACAATGGTATTATAAACGTAAATGCTAACGGTACTATTTATTGTAATTTAGGATCTGGTTATTCAGGAGGCACACACTATTTTGCATTATATATTCAAGGGTATTGGATTTAAAAATATACAACATGATAGAGAAAAATCAAATATTAGATGTAGATTATATTGATGACTTAACTGTACTAAATGAGAAGTACGGAATTAAAGCAGCTTTAGTTAACAATGTTCTTTTAAATTTAGATGGTACTCCTTTTGGAGATTTACCAGCTGATATTGAAGAAAAAAGAAGTGAGTTGATTTCAGAGTATAACGCTACTAATTATCAGAGAAGACGTAAATTTGAGTATCCTCCTATTACAGAATACATTGATGGTGTTGTAAAAGGGAATCAAGCTCAAATAGATGCTTATATTAGTAAGTGTCAAGAAATAAAAGCTAAATATCCAAAACCTAATAGTAATAAATAAATAAACGGAACTTGGATAGTAGAAAATAACTAATTATGGGTAATACGAAAGATACAGGCTTTTTAAGAAATCTCATCAGTTATGATGCTAGTGGTAATATTGTATTACCAGCTAATCTTACTGTGACTGGTAGTTTATTAACTAGTGGTGGAGCAACCTATGCTACACAGTCCTATGTTACTACACAGATAAGTAACTTGGTTAACGCAGCTCCTGGGGCATTAGATACTCTAAATGAGCTTGCTGCTGCATTAGGTAATGATGCTAACTTCTCAACCACTGTAACTAATAGTATTGCAACTAAACTAGCTCTTAGTGGAGGTACGTTAACTGGGTCTTTAAGTGGTACAAGTGCTACGTTTAGTGGTGATTTATTTATTGTAGAAAGTGGTAATGCTTTATTAAGAGTACAAGCATCTACAAATACCACTCCAATAGCTGATATTGAATTAATGCGTGGTACTAATACAACTTGGGGTGCAGATGGATATGGTGATTATAGATTTAGAAACAGTGGTGGAGATTTAACAATACAATATGGAGATAATGGTATTACAAGTACAAGACTTACAATAGCTTCTACTGGTGCTACTATATTTTCGGGAGATACTACTTTTAACGCTGCAGTAGCAATCGGAACTACTCCTACAAATAGACTATTTCAAGTTTACGCAAATACTTCTACTACAACTCCTATTATAAAATTTGAAAACGTTGGAACTGGGGATTCAGTTACTGAATATAGAGTACCTGGTGCTAGCTGGTATGTAGGAATTGATAATAGTGATTCAGATACATTTAAAATTGGACCAGAACTTTTAGGGACTGCCGACAGGTTAGTAATTACTAATGCTGGTAACGTTGGAATCGGAACTACTACTCCGGGAGCTAGGCTTTCAGTTCTTGGAGATGGAACTTATACAAGTGGAGAAATTACCGTTTCTGAACACGTAGACCAAATAGGTACTTCAGCTAAAAGAGGGGTTATTTTAGGATATTATGCAAACGGAAGTTCTGCTACGGCTGGAATGATAAGAGTTCCTAATAATGGCAATTTAATAATTAATGCTAGCGGGGGAAATGTAGGTATTGGTACTACAAGTCCTACTTATAATTTATCGGTAGCTAGTTATTTAGGTGTTGGTGCTCAAGGTGGAGGTGATATAGTATTAATAGGTGGTGGTTCTGGGGTAGGAGCATTTATTCAACTAAGATATGCAACTGGAACTACAAACGTACACTTAGCTGGTAATGGCAACTCTTACTTAAATGCTTATTATGGCAATGCTGGTGTTGGTACTACAAATCCAGCATCTACGCTATCTGTACAAGGAGAAATAGCTAAATACTGTACAACATCTGGTGTTGATGGAAATTTTGAAAACTTAATAAAGTATGGATATTTTGGAGATTTACAGAGTGGAACTAGTTCAATAAATAGATGGATTGGTATAGATGCAACTGTAACAGCTGGAGCCGCAGTTACTAATACATTAAGAATTAGAGCTTATGGTGGTGGAAGTGGAAACGCAGCTCCTGTAAATGTTGTTGATTTTAGAGGAGATCAGTCATCTGTATTCTACGGATATATAAAACACAATACAAGGGTATTTAGTGGTAACTCATATATAGGTAATCTTTCTCCTAACCTTAATACTGCTTATAGTAGAAACTATTTGCTTGTTTGTAATCTAAATGATGCAGCTGGATTTTCTCTTAGCGGTCATATGAATGCAGCTTCTTATACATGTTGGAACATGTCTTCTTTTTGGATTATGAAAAATTACTCATCAACAAATGGATCTGCTGGTATCACAGGTATGTATAAAGGTGGAGGTTGTGATATGAATATTGTAGATTTAAACTATGCTGGTGGAAGATATATTGCAATAGGTTATACAAGTAATCCAGAAGTAAACGGAATGTGGATTGGTTATAGAGTAAATCATATGTTAAATGCTGATGGTAGTGCAATTGTTGTTCCTGATAGTAGTGTATCTATAAATTCAACATATGCTACATATTAAAAAAATAGAATAATAATAATTAAAGATAATGAACAAACAAAGGAAGACCTCCCATATACTTAATGTATTTCAGTATGATGCTGATGGACACGTTGTTCTACCAGCAAGTCTTACTTTGAGTATAGCTCCGGGAACAGGAGATAATAATTCTAAAGTACCTACTACAGCATGGGTGCGTACATATGTATCTGGCCTGTCTTATGCTACTTCTGCTTCTGTAACGTCAGCTATAGCAGCTCTGGTAGATGCAGCTCCGAGTACGTTAGATACCCTTAATGAACTGGCAGCAGCCCTGGGAGATGATCCTAACTTTGCTACAACAGTTGCTACTTCTATAGGAGGAAAGCTTGCTTTAACAGGAGGTACCCTAACAGGAGATCTGACTTTATCTGGTGTTAATCCGCGTCTTTACTTTACAGATACAGACAACAACCCTGATTACTTTATCAGTAACACGGACGGTACCTTTACAGTATATGACGTTACTAACTCAGCAGGAAGATTTAAGATTTATACTACTGGTAATGCTGAGTTTACTAATAACCTAACCGCAGCTTCTTTTATAAAGAGTGGCGGTACAGCAGCTCAGTTCCTTAAAGCAGACGGATCTGTTGATGGTAATACTTACCTAACAGGTATTACATCTAGCCAAGTAACAACAGCTTTAGGGTTTACACCTTACAATGCTACTAATCCTAGTGGATACATTACTGGTATTACAAGTAATATGGTTACTACTGCACTTGGTTATACTCCGTACAACTCTACTAACCCATCTGGGTATATTACCGGTATTACATCAGCTAATGTAACAACGGCTCTTGGATATACACCATATAATTCAACTAACCCTAGTGGATATATAACATCATCTGGTACAGCTGCAGCAATTAGTCAAACAGTTGCCGGTGGTTCAGAGGCAAATCTCGTATATGCAACTATAGGAGATAATGATTTTTTTAGAATTAGAGTAGGAGGAGCATCTAATGCTGGTTTTGCTGAAATTGCAACAGCTGATGACGGAACAGAACCTATATATGTTAGACAGTATACGGGTGTATTTAGTTCTCTTACAAGAACTCTTACATTATTAGATGGATCTGGTAACACAAGTACACCAGGTAGTTTAAATGTTGGCGGATACCTTACAGTAACTGGAGCTGGTTCATCTAGTTCCATTTATATGTCTGATAGTGATGAAGGACAGCGTGAAATTCATTGTAACTCTAACCGTATTGGTTTCTTAACACAAGCAGGCTCATGGGGAGCTTGGTGTGATGATAGTGGTAATTGGAATGCTGCAAACTTTAGTGGATCATCTTCTGGTACAAATACGGGAGACCAGACTAATATTAGTGGTAAAGCTGATGGAGCTTTTAAACTGTGGGCTACCTCACACCCTAATGATTATTATATTGTGAATAACTGGACAGGGTCTTACTGGCAGTTAACAACAAATCATGGATCTGGTGTACAAGTAGCTTACGCAAACTCTGCAGGTTCTGCTTCTTCAGCAAGTAACGCAGATACTGTAGATGGTTATCACTATGATAATTTTCCTGGTAAAAATGGTAATTCTTATTATCAAGTAGCTACATGGTTGCAGTTAACAGGTACACATGGACTATACTGTCCTTCTGTAAATAATGCTCATTTTTATCCTCAGAACTTATCTTATGGAGTTTGGAGAGTAGAAGGCTCAAAAAATGGATGGACTGGTATTCATTTTGGAGGTGGTAATGGCATGACTCTAATGATGAATGAAACAGAGTTTGGATTTCATAGAGAAGGTATTGGATGGTCAGCTAGATTTACAAGCGGTACTGGTCATTTTAATATATCAGGACAAGCGGCTTCTATATCAGGACAAGCAAACTCTGCAACTATAAATGCTACATCAGGTAATGCAGGAAATCAAATTGTGCTAAGAGATGGTAATGGAGATATTTCAATAGGTACGTTAAATACAAATCATGCTTATTTTGGTAGTGGTGGAAGGGGTTTAACATCTGCTGATACATATGGTTCATATGGTAATGTGCATACTTATGGAACTGGGCAAAACAATTGGAGCGGATATGGAATACATGATAACTCTGGTTATCGTACTTTTTTTATGTCACAAAGTGGAAATTTTGGTCTTTATGGACAAAGTATTGGTAAATGGGCATTCTATTACGGTAACAGTACAGCGTCTTATGCAATTGGAAGTGACTCTCCTGTAGCCGGATATACCTTATATCTTATTTATGGTTTATATACTGTTGGATTATATAATGCTTCTGATGCTCGTATGAAAAAAGACATTAAACCATTAACAAGTTCATTAGACAAAGTAAAAGCGTTAAGAGGTGTTTCATATGAATATATAGATAAAGGAGAGGATGGAACTAAAAACAAAGGACTTGAATTAGGATTTATTGCTCAAGAAGTGCTACCTGTAATTCCAGAACTCATTAGATATGATGAAGAAAAAGGATATGCAATGAACTACAATGGTGTATCAGCAGTATTAGTAGAAGCCATAAAGGAACAACAAGCTCAGATAGAAGATCTTAAGAATAAATTAGACTTATTAATACAGAATAAATAATATAAGCTTTGTTTAGTACTGACTCATACGGCAATACATATTTTCCTGCAGGTATATCTGCAGGTAATTATCCTATTACTCTTAATACACCTACACATGTATTAGTAGCAGGGTTAGGAGGCATTATATCTAGAGTAGCTACTAGTCAACTTATTAGCAATACAGATGTTACTTCTGTATTTGGTAGACAAGGTGCTATTACAGCTTTACCTGGAGATTATGATACTGACATGGTAAAGGAAAAGACAAACCTTTACTTTAGTAATGCTAGAGCTAGAGCTGCTTTATCTGTTACTACTACAGGTAGTACTGGACCAGCAACTTATAATGCACTTACTGGTGTAATAAATATTCCACAGTATCAGAATGAGTTTAATGGTGTAAGTAGTTTTAATACACGCACAGGAGCTGTAACACTTACAGCACTTGATGTAACTACAGCTCTTACTTACACACCAGTAGATATAGAGACAGATCCGGTATGGGGAGCACAGAAAGTATTGTATTATACTAAAGTGGAATCTGATGCTACTTTTGCATTGGTTAATCATACCCATACTATAGCTAATGTTACTGGTTTACAAACAGCATTAGATGGTAAAGAACCAACTATTGCATCAGGTAGTACATCTCAATACTGGCGTGGTGATAAAACTTGGCAGACATTACCTACCTATAGTTTACCTATTGCTAGTCCAACAGTTCTTGGTGGTATTAAAGTGGGATCAAACTTATCTATAGATGCTAATGGGGTTCTTTCTGCTGGTAATAGTTATGTACTACCAATAGCTTCAGCTACAGTATTAGGAGGAATTAAAGTAGGAACTAATCTTAGTATAGATGTTAATGGTGTTTTATCATCTACAGATACAAATACATGGGTTGCTAACTCACTAAACGTTGCTGGTTATGTAGCTGCTCCTGGAGCTGTAGCTAATAAAGTATGGAAGACAGACGGATCAGGTAATCCTGCATGGAGAGATGATGCAGATACTATTACTACGTCATTAGCATGGACTAGCATAACAGGTAGACCAACTGCATTATCACAGTTTACAAATGACCTAGGCAACTACGGAGGATGGATTACATCTTCTGGAACAGCTGCAGCTGTAAGTCAAACTATAGCTGCTGATTCAGAAGGTAATTTAGTCTATGCTCAAATGGCTGATAATGACTTCTTTAGAATAAGAGTTGGTGGGGCATCTAATGGAGGATGGGCTGAAATAGCTACAGCAGATGATGGTAGTGAACCTATATATGTAAGACAATATACAGGTGTATTTAGTTCAGTCACAAGAACAGCTACACTTTTAGATGGCTCTGGAAATACTACATTTCCTGGTTCAGTAACTGCATCTAGTTTTAGTGGTACATCTTATTGGACTAATATATCAGGAAGACCAACAGCTTTATCTGAATTTACAAATAACTTAGGTAATTATGGTGGTTGGGTTGTAAGAACTGGTGATTCTATGAGCGGTAGACTTACTATTGACACAAGAAATATTAATAATAACTTACCATTACATGTTCTTGCAGTAGAGCCATATATACAATTAGAAGCAACAGGAGGGAGTAATTCTACAAGTTTTAGAATGTATCCAACAGGTGGATTTAATGCGTTAGTTGGTAACTTTTCTTCTGGTGAATTGGTTCTTGTAGCTGGAAATACAGAATCTGTTTATATTAATAGTAATAGTTTACGAGTAGCTAAATATAGATTTAATGGTAATACTACTTTATCAGGTAATGGAACTGTTGAAATTATAGACATGGCTAATGTTGGTATGTCTATGCAATCATTAAACTATAGATGGTACAATAATCTTGCTAATGTTCTTTACATGACTCTTGATTATAATGGTAATCTTACAGCTAATGCATTCTTTGAATCTTCAGATATTAGATATAAAGATGTAATTGAGACTAATCCAAACATAACTCTTGATGGGCTTGATGTTATTAAGTTTACAAGAAAAGGAAATAAAATTGTTAGATATGGTTATTCAGCTCAACAAGTTAGATCTTTATCAGAAGACTTAGTAGGTGGTACTAAAGATGATCTTACTGTTAACTATTCAGATGTGCATACTCTTAAGATTGCAGCATTAGAAAAACGTATTGCAGAACTAGAAGCTAAATTAAAATAATGAGTTGGAAGTCTATATCTGGTAATCAAACAATATCTAGAGCTAACTTACAGGATGCTATTAATACTGGCGTTTTTGTACAGAAAGAATCTGTCCCTAGTACAAGTTCAAATAAAAGTGTAACTAAGTCAGAGATACAAAACTATATTTATACTTGGGATCTTTATCCTGCTTTTAGATCTAAGTCAGCTAATCAATTACCTGTTAAGAGTAATATGGCTGTACAATCCAATCAAGTATATGCAGTTAACAGCAACGCTATTTATTTAGGAAATACTAACAGAGATTGGATATTTTTAATATTTTATAATGCAGGAGATGTATGGGCATCTATTTCTTCCTCTATAGATAATAGATGCATATTAGCTGGTAGATCTTATACATCTGGTGGTGATGGAGGGGGAGCTTGGTTCTCTAATGATTATGGTGAGACATTTACAAGATTAGATAGTGTAATGACAACCAATGATTCAGCAACAAGTACTGCTATGAGTAGTAATGGTGAATTAATGATTTTAACTAGACAAGTTGGTTCTTTTGATGCTGATAGAGCTAAAATATATAGGTCTTATGATGCAGGAGTAAACTGGGTAGTAGGATATCAAGATGGGATAAGATATAATTTTAATGGAGCCGCAATGTCTGGAGCGGGAAATTATGCAACAGTATTAGGATCTGATGGGACTAATTATTATGTGTTTACTTCTAATACTTTTGGTGCAAGCTATACTAAAACATATTTGTGTCAAGGAATAAAAACTTTAATAACAGGATGTGTTGGTATGTCTAAATCAGGACAATATCAATTATTAACACCTCCAGAACCAACTGGTTCTTCTTTAGGTTATTTTTATGTTTCAAATAATTATGGTAGTAGTTGGACAGCTGTCACAGTAGTAACGGCACCGTTATCTCCAAATGATGTTTTTAAAGGTTGCTCAGTTTCAGCAAGTGGTGATTATATGACTGTAGCAGCTTATTCACTTACACTAGGTCAACTTAGAACTTATGCATCAAGTGATTTTGGAATTAGTTGGACAGTTAGCATTGGTACAGCTATTGGTCAAGCTGTAGATGCTTCTGGTCAATTTCAATATCAGCAAGGAAGACGATCTATTGATTATGGTAATACTTGGTTTGCAGATAGTGTTATAGCTGGTGCTAAATCTATTTCTGTAAATACTACAACATATACAACTCCACATATATATGGAATATCTACTGGTGGTAATGTATTTAAGTCTATTGATCAAGGAACTAGTTTTAGTATGTTACCTTTATCTGGATATTTTACTAAAGTAGCAACATCTGGCGGTTCAAATAATGGTAAATATATAGTAGCACTTCTTGATAATAATCCTGGTGGATTTCCTAACTATAGTGTTTATCATTCTAGTAATTATGGGGCATCATGGTCTACAAACTTATCATCTTCTGGTCAAGTTATGATGTGTTGTGCAGTATCTGATGATGGATACTATTTATTAGCTTCATCATATAATGGTCCATCAAATGAATCTTATATATATAGATCTGCTGATTCAGGTGTAAGTTGGCAATATATGACTACTGTTAGTTTTCAGGCTCAAGATTGTGCTATATCACATGATGGAAAATATATGACTGTGATAGCAACAGAACCTGGTGGCGATAGTACCAGTGTTACTGTGTATAATTCTTCTAATTATGGTTCAAGTTGGACTGGAGTTGGTTCATATTTTGGTCAAGGGTATGTTTCTATTGCAATGTCTACTAATGGTAAATTTAGAACTTTTGCCTCTACAGATCCCACCAATGCAAGAATTTACATATCTTCTGATTATGGAAATACATGGGTTACTCCATGGGGAATATCTGGATGTTATGCCACTTCTTGTGCTTTAGATGATTCTGGAAGAGTTGGTTTAGTATCAGTTGTGGCTAATGATGGAAACAGTAGTTTAATTTATTTTACAACAGATAGATGGGATAGTTATGATACTTATAGCACAACTGGGACATATCCTGGGCCACTAGGTCCTCCTTTAATATCAGGCGTTAATGTATCTTCAGATGGTACATATTGGTCAGCAGTATCAAGTAATAGTAGTTATTCTTTTACTTGTGTTACTGGTAATAGATATTTTATATCTCATGCAAATACCCCAGTATTTAATAAAATAAGTAAATAACTAAATTGTATGAACTTATCTGTCAATTAGTCATTAACATTTGTGGATAACTTGTTTGGTACTAGATTTGTATATATTTGTTATATTTGTAACAGATTAATCTAAAAATTTAAAAAACAATGGAAAAAATTTCTTTAAAATTGTTTGAGTTCTACAATCTAGATGCTGAACTCAACGGTTTAACAAACCAACAAACTGGTGAGAAAGTTGCTTCTGGACTTATTCAGGAGAAATTATCTTTAGTTACTAAGTACTGGTTAACAGAACTAGGTAAGAAAGTAGCTGCAGAAAAAGCTTCTGTAGAAGAATTAAAGAACGACCTTATCAAGAAGTATGGTAAGGAAGATGAAAAGGGCGGCATCTCTATTCCTATGGTTATTGAAGAGTTAGACTCTGAAGGACAACCAGTTAAGGATATTGACAAAGATGGTAACTGGTTTACCAAAAAGGTAATCAATCCAGCTTATCAAGATTTTGAAAGAGAGTTTAATGAACTTCTTCAAACAGAGAAAGAGCTTGAGTATAAGGCATTTACATTAGATGACTTTGAAAAGGTAGAAACATCTGAGAACTATGGTACATTCTTTAAGCTTATTAAGATTGAAGAAACTAAAGTGGTTCCTTTAAATTAGTCCTGCCCTCTCTTTATTTATAGAAAAGACCATCCCACCTGGGGTGGTTTTTTTGTTATTTCAACAAAAATAATGTATATTATATTGTAGACTACTTAAAATCTAAACATAAATAGTATGGCACTTAAAATCACAGCTCAGATTGGAACCGATAAAGGTATTACTTCTGAAGCATATGTACGTATAGCTGATTATCAGATCTCTAAATATGGATCTGCTAACTTCAGAATTGAACTTTTTCAAAGTCAGGATGATGCTACTTCTGTATCATCTTATCCAGGAATGAATGGTGGTGTAGCTCGTAACCAACAAATTGGTGAGAGTCTATATGTTGCTTTAACTCAGCAAGTTGAAGAAACGATAACTGTAAGACGTACTGTACCTGTAGAAGTAGAATTTACTGAAGAAGTAACTGGTTCTCCAGATGCAGATGGTAATTCTGAGACTACTACTGTTACTAGAACTCGTATTGAGATGCAAGAGCAAGATGTACAAGAAACAATCACTAAGACTGTTCCTGATTTATCATCTGCAGAAGGTGTAGATGTATTTGCGTTTGGTTACAGTCATTTAAGAACAAAACTAGAAGGTCTGTTTGGTGCAGACAATGTGGTTGATTGTTAATAACTCATTGATATACAATAATATATGCTACCTGTAAAATCCAATACTGCTGATAAGGGTTGTTCTCCGGTTTCCTCAAATTGTGTAATTTGGCAAGGGCCGGATCTATCATGCATTAACCTCTGCAACGGTGATGCTGTATCTGATGTAGTATATAAGCTTGCAACACAGCTGTGTACAATACAATCAGCTTTAGACTTATCTACTTTAGACTTATCTTGTCTAGTTTCTTTTTGTGCATCTACAAATCCTGCACCTACTAATAAAACCCTGTCAGCAGTGTTGGATTTTATTATAGATAAAGTGTGTTGTTTAAGTACAACTATTGAAAATTTACCAGGTGCTGATGGTGGTTATGAAGAACCTAATCTTTTACTACCTACTTGTTTACAATATACTGATCCGGCAACAGGTCAGACTATTACACAACTTGTTCATAATCAATTTACTTTAAGATTAGGTAATCAATTTTGTACTCTAAAAGCTACAGTAGATGGTCATACAACTACTTTAGCTACTTATAATACAAGAATTACTGCATTAGAGAATGCACCTAGTGTAACTCTTCCTACTGTAACTCCTAATTGTATTCTTCCTTCAACACCTACCGCTATGAATTTAGTAGTAGATGAATTAGAGGCACAATATTGTAATTTAAGAAGTGTACTTGGAACTAATGCAGGTTTAACTGCAGCTGTTGGACAGCAGTGTCAAGGCTTAGCTACACAAAATGCACTTAGTCAACCTGGCTACGTAAGTGGTTTAACTGGATGGGTTCCTTCAACAGGAGATGCTTTATCCGGTACAGTAGCAGGAGCTATTAAAAACTTATGGGTAGTGTTATGTGATATGAGATCAGCTATTTACGATCTTAAAAATACAGCTGGTACTACTGATTGTTCTGCATTCCTTCTTGGATTTAGTGCAGCAGCTAATGAAGCTCGTACACAAGTTACATTATTCTTCTCTGGTAGTACTGTAGTTCCTGCAGGCTTTACAAACTGCAATGCTCAAGGATCTAAAGTAACAATTAAAGATACATCTGGTCATATTTATACTGGTTATGTTGATTTAGTAGCAGCTCAAAGTGATACTGATGGTATTACCTTTGATGTAACTGGAGCTTCCTTAAGTCCTAGTCAAAACTATACAGTTACTGTAGAAGGTTGTGTAACTAAAAATGGTAACACATGTTCTAAAGTGGCTACGTTTGATGTACCTCTTCCATGCCCTATCATTACATCTGTAAGTGCAACATTAGAATAACATGAACGCAACGTTATCTTGGTCAATAGGAGCTGGTGCTACCTCACAGAATGTTCAGTACAAGCTGAATAGTTCTAGTACATGGATAACATTTGAAACAGTTGGTGGTAGTGCTACTACATCAACTGTAACAGGGCTTAATAGTAATTTAATATATAACTTTAGAATAGTTACTTATTGTTCAGGTGGAACTCCTGCCCCTAGTGTAACTCTTAACAAGATATATATTGTTTGTCCAACTGTTACAGCTACTTCTACTGATAGTACTATTGCATATACCTTTGATGAAGTTGGTGGTGATGTAGATACTTATGTGGTTAAGTTGTTTGACTCAGCTGGAACAACAGAAGTTGCATCTTCTACTCCTACAGGAACAACAACACGTACAGGAACATTTACAGGATTAACTGCATCTACTACATATAAAATTAGAGTTGTTCCATCAGCTGGTGATTTAACAAAAACTGATTGTTTGTTTGAAGATGTTACAACAGCTGCTCCTCCAGTATGTAGTATTCCTACAAATGTTGTAGCAACACTAGAACCTGAAACTTAATTAAAACATTTAAATATTTATAGATATGTCATGCGGTTGTAACGATACGGCTTTACCTTTAGCAAACTGTAACGATGGTTGTGCAGATTGCCCACCATCAAATGCTATCAATCTTCCACCTTGTGTAGGAGGAGAGCCTTGTGATGAGATATTGTTTACAGATTGTGTAAAGTTTACTGGACCAAATCTTCCAGCTTTAGGTATTGTTAATGGTGATCGTTTACTTACAGTATTAACTAAATTACATAAAGTAGTTAACAGTGTAATTGATACAGCTATTCCGTTAACTACTTATACAGCTACATCTACTACAACTACTCCTATGGTTGTAAGTTATTTAGGACTTGGTCCTGTATATACTTCTACAGCAGGAGCTACAAGTGATAGTGCTACAATTACAGTTGGTTCAACAACTGGTTTAGCTGTAGGTATGACATTAGAAGTAACAGCAGGTGTTGGAGCGTTTGCAGCAGGATCTACTGTTCTTTCTGTACCTACAACAACAACGTTTGTTGCATCAGCAGTACCAACTACAGCATTATCAGGTGGTGCTACAGTAGTTAAAGCTACAGGTTCTAATCATCAAATATTTAATATTTCTGTTACACAAGGAACTCCACAAAGTTTTAAAGCTTTTGTAGGATCTCCTGTTAAAGTATCTGGAACTGGAACTATTGTATAAACTAATTAAATTATGCCAGAAAGTAATAGAGCGGATTTCCCCTGCTCATCTTTTAAAACTTTAGTTGTTAATTATACATCAGCTAGTAATATTTTACCAGCAAGTGGATATACTGTTCAATGGAGAGTTGTAGGTAGTTTAACTTGGAAAACTGTTCCTAATAAAACTACTAATCCAATTTCAATCCCTAACGTACCAACTTGTTATAGTATTGAAGGAAGAATTTTAGCAGATTGTGGAACAGGTGAACTAACTGAATTAGAAACATTTGGAGTAACTGGTCTTAATACTAGTTGTGCAAGTTATAGATTATTAGATACTGCGGATTATAGTTATACATCTTGTACTGATCTACAACCAATAAGTATCTATAATAATTCAGGTGCTCCTCAAACAGTATGTGCTGTAGAAGGAAGCGTAACGGGTGGACAGTTTACTTACTTAAGTGCTTGTATAGAATAATATAATTAATGGCTAACCAACTAACTATAGAATTTACTGAAGCTTCTCCAGCTCCATCTGGAGGATATCTAGTTAGATATTGGGCAACTAGTACTCCGGGTACTATTTTGACAACTACTGTTACAGGTAGTCCTGCTGTAATAACCGGTCTAACAGCTACATCTTATACGGGTACTATTGAATCTGTATGTAGCTTTGGAAACTCTACAAGAGTTTCTTTTGAGGATCAAGTTTGTGAGTTAGCGTTAGTATTAAATACAACTAATCCTACTAACCAAGCTGGAACAGATGGTACAGCTACAGTTACATCAGTAACTGGCGGATCTGGAACATATACATATAGTTGGAACACTAACCCTATACAGACAACACAAACTGCTACAGGATTAAGTGCGGGAGTTACATATACTGTAACAGTTACCGATACTGTAACTACTTGTACAAAAACTGAAAGTATTGAAGTGGGTCAAACATCATTTACATTTGATGCTGACTATATGGTTGTTACTTATCAGTTTACAGATGGTAGAGATTTAGATACAAGAACAAGGATTGTATCCATAGAAGGAACTACTTATGCTGATCAATTACCTGTTGTTTCAGGACAAGTTCCTGCTGGTACATACATTGGTTTTGGTCAATATACTAGAACTCCTCAAACAGCAAGTTATATAGAAAGTGGTAACGTTTGTAATGTAGCTATTAAGCCATTAGCTATTTGGGGGTCTGATAATCTTCAACAAGGTTTTGAAGCTACTATGATTGATTTTACACTAATTCCTGCAGGTCAGAATGAAATAGTAATTGATTGTAGAGCTTTATGGTGGGGAGAAATAGGAACACAAGCTGTTAATATTGGCTTTACACTTTATAAAGGCGGTTGTATGGTTAAGCAAGGGTCATCTGGTACGCCTGCTTATAATTTTACTAATCCTACAGCTGTTGGTACATTTGCTGGAACTTCTTCAAGCAAAGTAATTACAGCTTATAAAGACGATGGTGGTTTAGCTACAGGATCTTCAGATGTAGAAGTACCAAACGTATCTGCTAATCTTTCTAGAGGACAGAGAATTGCTGTTATTACTTATAACAGAAGTACCAATATTGGAACTATAGATATTAATGATACAACCACTCCAGCTATATAATGAAACATTTAATTAATATAATTGTCAGTAATTTAGGTGCGGACTTTACTAAACAAAATTCTATAGTTCAAAATGGTCATGACTTTATTATATACAAAAAGTTTGAAGAAGACTTTTTTATTGTAATGAAGGACAATAGTGAATTAAGTGAAGTATTGATATCTAATGATGACGTAACAAACTGGATAAATAGCCATGTCTAATACATTAACCATAACGTTTGCGGAAACATCTCCTGATCCTCAAGGAGGTTATAGAGTTACTTACTGGCCTACAAGTAGTCCAGCTAGTGCTATTGTAATCACACCTAATCCGTATAGTTCTCCTGTAGTGATTACAGGTCTTAATGGTACTTCATATAGTGGTACTGTAGAAGCATCTTGTGGTGGTGGAGTTTATTCAACACCTACTAGTTTTACAGCAGTGGCCGGATCAAGTGGTGCTGCTACTTTAGCAGTTGGTATTCCATGTAGTAGTGGTTATGGTAATTATAATCTTACTGGTACAGTTGGTGATGTAGTTAGAGTAAAACTTGCAATTTCTGGCTTACTTACACCTACTAATACAGCATGGTTAAGTGCTTCTATGGGATCAACAAGTCCTGACTTTTTAGTAAGTGGAACAAGTGGATGTTTTCAACCGGGTTCTAGTGCAGGTGTAACATTAGATCTTTATAAAAATATTACTATTCCGGTTGGTGGTGTAGTAAACATTAATACGTCAATCTTTACAAATAATTCAACATCTAGTATGATTTCAGCATCATTAACTATTATGACAGTTAATGGAGGTGGTAATACTTCAACAGGTACAACTACAATTAGTGGTGTATGTGCAGGAAATTCTAGTACTGGAGGATCATGTCCAGGAGCATCATATGTAGGTGATTAAGATATAAAAAAGTCAGTGGTTTTGTTGGTTTCCACCTGACAAACAAAGCCCCTGCTATTTCTATAGTGGGGGCTAATTTTTAAAATGTTGATATTTTGTGTATAAAAAGTATTATTTATAAATAAAGTAAGCTAACTTTATACACCATATACCCAATCCAAACAACTATGACGTTAATCAATCAGGTGTATGGCTCTCTCAGATGGAAAAAAACTGATGAGTTCTGTGCTTTAAAGTTAGGTATTTCACTACAAAAATACCAAGAGATCAAGAAACAAATTTTACAAACAAAAGATCTACTACAAAATGAACTAGATATTAGTCTTGTAGATTTAGTTGGTAAAAGAATGCTAGAACTGATAGATGATGAAACCATCAAGAATCAGTACATTTCAGACCTTGAAAACCATTTGGTAGATACCATCAACCAAACTAAAGAAAAGGTCGTAGAATGGAAGGAAAACCTTGAAGAAGGTGTAGCAGAAGTAAAAGGTATAGCCTTTACTGAACCTAAGAGTCCAGAAGAGATAATTAGGATATTAAAAATAGATACAGATAAGTGGAAGCTTAGTTCCTACTGGAACAAACAACACAAAGACTATTGGCTAATCTCAGCCATGGTTACTCAGAAAGTCTTAGAACCCAAAGACTTATTACAAGAAACTTTACAGAATTTTAATCCGTCATATAAACCCGTTGCAGAGGTATTTGTTAATGACAAATTTGATAACCCAACTGTGGGGATCTTGTCTATTCAAGATCTCCACTTTGGTAAAGAAGGTAATCTATCAGTAGTAGATGACTTTAAAGAGAGCATTAAGAGTCTTGTACTAAGATCTTATTACTCTCATAAAGTAGAAAAGATCATATATGTGATAGGAGGAGACCTTCTTAACATGGATACCTTTGGTGGATTAACTACTAAGGGGACACCAGTAGACTCTGACCTTAGAGCTCAGGATGCTTATGATGAGGCTTTTGATGCCATGTTCTGGTCAGTTAATTTTATCAAGCAGTTCTGTAAAGAATTAGAAGTGGTTTACCTACCTGGTAACCATGACCGATTATCTTCTTATCATTTGGTACATGCTTTATCTAAGTGCTTTACTCAAGAGATATCTATTACGTTTGATGCTACTTATGCGGAAAGAAAGGTTGTTACTTGGGGTAATAATTTCTTTGCGTTTGAGCATGGTGATGTAACTAAGAAGATGACAGCTTTAGTGTATGCTACAGAGTTTCCACATCAGTGGGGTCAGACTGTATATCGTACATGTTATACAGGACACTTCCATACAAAGAAGATAACTGAGTTTGTGACGGATAATGAGGTACATGGTTTTACAATTAAACATCTTCCTTCTCTATCTAAATCAGATTATTGGCATTACCATAACAAGTTTACAGGCTCTAAGCGTCAAGCAGTTATGGAAATACATGACTTAACTAAAGGTAAAGTATCTGAATTTACCCATAATGTTTAAACTATAAAAGTTTAAATAGGAAACTTCATGGATTTTTCGTAAATTATTAATGTAGATCATTGTGGCAAAAGCATGTAAAAAACCGGATCTTAATGCTCCAAGATATAGACCAAAGAAACTAAACCTTACTAATATAGACTTTTACAAAAAGTTTATTGCTAGTAATCCAAAGTATGCTTCTATGGATATAGCTACATTTAAAAGTATCATCAATACTTTTAATGGGGAGATTTGGCAGAAGGTTATAGATGAGCGAGATGGTGTAGAATTACCAGAGCAACTAGGTTATATCTTTATTGGGACATGTCCACGTAAAAAGAGTAACGTAGACTTTAGCAAGAGTAAAAAGTATGGTACAGTTATTCAGCATCAAAACTGGGAATCTGACCAATATGCTGCTAAGATATTCTACACAAACTTTGAGACTAAGTATAGATTCAAGCATAACGAGATGTGGAGCTTTACTGGTATCAGAGACTTTAAAAGGACTGTTGGTCAAACATATCCTCAAGAGTGGAAGAAGTATGTGATGGTGGATAATCTTGTAAGGGTAAGCAGACTTTTTAGAAAGGAAAAGTATAAAGATTTTAAGAAACAAGAAACTCAGTATATCATTAAAAATAATGAATATGATGAGTTTAATTTAGATTAAGGCTATGGCTAAAACTACTATAGGAGATGTAATCTCTAGAATGCGTACACAGATAAAAGCTGTTAGACAAGATGCTTTCTTGACTGATAGAGCTATCTATGCATTTATTCTAAAGCATGCTAAGTGGTTGATGAAACGTGAAGATGGTAAGAACAAACTTCTTGCTTATTCCGGTGTAGTTCAAACCATGGATTTTGTAGAACTAATAGAAGTAGATAAGGTGGAGGCATGTTGCACAGGATTATCTTCTGACTGTACTATTAAACGTACAAAAGAAAAGATGCCAATCTTTATGCAAGGATATAATGGTCCACTTATTCGTTCTACTACATCTATTGATGGCTCTGAAGAACTTCAGTCTACTAATCCTAGTACATTCTTATCTCTATCTAAATCTAAAAATTTTAAGTACAATAAGTCTAAATACTATTGGTATTTAAACGACTACTTATACTTTCCTAATATTGAATGGGATGCGGTACGTATAGAAGGTATTTTTGAGGAAGACATCTCTGTATTTACATGTGCTGCTGATAGTTGTATTCAAAAGACAGATCAACCATTTAATGTACCAGATTACTTATTTGGTGAGATAGAAAATAATGTATTTAAAGATCTAATTGGAATGATGCAGATTCCATCAGATACTTCTCAAGATAAACAGAACGTACTTCGATGAAAACTGAATTACAATATAGAACCTTTGACCAACTTCTTGATGAAGTTGCAACAGACTTTGTTACCTACAGCAATGAAGGTATGATAGAGCCTGCTCAGCTTATTAAAGTAGCACAAAGAGTTAACTATGACTTAGGTCTTAGAATTCATGGAACAAAAGAAAAAGTATTAGACATAGAAAAAAAGAAGACTAAACTTCCTGATGATTTTTATGTATTAAACTATGCACATCTTTGTGGACGTTATACTGTAACTCAATCTGTAATGTCAGGTCGTGAAACAGAAAACGTTATTTTAAAACATGATCTTTGTAGAAAGTGTGGACAACCTGATCCTCAATGTAGTTGTGAAAAGACATACACTGTAGAGTGCAAAACAGGTGAGAATATCCATGTACAGGTTGTAGAAAAGCGTAAGTATGAAACACGTACTTATGATACTTTTGAACGTATGCATATTGCTACTTCTACAGGAAAGATAGATGCTCTTAATGATAATGCAAGTGGCCGTACTGGGTATATAAAAAATGGATTCATCTATACAAATGTAGATGAGGGTCAATTGTTTATTTCTTACCAAGGTGCTCTTGAAGATGATGGTGGAAACTTATTAGTACTAGATCATCCTGTGATTAATGAGTACTATGAGTATGCAATGAAACAACGTATTCTTGAAAACTTATATATTAACGGTGAAGATGTTGCACAGAAAATGCAGCTTATTGAACAACGATTAAGAGGTGCTCGTAATAATGCGTTAAGTATTGTAAACACTCCAGACTTTGCAGAGATGTATAAAGTATGGCAGATGAACCGTAAAGCTCAGTATAATAAGTATTACGATATGTTTAAGTCAACAGATGGCTTTTAATTTATGAAAGTAAGTACCACCATAAAATTACCAACGTATAGTTGTAAACTCAAAGTAGTAGTGGTGGAAAGTGTATCTGTAGAAGCAGAAAAGCTTTATAAGAAGTATAAGATTAATGATGATTTTGGAGGAGAGGCTGAAGGAGCACTAGTAATGCCGGATATAGATAACTACTATCTTTTACTAGGTGATAAGTTCTTAACTCATAATACCATTGCCCATGAACTTTATCATGCTGTAGTTAGAATAACAGAAGATAGAGATATAACAGATGAAGAGGCACAAGCTTGGTTGGTTGGTCATCTTACTGGAGAAATATATAAATTTTTGGACAAGAAGAAGTTAGTAATTAAACATGGCTGAAAATACACAGAACCCTACATCTACCACTAACCTTTTTAATAAGGGTATGGTTAAGGATTATAATGAAACCTTCGTTGGTGAGGGATTGTGGACACATGCCCGTAATGCTGTAAATAACTCACATGATGGTCAGATAGGTGTTATAGGTAATGAACCATCTAATTTACATTGTGTAACTCTTCCTTACCCTATGATTGGCTGCATACATCTAACAGATGATATGTGGGCTATCTTTACTACTGATGATGTAAACTCTGAGATTGGTATCTTTGATGAGAGCCAATGTTCTTATACAAAGAAGGTTAATTCTCCTTGTTTAAACTTTAAGCGTTCTAATCTTATTACAGGAACTAGTCGTAGACGTTATGACTGCGAGCGTCCTGTATATTGGTCTGATGGATTAAATCCGGACAGATTTATGGACTTAGAAAATCCTCCTTTTAGATATACAGAATCTATTAGTAATGGATGTGTGACTAAAATTTATTCTACAGATCTTAACTGTGAAGAGATTCGTTTAACATCCCTTATCACTCATCCTTGTATTATTCTAGAGAAAGGTAAAGCTAGTGGTACTCTTCCAAATGGATCATACCAAATAGCTATTGCTTATACTATTAATAAAGTTAAGGTATCTGATTACCTTGGTTTATCAGAAGTACAATCATTATTTAGCCATCAAAATCTCAGTTCTTCTTTAGAAGTAAAGATTACTACTATAGATAAAGACTTTGAAGAGTTTGAGTTAGTTATGTTAGCTCAAATCAATGGTCAAACTATTGCACGTAGAGTTGGTTACTATTCTACTAATCAAGGAACTATTTATATAGATACTCTAAGTAATGATTTTGAGACTATACCTATTTCTCAGATTGTTGTTAGAACTGAACCTATTGAAAAATCTGATGCTATTTACACTGTAAACAATTACATGTTACGTGTAGGTACATACAGTAAGACTAAGTTTAACTATCAACCACAAGCCAATAGTATTCAAGCTAGATGGGTTGCTGTTGAATATCCTGCAAACTATTATGTAAAAGGTGGTAACAACACTGGATACATGAGAGATGAACAATATGCATTCTTTATTAGATGGGTGTATAATACAGGAGAACGCTCTGAGTCATATCATATTCCTGGTAGAGCACCTATTTCAACAGATACGGTATTAGCTAACGGAACAGATGCATATGAAACTCAAGATGGTGTTCAGTTAGAAAAATGGCAAGTAAGTAATACAGCTACTGTAGAGACAACTACTTCTTCTGTTTTAGCAGACGGAGGACGTGTTGTAGCTAAAGGTAAGATGGGATATTGGGAATCTACAGAATTGTATCCTTCTAACAGAGTGGATATATGGGGTAACCTTTGTGGTCAGCCTATTAGACATCATAAGTTTCCTGATGTTACAATTACCGGTGGTGATGTAGTTAATCACTTTACTAATGATGGTAATAATATTATTATTCTAGGTGTAGAGTTTCATAATATTACTAAACCTGTTGATGTTAATGGAAATGTTATTACATCAATTGTAGGATATGAAGTATTACGTGGATCAAGAGAAGGACATAAGACGGTTGTAAGTAAAGGATTGATTAATAACATGAGAGAATACTCTGTTCCTAATCAAACTAATGTTACAGGCTTATATCAAAACTATCCATTTAATGACTTAAGAGAAGATGGTTACATGACTTCTCAAGAACAATTAGGTGATAATGGTAGTCCTGATCCTAAATCAAGTAAGTTGTCTGGCTATAAGAAAGATGTATTATCTTTTCATGGTCCCGATGTAACATTTAGCAGTCCTTACCTAAGTAGTAGTGAAGTAAAGTTGTATCAAGAGATTTATGGTGAAGCTAATGGTAGATTTGAAACTCCATATAAACATCCTAAGTTTAAACTTCCAACAAACTTTACTGATATTTTAACAAATGTTTTATCAGCTATTGCTACAATTGCAAAACTTGTAGGAGCATTAGCTGGAGCAGATGCTAAAGTAGAATTTCAAGGAACAGATGATATTCCATTAACACAAAGCCTACTTGCTCCACATAGAGCTGAAATGATTGCTGGTAGTTTCTTTGGTACAAGTAATGGTTTTATTAATAACTTTGGTGTTCCTGGTCTTGGCGGTATTGGTGCATCAAAGAGACAAGCTGCTAACACTGCTATTACAGTAGCTAATGCTGTTGTATTAGGAGCTATGGCTACTATACAAATAGATATTACTTCTGAGCAATTCATGAAGTTGATTTTAGCTATTATTCCTTATAAGCAATATGCTGCACAATATGTAGCTCATGGTTATTATAATAAGTCTAGAACAACATTAGAAGGAAATAGAAGAAGAAGAATTGTTGAGTCTAGTTATGTAAACTCTGATATTCAGTCATTTACAGCTAGCTCACAAAACTACATGGTTAATAACTTTAATCGTGGTAAGTTTGTAATACTTAAGACAAACGCTGAAGTAAACAATCCTACTACTGTAGATAATAGTAGATTCTTGATTAGTGAAAGAGATGGTTCATTATATTCTACTTACCAAAGTACTGTATCTGGACATTATGGTGCATTGAAGATATCTTTACCATCACAGTATGGTCAACTAGATAGCTTAAAGCAAATACCTATTTCTTTCTGTGTAGAAGATGTAACTACATCTAATACTGGCAAGATTACATCTAATGTATATTTTGGTGGTGATATTTATATCAACAGATTTACAGAAAAGAACAGTATGTTGTTCTTTAATACTTGGTTATACGGAGAACCTAATGGTGCAGAGTTAGATTACTCTATGTACTTTAGTATGCCTTATCCTAGATTCTGGATTAATAATACTAACTTATCTGGAGGTTTATTTAAACTAGCTAGTGGATTTAGAGTATTAGATCATAGAAAATCTAGTACATTTCATATAAGCAGAGGATACTTTTATTTATTTAACTCTGGCGTGCGTGACTTCTTTGTAGAATCTGAAGTAAATATAGCATATAGAGATTGGGAAGATCGTCCAGAGAAACGCCATTATGATAGTAATGGATTAACTGATTTAAGTAGTTTATTTAGATCAGATATAATTAAAGAACCTAACTACTATAAATATGATTACTCATTAAGCGTATCTAAGTTATTTAACTCACAGATTACTTGGGGTAATATGCTTGATAGAGATTTTGATCCTAAGAAAGCAGAAACTTGTTATAGTTATTATGTTAATAGAGTTATTTATTCTCTTCCACAACAAGATGAAAGTAAGAAAGATAACTGGAGAGTTTATCTAGCTAACAACTATAAGACATTTGGTAGTCGTGTTACATCAATTAAGTCTGTTAATAAAACAGGTGCTTTATTCATGATGGCTTATCAGAGCCCTATGCAGTTTATGGGTGTAGAAGAACTTAAGCTAGATGGTACTGGTGCTAAGATTACTATTGGAGATGGAGCTTTATTTAGTGGTCCACAACAGCTTCAAGCATTAGTAAATGCTGATGAGTCATTTGAATATGGATCATGTCAAAGTAAGTATGCTACATTAGGATGTACCCATGGTGTATTCTGGGTAAGTCAAAACCAAGGAAAGATATTCCAATATGCTGGACAGCTTAAAGAAATATCTAGAGATGGTATGAAATGGTGGTTTGCTAAATACCTACCTTCTGAATTACTTGCTAAGTATCCTAATTATCCATTATACGATAATCCTGTAAAAGGTGTAGGGGTACAAATGACTTATGATAATACCAATGAGATAATCTATATCACTAAGAAGGACTATAAGCCTTTGCTTAATGATATGGCTCATGATGCTGATGGTAAGTTTTATAGAACAATAGCTGGTCTTAAAACATATTATGACTTTGATAATCCGTTAGCATTTGAAAATGCATCATGGACTATTAGTTATGATCCAAAGAGTCAGACATGGTTATCATTCCATGACTGGAATCCAACGTTTGTAATTCCAGGAAAGGCTCATTTCATGACTGTAGATACTAACTCTATATGGAAGCATAATGTACGTTGTGATTCTTATGCAAACTTCTATGGTAAAGATTATCCATTTGAAGTGGAGTTTATCTCAGCTACAGGTCAGCAGGTTAATTCAGTAAGAAATATTGAATATTTACTTGAAGTGTATAAGACACATAACAACTGTGCAGATAAGTTCCATGTATTAGATCAAAACTTTGATCAAGCTATTATTTCTAACTCTGAACAAGTGTCTGGTTTACTTGAGTTAAGCGTTAAACCTAAAAACAACCCTGTTGCAGCTTTATCTTATCCTCAGATTCAACCTAACTCTATAAAGATATTATTCTCTAAAGAAGAAAATAAATATAGATTCAATCAGTTTTGGGATATAACAAAGGATCGTGGTGAGTTTAACACTCTTACTAACCAGTCTATGTTTGTTACAAAAGCTAATGGTTATCAGTATGAGATTAATCCTCAATATGTTGACTATGGTAAAGCAGCTTTAGAGCGTAAGAAGTTTAGACATCATGTAAATAAAGTATGGTTGAGAAAATCAAAGAGTGGTGATCTAAAAATGTTATTTAAGATTTCTAATCAAAAGTTAATACAGTCACATAGGTAATGAATAAGCTATTACAACATATGATTGGTGCAGGTAATGTATCAGATAAGTTTCTTCCTCATCTAGCTAAAGCTCAGAAGGGTTTTACTGCATTACCTACTTTTCAAAAAGCTGGACAGGTTCAAACTAAAAAACCTGTTATAGATCCTAGAGTATTTCCTCAAGAAACATTAGCCAATAGACAAAAAGTATATAGGACTGTACGACCAACTGACTATACTGATCTAAAGAATTATATTAGATATGTCTTTAATAATGATAGAGATGAGTATGATGATGCTCGTAGTGAAGAAGCTTTTAAAATGTATTTAGGTTTACAATCTAAGCCAGAATACTTTAGACCTTCTAAGTATAAACCTACAATAAACGCTGATCCTAATGGTTTTTACTATAGTGCAGATCAACAGTTAGAGCAAGATATATTTGATAGTTTTAAAGATAAAGTAAAGCCTGGTCAAATAATACCTACTGATGAATATTTTGTAAATAGTTATTTTCCTGGTAACCCAAATGCATTTTGGGAAGGAGATAAGCAGATGGTTAAATTTGGACCTAATGATGAAAATCCATTAGTTGGTAGACCTATGGTTAGTCGTGCAAGAGCTTTAGGTAAGTTTGTAGTTAGTAGAGGTTCTGATAAACAAGGTGATTATTTATCTTACTCTGATCAGTATGATTTTCCTGAAAAGCTTCAGAATCAAATGCAAGGTGTTCCGTATAAAATCTATGGTAGAGTTTACTATCCAAAAGATAAAAAAGCTTATGGTGGTTTCTTTAAACAAAAAGGTGGACAAACAGTAACTAATCCATTCTGGGAAGGATCATATGATTTTAAACCTATTAATCAAGGTACAGTTGATGAGATAAAGTCTGAAATGGCTGGGTATATTCAGTCACCTTTGTATGCACAAAGACAGGCTATGCATCCAGAAAGATATATAGGTAATAATCTTAGCTATTATGAAAACCCTAAAGTATTTCAAAAATCTACAGCTTCTGCTAAAAGATCATATAGATTAATGGATCTTTATAATCAACCTGCTCAGATTAAGAATATTGGAAAGTTTAAGGATTATTATGATCCTAAAAAAAGAAAAACTGTATTAAATAGTTCTAATTTAGAAAGTGTTGTTGCTCATGAGCTTGGTCACTCTTTGTTTAAAGGTGAAACTTTAAGTACACTTTTAGATTCAGACTATGATAATAGTAAGTATTGGGATAACTTAGCGGCTGGTAATAATACTAAATTTGGTACTTCTTTAAATGAGGCAGAAGTTGATAAGTTTATGAACTTTGCTTATACTATACCTAATCAAGACGAGCATTATGATAATAGAGGTTATGGGGTTTTTGCTAATGAGTCTTATGCTGACTTAACAGGTATTAGACATTTGTTATACAAGAATGGTCTTACTAAGAAGTTTGGTGATAACATTAATAGAACTATTTATGAAAAAGCTTTAAAGAATAAGCAGATTCAGAATGACCCTGTATTTAAAAGAATGCAGCAGAAGTATAGTCCTGGTAAAATCATTCTTCTAAACAACACTATTGCACAAAACACTGATGCTAAATCAGATGCAGACATGGCTCAATATGGTGGACCTATTTTAGATCCTCGTGGTCAATGGGCTCACCCTGGCAAAGTAACTCGTATACCTGGATCTAATATTACTATGCAAGGTGTTAACTATCCTGTATATGGTGTAGGTTCTAATGGTCAAGAGCAGATGATGCAGCCTGGACAAGAATATAACTTTGGTGGTGCATCTTATGTAGATGAATATCCTATGATGCAAGGTGGTGGGACAGCGTATGTTGATTCTGTGTTAAACGCTAATAAGAATCTTAATTGGGTAAAGAGATTATATCCAAAGAATACACCTTCTATGCAGATACCTGGACAACGTGGTAGATCTACTCACTTTATGGAAAGTGGAGATGGACGTGTATATCCAACAGTAGTACAGATGCCTGATGGTAGTTTAAAATATTTAGGTAAAGATGCATTTGATTATGCTGACTCTACTAAAAGCTATATAAAGTTTCCTACTGATTCTGCAGCAACTTGGTTTAGTCAGAATTACAAACAAGGAACTGGTGTATTACCAAAAAATGCATCAGGTGGTCAACATGGTGGATTAGATAGATGGTTTGCAGAAAAGTGGGTTGATGTAAAGACAGGTAAAGCATGTGGTAGACAAGAAGGAGAAAGTCGTAAAGGTTATCCAGCATGTCGCCCTTCTAAAAGAGTAAACTCTCAGACACCTAAGACATCATCTGAAATGAGTCCAGCAGAAAAAGCTAAATTTAAAGCTAGTAAAACTAGCAGTCAACGTATAGATTATAATCATAAAAGAAATAAATAGTATTTAAAATGGCAAACAAACCTAATAACCCTGCCTTGTGGTCTAGAGCTAAGTCTATGGCCAAATCTAAATTTGATGTATACCCTAGTGCTTATGCTAACGGCTGGGCTGCTAAATGGTATAAGTCTAAAGGTGGTACTTGGCGTAAAGCTGAATACGGTATGGAAGTAATGGGTGATGGTGGTACACCAGATAACCCAGGCTTTAAGGCATTACCTCCTGCTGTACAACAAAAGATTATGGATAATATGGCTGAAGGTGGAGAAAAGATGCCACCAGAGATTGCTCGTGCACGTTTTGCTGCAGCTGGTAATCTTGATAAGATGGGTGATTATGGTTATGCCTATGGAGGATATATTCCAGAAATGATGTATGGTGGATTTGATTATATGGAAGAAGGTGGAGAACCTAATGGTGGTATGGCTTTAGGTCAAATGACTGCTGTTGCAGATAAGATGAGTAAGCTACGTCAGTTTGTTTCTCCTGAACAAAACTTAGATCCATGGATTGCTTCTAAGCTTGCTGTAATTGATGATAGTGTAAATAGCATTTCTGATTATATGATGTATAATCCTGAAGCTCAAGGAGAAGGTGGAGAAGAAATGGGGGAGCAGTATGAGCAAGAGGATGAAGAAGAAATGATGGCTAATGGCGGATACGTTGTTACAAGAAGTAATGATCGTAAAGGTAAAACACATAAAGTAACTGGTCCTGATGGAACTGTTAAATACTTTGGTGATTCTAAGTTAGGTCAGCATCCTAAAGATCCAGAACGTAAAGCAGCTTTCTATGCTCGTCATAAAAAGAATTTAGAGAATAATCCTTTCTTTAGAGCGTTTGCTAGAAAGACATGGAAAGAAGGTGGATCTACTTTTAGTGGTAATGCATTCTATCAAGCAGGTGGTTTTATTCCAGAATATGATATGTCATTCCCAGCAGACTATGCAGTAGAGATGATGGAACAAGGTGGTATTCATTTAGACCCATCTAAGAAAGGAACATTTAAAGCACAAGCTACTCGTATGGGCATGGGAGTACAAGAAGCTGCTTCAGCAATACTTAACGCACCAGAAGGAAAGTATAGCCCTGCTATGAGAAAAAAAGCTAACTTTGCTAAGAACTTTGCTAAGCAAATGGGTGGTCCAGTAGAAGGTGAAATATTAGATGTATCTCCAGAACAACTTGAAGTTCTTCGTCAACAAGGTTATCAGTTTGAAATAATGTAATTATGAAAATACGTATTGTAAAAAAAGGACTACCTAAAGCTCAGTATTTAAATAGTCAAATATTAAATCAGTCTCAACCAAACTATGCATGGACAATGCCTGGTCAGACTGCTATGCCACCATTACCTAAAGTTACTACTATCAATCCTGATGGATCTAAAACTACAGTTGGTGATTTTGGTGAGCCTACTACACAGTTTGCAGTAGATAATAGTAAAGGAACACCAGTTACTGATAGTCCTGATATTGTAAATCCTAATAAAAGAAAACCTTTATTTAGTGAAGACACTGTAAACACTGCTAATGACATATCTAACTGGTCTGATGCTTTGTTAATGACAGGAGCTGCTGTAGATTACTTTGGTCAGAACAAAAAGCTTAAAGACTATGAAAGAGCGTTTAGACAAAACCAGTTTGATAATCAAGTAGTTAATCCTATGTTTAGAGGTAACGCTGAAATTAACACTGGTAGATTCCGTGAGAATGTAACACGTAAACCTAATGAAGGTATGTTTCAAATGGGTGGAGAAGAGAACTTTGCTAATACAAGTAATATGATAAAGATTAGAATAACTGGTAAACCAGAAAACTTAGAGTTTAAATACGGTGGTCAATCTGGATATGGATTAGATCTTGGTCAACGTAGAGTACAGACTGACATGCCTGAATCAAGAGCAGACTCTGTAAGTAATAGTATTACTGAAGTACCACGTTATGCTGCTAATATAGAAGCAGAAGGCGGGGAAACCGTATATGGTGATATAGATGGAGATGGTGGTTTAGAACATATGAATATTAACGGTAAGCGTCACTCTCAAGGCGGTGTGCCTCTTAATGTTCCTGAAGGTAGTTTTATTTTCTCAGATACTAAGAAAATGAAAATTAAAGATCCATCTATTCTAACCATGTTTGGCAAGTCTCCTAAAGCTGGTGGATATACTCCTGCAGAGATTGCTAAGAAGTATGATATTAATAAATACAAAGCTATTGTAGAAGATCCTGAAGCAGATGAAATATCAAAAGCTACAGCTCAGTTGATGCTTACTAACTATCGCAAGAAGTTATCAGCTTTAGCTCTTGTACAAGAAGAGATGAAAGGTTTTCCTCAAGGAATTCCAGCTGTTGTAGAAGGAGCAAAAGATCAAATGCCAATAGCTGCATATGGTGGTTATATTCCTGAATATCAATTAGCTGGTCAAGTAGTAGATCCACTAAATCCTTATCAGATTTTTCCTCAAGCTGCTCAACTTGCTCAACAACAAGCATTGTTACAAGATTTAGATAGACGTCAAGCTGCTTCTAAACCTACACGTGTTCCTGATGCTTCTGAAGTCATTGATCAAACATTATCTCCTAAATCATTAGCTGATGTTAATGATCCAGAGTTTGCTAAGTATAAACAACTATTAGAGAAGTATGATACTAAGCTTGTGAAAGGTTCATATAATATTAACTCTATGTCAGCAGCTGATGCTAAGGAATTTGCTCGTTTATCAGGTAAGTTTGGCTTTAGCAGAAAAGATCCAAAGGGTGGCAAAATGTATAATGTTATTCAAAGCTCAACACCTGGTTTAACTTTTAAAGGAAGTAAAGGTAAGAAAGCTGGATTCTTTGGTGGATATAGTCCTGATATGTATGAGCGTAGATTAGTAGAAGATACATTAGGAGAAGAGGCTGTAAAGAATATGAGTGAATTAGATATTCGTAAAGCATACTTTAAAGAACTTGGTATAGATGTATCTAACTTAAGTGATGATCAATTAAAGAACAAGAAGAGTCTTTATGCTAATAAGAACTTTTTTGAAAAACAGTTCTATCCAAAATTTGCTCAAAAGTTTGTAGGTGATCAATACCGTACTCAGTTAGGTGATGATATGATGATTGGTGCTGAGCACTATGATAGCTATCGCACTAAGCCTAAGATGGTTCCTGGTAAATCTCCTATTGGTTATAAGTGTACAGGTATTGATGATGCTGGTAATCCTATGATTATTGAGTCATCTTACATGGATGCTGAAGCTATGGCTGCTGATGGAGCTGTAGGATCAAGACAAGCTGCAGCTATGCAGTGTGCTGGTAGTATTACACCTAATCAGATTACTCCTGGTAAAACTACTCCTAGCAAAGCTGGATTCTTAACACCTGATAAACTAGCATTGTTAACAGCTGGATTAAATCCTCCTCAAGCTTATTTACCTTCTGTGGCAGAATTACCATACAGACAAGGTGATTTAGCTTTAGAAGATTGGTTATCTAAAGCTCAACAAAGACAGCAAACGTATAACATAGCAGCTAACACACTAGGTCAATATCAGCCTGGTACAGCTATGGCTTCTAATCTTTCTTTCTTAGCAGGACAAACTGGTGAAGGAGTAGCTCAAGACATTGCTCAAACAGACTCTCGTAATGTAGATAGAGCTAATCAGTTTATGGCTCAAGAGTTACAACGTAAGACAGCTAATGACGCATACAATGCTGCAGCAAGAGATAAGCGTTGGGAAGGTTTTGTAACAACTAAACAAAACTTAGATAATGCTCGTAGAAAATACTTAACTGGTATTACACAAGCAGCTAATAATGCATTTGCTAATAGAATGTATTTAGATATGGTTAATAAAGTTAATCCTATCTATAACGTTGATCCTAGAACTGGACTATCTTTCTTTAAAGAAGGATATGATGCTAGCAAGCTTGGAGCTCCAGGTTTTGCAACAGCATCTTCTAACATTGGACCAATGGCTCAGTTTCCTTCATTAAAAAATCAGTATCTTCGTTTAGGAATGACTGAAGCTAATGCAGAAAAAGAAGCTCTTGCACAACTAAGAGGTGGAAGAACTACTTATTCTGATACAGATAATGACGGTATTCCTAACACTACTAGAACTACAATGGCTCAACAAATGCCAGGTATGTATAGAAATGCTTTTGGTTTTAACATAGGTGGAGTAGTTGGACCTTGGAGATAATCTTAATAATAATTGTAAACCTTAAAAGTTTAGTTCTAAACTTTAAAGATTTTTTTGTATATTTATAATGTAGTATATGGCAACCTACTTACCTAACGTAACTGACGTAATACCAGAGCCGGCTCTGTTTACACCCAACTTCTCCTTTTTAGATACAATGCTAAGAAGGAGACAGGGACTATATGAGCAAGGTTTTGCTCAAGTAAATAGTGCCTATGGTTTTGTAAACAGAGGCGTGACTAATCCTTATAGTGTTCAGGTTAGAGATACTTTTCTTAAACAAGCTCAAGAGAATCTTAAAAACTTATCTTCTTTAGATTTATCACAACAGCAGAATGTTAAAACAGCTGCTAGTGTGTTTGAACCTTTTGTAAAGAACCGTAGTGTTCTTGGTGATATGGCATTAACTGCACACTGGGATTCACAAGAAGGTATTGCAGAATCATTTAGATTAAAAGATGGTGGCAAAGAGTACAATGATGATAACATCAACTATGTACGTATGCAGAGACAAGCTTTTGCTAAAGATGATATCTCTACTGTAAATGACTACTATGCTAATAGAAGATCTTTTACTCCATACTATGATTGGAATAAAGAAGTTCAAGATAAGATGAAGGACTTCAAACCTAGTTCTACTAAGGTTGAAAAAGTTAATGGTATGTACATGGTTACTACCAAAGATGCTTCTTATACAAAAGAAGAGATTAATAAATACTTAAGTGCTACTCTTTCTGATAAGGCTAAACAACAGATGCGTATTGAAGCAGCTGTAAGATATCCTGATCTTAACTCTGTAGCTGGTTTATACATTAACCAAGCTGGAGAAGATTTACCTTTAATTGATAGTAGACTTGATCAAGTTAATGCTGCCTTAAAAGGGGAGAAAGATGAAACTAAGCGTCAAGCTTTACAACAAGAAAGAGATTTTTATACAGAAAGAGCTAAAGAAATACGTGGTAATATTCAGAGTATTCAACAAGGAGATGTTTCATTTCTTAAAAAGAATGCTCAGAAGTTAGCTGAAAATATTTATATTGGTCAAACTGTTGGTCGTTTAGCTAATGGTTTCTCACATACAGATGTAGAACAAACAATTGGTTTTAACCAAGTGGCTATGATGTATGCTCGTATGGCTTTTGATGCTGCAGAAAATGAGAAGACTAGAAAAGCAGCTAAGGAAGAACTTCCTTTACTTCCTGTTAGACAAGGAGAACAAGAAGTTAAAACTACATATGCTAGTTTAGATTCTAAAGTAAAAACTGCAGAGCAAACAAAAAAGTCTACGTTCTTAGAACTTAAAGATTATATTGTTGCTACAGATAGAAGTCAAAAATATGCTGGTAAGAATGGAGCTAGTTTAACGCAAGATGATGTAGATGCTTGGATAAATAGTCATCCTGATCATCCTAAAGCTCTTACATTTGTTAATGCATCTAGAGCAGTAGAAGCAGCTAAGCAGTGGAAAGACAACTGGAATAAAGATGCTGAAAGATTTGCTCAACAAGAGATGGGTAGTGAGTATGATCTTTTACAACAGTATCGTCAACAAAAACAAAAGGTAGTTTCTACTGGTGGTACTAAAGTTGACTGGGACCCAATTAAGAAGACATATGTTAAAACAATGCCTTCATTAACTCCTGGCGGACAACCTATTAAAATGGATGTTGGTAAAAACTACTATGAATCTTCTCCTACTGGAGGTTCTCGTGCTACCAATGACTTAAGAGTATTAAACTATACTTCTGGTATTGTAGCTGGTAAACAATTAGGTATTAATGGTGAGGCGTTAGAAAAGAAGTATACTGAATTAAAAAATAAATTTAATAGTGAGCGTAATACAGTTACTTCAGTAACTAAACAAGGCTTTACATTAAGTACTGGAGATGCTAGATTTAAAACTACAAAAGGTTATCTTGAAGCTCTTACAGGTTTAGAAGGTAAAGTATCTGGTATTTCTTGGTTTCCTTCTGCTAATGGATATGAAATTGAGTTTAAACTTGATGATGCTAATGCTACTAATCCAGTAGATAGAAAAGCTGTAGTTGAATCACTATCAGCTAGATTAGGTACTCAAGATGTTAAATATAATGAAAAAACTGATATGTTTACAGTAGGTAAAATTGCACCAACTATTGCTTCTAAGTTAGATCCATTTGCTAATATCAATCCTTTACATAGAGATATATTGGCCGGTCTTGAGGTATATAATGGAACTCCAGGATCTCATAGAACAAGTGTAGATTTTAATATTTCTGGTAAAGCAGGTATGCCTACTTTCTTTATTAAAAAATTATATGGTAATACTCCTGAAAGCCATAGTTACATTTTACATGTAAATGGTAAGCCTATTGATTATCCTTATGGATCAACTTTAGAGGCTTATTCTCGTGCTTCCGTATTAGCTAATAATCCAGATGCATTAAGTATTATATCAAACGCAAAATAATAACCCTGTACTTTTATGGCTGAAAATCTTTTTGAGCAAGACTACTCATCTAATCTTTCTGAGAATATAATTGAAAACGTGCCTAGTACAGAAGAAATGCCAGAAGCTGACATTCCTGTAGAGGCACTTAGTCCTATTGATCAACCTGAACAACAAGTTCTTACTGATCAAGAACCTAGAAAAAATAAATATAAGTCTTATGATGAAGCTCTTAATGCTATAAATGTAGAGGCTAATAGATCATTTCCTCTTGCTAAAGAATCTTGGGTAGACCCAAAAGTTGTACCATCTGAAGTTGCTAAAAAATATAGAGGTGAAAAGTATGGTTATATTTATGGTATAGATAATGATGACTTTTATGGTCAACAAGAAGGAGGATTTGAAACATTTGGTAAAGGTGTAGGTAGACTTGGTCTTGGTATTCTTACTAAAACTGGAGAAGGTATTGGTTACATCGGTGGTCTTTTAGACTCAGATAACTGGGATGCAGATATTATTACTAAAGCTTCAGATAATGGCTTTTCAGAAATATTTAGAAGTATTGATGATAAAGCTAAAAATGATTGGTTACCAACATATCAAGAAGCTGCAGACAGAGATAAAGGTTTTTGGTCAAGAGCATTTACAGATGGTGATTTCTGGATGACAGATGCTGTAGATGGTTTAGCATTTCTTGCATCAGCATGGATTCCTGGTCTTGCATTAAGTAAGTTACAGTTAGGAGCAAATCTTGCTAGACTAGCTTCAGGTATGCGTGTAGGTGTTGGAGCTGCAGAAGCTGCTATTGAAGGAGCTGGTGCTGCTGTAAACTATACAAAGAGTGCAGCAAATGCGTTTAGTAAATTAGATAAGTTTAATGCTTGGGCTTTAGCTACTTCTTCAGAGTCCATGTATGAAGCTAAAGCTGTTAAAGATAAAGTGATGGAATCTTTATCTTATGACGAGTTTGGTAGAACAAGATATAAAGAAGACGGTACTCCTTATACAGAAGAAGAGAAGAAGCGTATATCAGGGGCTGCTGCTCAAAATACTTTCTTAATGAACGCAGCTTTATTAGCTGCAACCAATGCTATTGAACTTAAATGGTTAGGTCAAGCATTTGGTAAAGCTCCTGGTGTAGCTGGTGCCGTAACAGGTGCTGCTCAGTTTGGAGAAAGCATGGGAGTAAGAACTGCTACGTCAGGTATTGAGCGTTTCCTTAACTCTAAGAAAGGTGCATTTATAAGTGGTATTGGTCAAGGTGTTCTTGCAGAAGGATACGTAGAAGAAAACGGTCAGTTAGCTATTCAAAGAATTAATGAAGCATACGGAACAAGTGGACGTATGGCTGACTTATCTAACACCAGTGAAGTATTTAAACAATACTTTAAACAAACTGGAGATGCTTTAATGGGTAAAGATACAGAAGCATCTATCAGTATTGGTATAGGTGGTATCTTAGGAGGTATTGGTGCAGGTGTTGGTGGAGTAAGACAGTTTGGTCGTGATCAAGCTGCAACTCAAGCTGCAGTTGAAATGTACAATGCTGCTCAAGAGAACTGGCTTAAGTTTGGTAACATCTACAAAACTAAGATAGTAGATGGTACTGACGCTGAAGGTAATCCTGTAAAATTAGAAAAAGTAGTTTATGATGAGAATAACCAACCAGTTCTTGATGAAAAAAGAATTGCTGCAGTTACATCATCATTTAGAGCTGTTAACTCTGCATTAGAAGAATCTACTAAAGTAGATGATAAGTTTAAGAAAGATGCTTTAAGAGATACGGCATTTGCACAGTTTGTTGTAGCTCATATTAATGCTGGCGTAGAAGGTACTATTGATCAGAAGTTAGATGCTGTTAGAAAATCTGATCCAGAACAAATTGCTAAGTTAGGCTTTGTATTAGGTGAAGATATTGATACTCAGATCAATAGATATAAAGGACTAGTCGCTTCTATTGTTAAACAGAACAAGTTAATGAATGCTGATATCATGTATGATGGTACTCAGGATGATGTAGCTCGTAAAAATAAGATGGTTAACATGGCAGCTGAACAAGCAGCTTATAAGACTATTCTAAATGACCTATTAACAGAAGTAACTGAAGTTAAGAATGATTTACTATCTACTGAGAACTCATCGTTATCAGATGGTATTGTAGATCAACTTAATGAATATCAGTACAGAATTAAATCTCAAGAAGAAGTTATTGCAGCTATGCAGAAGAAAGGGTTTGTAACAAACCTTGAAACTGTAGCTCAAGAAGTTCTTGATGGTTTAAAGAAAAGCTTTGATAAGCTTCAAAAGGATAATGAGACCACTGTTGCTGCTCTTGAAAAAGATGATAACGGTTTCTATAAATATGAGAAAGAAGATCGTAACCAACCAGGTATCTCTGATACTTTAAACAAGAAGATCAAACTTAAAGGTGAGTTACAAAACCATATTAAGAGTATTGGTTTAGAGTGGGCTAAGTATGCAGATACTATTAATGGTAAGCAAAACTTTCTACAGTCATTATCAGATGAGATGTTATCTGTAGTAGATGCTCAACTTAAAGAACAAGCATCTAAACCTCAACCTCCAGCTCCTATTGTACCCACACAATCAAAGCTTTCTGTTACTTATAAAACAGATGATGATGTAGAGAATACTACAGAGTTTGTAACTGGTGATATTTATAACATTACAGATACTGATAGCGGTGAGGTTACTAAGCTAGAAGTTATGGCTGTTAATGAAGAAGATAGTAGCGTTACTATTAAGATTAACGATGGTGACCCTGCTGTAATTGATGCAGAAGAGCTAGCTGCTACTTTAGATAAAGAAGGCTGGACAAAACAAGCTGTAAAGAAGACTCGTAAAAAAGCTGTTAAGAAAGATGTAGATGAAGATGGTCAAGAAGAAACAGAAGAGTTAGAAGATAATGAAACAGTTACAACATTTAGTAAAACTAACAAGCTTCCTAAGTTTGAAGAAGTAGGTTTTAATAAAACATTTGGTCGTCAATACTTAGACGAAGAAGATACTGTTCCTAATGAAGAGAATGGTACTGATAGATTCTTTAAGTTTACTGCTAAGTTTAACTTAGCTAGAAGAGGTTATGCTCTTCAAGTAATCACTGCAGAGAATGATACATTTGGTATTCGTGATACTGAGTTTAACACTAATGATATTAAAGTTGTAGTTGTTAAGAAACAACCTCAAGCAGATGGTAGTGTTAAGTATGCATATGTAAATGTTGACAATGAGCTTATCCCTGAAGGAGAGCAGACTAAAGATAATATTATTTACCGTTCACTAGCTGGTATTGATAGCTGGACAGTTGAGCGTGTAAGAAGAGAATACACTGTAGATTCTGAAACTACAGATGAAGAGATCCAAGAAGCTATTGATGCTGAGAAAGCTTATCAAAAAACTTTATTGGATAACACTAAAGATGGTGGTAACGTATACTTAGATGTAGTTACTGCTATGCCTGGTATTCAAAGAATTGAGTATACGTCTGCAGTGGGAGAAGACGGTAAACGTCAACTATCTAAAGCAGAAGTAGAAGGTCGTGTTATTACTAACAATCCAGACTTTACTGATTTAAGAAGTGTAAGCAATCCAGATGTAAATATTGGTCTGAGAGTTTCTACTGGTCGTGGTGTTGTAATGGCGGGTGTTCAAGCAGGTCGTGTGGTTATGCAAGAATACACCATGGAGAATGGTAAGAAGATCTATGGAGATAAAGTAATTCGTGTATTCAACCGTGACTTAACAGATATTGAGAAGGATAATCTTATCAAAGCATTTGTAAGACTATCTGAACTATATGTACAGAAGTATGGATATAATGCT